AGTTTATTTTAAAAATAAAAAAGAGATGATGAAGGCCTTCAAAGAAAAGAAAGCTAAGCCAATACATGAAGATGTATCACCAAAGGGTTGGAATATGTCTAAAAAGTTTATTACAATTCTTGGCAGAGAAGTAAAAAATCTACAGAAATATCACAGACAACAAAATGAAGAGGATTTTCTTGAGGTTGCGAATTATATGGAATTGCAACTAAAGTATATGAAAAAGAATTTAAATGAATCCATTAAAGAAGAAAAAGAATCCATAAATGAAGAATTAAAAAGAGGATTTATGGTACATTCTGATCCTGATGCTACAGAAAGAGATTGGAAATTACAGTTTAAAGAATTATCTAAAGGACATCCACATCCAATTGACTATGGTCCAAGAGAGTCCGATATGTATGATTGGAATGATAGAAATAATTATAACGATGCAATAAAAGAATACAATAAGTATATGACTAAAATTTCTATTAAATTAAACGCTGCTGTTAAAGATATGAACAACATTTGGAAAACTTGGACAAAGATACGAGATAAGTATCGTAAAAAAGATAGAAGTTGATGATTAGTTTAAAGTCATTAGTAAAGTATGTGAGAGAAGCTAAAATCACACCACCGAAAAGGGGTAAGGAAACACCTTTAGATGCTAAGGTTCAGATTCCTGGTTTTGGTGTAATGACTAGAAAACAAATGCAAGGGAGTATCAAAAGATATATTGCTGAAGTCTCAAAATATATGAAGAAAGGTGATCCAGAATCAGCCTATAATGCTTTATATAAAAGAGGTGTATTAAAGGGATTCTTAGAAACCGAAATAAAACATAGCGGAAAATGATTAATTTAGTAGATTTACTTAAAGACCAAATGGGTCATATCTCTAAACATAATCCTGCTAGAGCATTTAAGGGGGTGAATGAAGCACCTTCAACTTTTAGTTCAGATGAGGCAAGAATTATTTTAGATAAAGATATCAAAAAGATGTCAAATATTTTAGGTAAAGCTTCACATCAAATTATTAAAATTATGATGGATGGTGTAAAAGGTGGTAGATATGATGCATTGGATATCCAAAGGGCAATAGAATTTGGATATCAAAATAGAACACATGAGGGTGAAAGACCATTTATGAAAATGCTATGGAATAAAGTTCGTGATGGGTTTAGAAGGTATTCTAAGAAAGGAAAGCTTAGAAGGTAATATTTATATTTAGGAAGAATTATGAAAAAATCGACATACAAACACTATATGACTGAATCTTTTATTAGTGATGCTAAAATTACTGCAAAGCGAGATAAAATATCAGACAGACCTGGAGAGAAAACTCCATATGAAACATCTGGTGGATATTGGGCTGGAAAGCATAAAGGTGAAATCGAATACTTTGACTCAGAAGAGAAAGCTAAAGCTTATATCCAATATGGTCATGCAGCGGACAATGAACCAGGTGGCACAGGTGGAGAAGCACCAGATAAACCTGAACCAAACCAAACTTCTATAAGTGCTACTGGTGGTTTTGGTGGCGATGATAAAGATGCTGGAGCCGTTTCAGTTGATAAAAAAGCAGCCGAAAAGGAACAAGCTAAAGATGAGTTAGAGCAGTTTAGTGATCCAGATGAAATGGGTGATTGGTTAGAAAATCATCAAGATAAATTAGGTAAAAAAAATACTGATGAATTAGCGAGTATGCATTCTGATATTGAAGATTCTTATATGGATGCCAGAGATAACGATAATTGGGATGATTTTGATGAAAAGGTAGCAAATTTCAAGAAAACGGCTAGTGATATGTTGGATAAACCATCTAAATCAAGTTCTAGTCGTCACCCAGGTCCTGGTGGGATGATGGGTGCTCTCGGGCATAGAGGTTCTCAATATAGAACTGGTACAGAAAACATTAAAGTAATTAATGGAAAAAAATACAAACCAATAAAAGAATCAAAAAAATCTAATAAACATTTTTTAAAAGAAAATTACGATAGATTTTTTGGAGATAAATAATGAAAAATATTAAATTAATGGGAATGGTTGAAGATATCGCAGTAAGTGCTGTTGAAGAAAAACCACAAGTAAACAAACATGAGGTAATTGAAGCTGTTAGAAATTACCAAACAGTTGGAAAACAGATTTATAGTAGTGGTGGTATTCTGGAAGCTGCTAAACAACTTGTCCAAATGGCTGAATCTGCACAAAATCACATTTTAAGTGAAACTGATGATTGGTTTGATTCTGTTTCTGTTAAGAGAAATATGAAAGAACTTAAAGGTTTAACAGGTCAATTTAAAAAGACTGCTGTAGAAGCTCATAATACAAATCAAAGACTTTCTGCTCTTTATGAGGATATGGGGAATATATTGAATAGATATTATGATATTGATGAAGCTTTGGATCCTGTTGGTCAAGAAGATGATGATGTCGATAATGATGGTGATGTTGATGATAGTGATGCATATTTAAACAGACGCAGAGCTGCCGTTTCTAAGGCTGTAAAAAGTGAAGATGGTGGTAAAAAAATAGTAGGATGGAGATTTGCTGGTAAGACATATAAGAAAAAATCTGATGCGCCAGTTGCTGATCCTAGACCCATTTACGAATCTTTCATGGAGTAAATTTAAAATGATTCTTTTAAAATCACTTTTATATACTGAAGCTGCGGATAATCCAAAGGGTAAAGATAGCGTCACCTTCAAATATAAGGGGAAGGATGATGAAGAAGAAAAAACTCATACTATATCCATGGATACTGCTAAGGATTATGCAAGTAATCCTGATAGTGATTATAAGAAAGCTGCCGTTGCAGCAGCAGGTTTAGATGATAAAAAACCATCAGCTGATGGTGATGCTGAAGAAAAGCCTGACGCAAAACAAACCAAAATAGATCCAAGTGGTGGTTTTGGTGGTGATGATGATGCTAGTAAGGCCGCATCAGATGCTCCTATACCATCTCTAGCAAACCAGGCTGTTCAGGATCCTGTTTCCGGAAAATGGCATGCACCTGGCACTTTTGGACATTTCCATCATACAGGTCATGATCCTGGTGGTAAATTCAAAAAAAGAATGGAAAAGGATGCAGAAGAGAAAGCTGCTAAAGCTGCAGCTGAAAAAGAAAAACAAGATGCAGATAAAAAGGCTGCCGAAAAAAGATATGCTGCAGCTGCGAAGAGACTAGCTGATAAAGAGCAAGAAGAAAAGGAAAAAGGATATTGGGATGGTAAGGATTGGTCAACAGCTCCGAAAGGAGATGAATTAAAAAAGGCTAAAGAGGCATATAAAAAATATGAAAAAGCTTCAGAAGAACATCACCAAAGGTTTGGTAATGATCCATATATGATGGGAGGTCCAGGACCTAGACCATCTGATTTCGGCCCAGACGCAGTTAATTATGCTCGATTGCAAAGTGCAAAGTTTAAAAATAGTAGTACAATTACTACGAAATCACCCGATGAAAAAGGACCTCGTCAAACAACAAATCGAATAGGTGGTAATGGTGGTCATAATGTATTACTTGCAAATCCCACTAAAGAACATATAAAAAGACATAATAAACCAGGTGAAGGTTCTGTTTTCAGCGATAAAGTTAAAATGGATGATATTGAGAATGCTATAAGTGATATACCTGAAGAATTTTATGAAAAGGGTGGTGGAGTACATACCACAACAGTTCCAAACGCTGGATTTAATTTAGTACAAAAGGCTTCTGATATTGAAAAGAACCATCCAAACGCGAGAAAAATTAAAGTTAAGAAGCAAGTTCGTGGAGAAATGGTAGAAGTTGATGCTTATATAGTGGATAATGATATGGAAGAATTTGCAACCGACCAATTAAATGTAGTAGTTAGACCATCTAATCCAGATTTTATGGATGATGAGGTAAAAAATGATTCTGATGTTCAACAAGATTTAAAAGATGGGAAGTCACATTCTGTTCTTACTTCATTTCCTGGTGATCCAGATGTTCCATCCGCAGAAGAGTGGGGAGAAAGTGGTCATGCAATAATTATACCAAATGGTGGTAGAGGTGCTGATAAAACAAATTGGGTTGAAGAACCTACAAAGAGAGAACCTAGGTTGGCCGACAATCCATATTGGGGAGATAATCCCAATAAATTAGGACCTATGAGAACTGGTACAGAAAAAATTAAAACAATTAATGGCAAAAAATATAGAGCTATAAAAGAGGAAAAGAAACCAAAGAAACATAAGTTACAAGAAACATATGAGAGAATTGCTAATAGAATGGTTACTTAACTATTTATTAATTTCGTTAGTTTTATGGCAAATAGGATTTATAATACATTTATTACTAAAGAATCATTATGGGAAAAGACCTAAAGAAATTTATAAAACCATTTCAACACCAACTGCAGTTGAAGTTGAATTGCCAAATAGAAAGAAAGATATTGGGGTTGTAGACGTGAATGTAAAGAAACATATCGTTGCTGAAAAACCAACAGATTTTAAATTAGATACAGATGAAACAATAGATGGATCTGTAAAGTTACAAAAAGATAAATTAAAAGAACTTAGGAGTGGGTTATGAGTGTAGGATTAGATTGCGGGACATCATTTTATATCGCAGCTAGAGAAAAGAAAATCAAAAAACAGAGAAATGCTTTTTTAACTGTTGAAGGAGAGACTTCACAGGTTAAGAGAATGTTGGCAAGACAAAAGATACCTTATGTGGAGAAGAGTGGTAAGGTACATATAGTTGGTCAACATGCATTTAATTATGCTCAAATATTTAGCACATCAACATTAAGAAGACCAATGAAAAGTGGATTATTAAATCCATCTGAAAATGATGCTCTTCCAGTATTGAATGCTATCGTTGGTGAGATTTTAGGTAAAGCAAAAAAACAGAAAGGTAAAACTAATAAAGAAGTTTGCGTATATTGCATACCTGCAAAACCAATTGATGAAAATAGAGAAGTGAGTTATCATGAAGATGTATTGAAAACTATTATTGAACAGTATGGTTATGAGGTTAAAGTGATTGAAGAGGCTGTGGCATTAGGATATGAGGGATTGGTGGATAGTGCTTTAACTGGAGTATCGATATCAATGGGTGCTGGTATGTGTAATGTTGCTGTTATGTATCAAGGAATGACTGCTTTATCTTTTAGTGTTGCCAGAGGTGGTGATTGGGTTGATTCAAATGTGGCTATGGATACAGGCTCACCTGTTGCAAAAGTAACAAGCATAAAAGAAAATTCAAATACTTTAGATATATCTAAATCACATATTGATAATATCTATGATGAGGGTTCGGAAGAAGCTAACATTTTAATTGCGCTTCGTTCTTATTATGGTGCTCTTATCAACTATTTATTAACGAACCTAAAAGTTCAGTTTGAAGGTGTTGAAAATGTACCTAATTTTCCTGAACCTGTACCAATAGTTATAGGTGGGGGAACATCATTGGTTAAAGGATTTGTGGATGTGTTCAATGAACAATTCGACCAAGATACATTTCCGATTCCAATTAAAGAAATTATATTAATTGAAGATGCCCATACAGCTGTTTCGAGAGGATGTTTATCGGAAGCTATGTTGGTAGAGGAAGAAAATGAAGAAAGTGACAATTAAAGAGGTTACTAAGTGGTTAAAGACTTTAGAGGAATTTAGATATCGTAAGATACCAAATGTTGATTCTAGAAGAATTGCTTCATTTATAAATAATGGGTTGAATGAGACTGATTTACCACCATCATTACAGAAGAAGTGGGATAAAGCTAAATATGGTAGAGAGAAACATTTGGCTGATAGATATATCAAACAACAAATATCGAATAAGTTGGTGACAATGGAAAATGTAAAATATAAAGATTTTTTCTAATGAATAAAAAAGATAAAGAGTTAAAAAAAATAAAACATATAAGACTTCATATAGAAGCAAAGAAAAACGAAACAGTGGATTCTATGTTAAGAAGATTCAAAAAGAATGTAAAGTTGTCAGGTTTGATGAAAGAGATAAAAGATAGAAGCTTTTATGAGAAACCATCTGTTACTAAAAGAAAAAAAGCTAAGAGTTTGATTCTAAGAAAAAAACATTTAAAAGCTTCTTTTTCTAATTAATTTTATATTTATATATACCTCAATACACCATGGTTGATATGGTGTCTAAAAATAGAAACCTCTATTAAAGTTCCAAAATAACTTTATTCCAATATAAAACATATATGGAGACAATAATATGTCTGATTTGCTTAAAGAAGCTATTGCAGATGCTAAAGCAGTTCGTGAAACCGCATTAGAAAACGCTAAAATCGCTCTTCAAGAAGCATTCGCTCCACAACTTAAATCTATGTTGTCCGCTAAATTAGCTGAAGATGATATGGAAGATGAAGATGAAATGGAAGTGGCTGTAGATGATGAAGAGATGGATGCTGAAGATATGGCTCGTTACGGAGAAGAAGAAGCACCTATGGATGATATGGAAATGGATGATGAAGCACCTATGGATGATGAAGAAGTAGATGAATCTGAAATCATTGAAATTGATGGCGTTAAATATGCCCCAGTCGTAGCTGAAGAAGATGAAGAAATGCCTATGGATGATGAAGAAGAATTTGATGGCGAAGAAAATCTTGATCTTGAAGCTGTGATTAAAGAACTTGAGCAGGAAATTTCTGAAACTGAAGAATCTGATGAAGAGACTGTTAGTGAAGGAGATGAAGATGAAGAGCTTGAAGAGTATTCCGGTACTAGAGCTGAAAAGCGAAAAAAATCTGGAAACCAAGTACAAGCTTACAACGAAAAAGTAGAAGAAGAAGTTGTAACCGAAGAAGAAGATGAAGAAGAAGAAATTGATGAACAATCTAGTTCTTCCAATATCGGAAAAGGTGACAACCAAGTTAAACAAGCTTCTGCTTCTGATGAAGAAGATCCTGGTAAAGGTCAAGTTCACGAACAGGTTGAATATTTGCAATCTGAGCTTAATGAATACAAGGAAGCTGTCACATTTTTACGTGAAAAGCTTCATGAAGTTAACATTTTGAATGCTAAACTACTTTACACAAATAAACTTTTCAAAGAGTATGCATTGACTAATGAACAAAAACTTAAAATTGTTGAGACCTTTGATAGAGCTCAAACAACTCGTGAAATTAAGTTAGTTTATTCGACACTTGCAGAATCTATGCAGAAAGAAAATAATGAAGTGAAGTCGCGCAGTGTTCAAGAAGCAGCTAGTCGTAAAACTGGTTCAACTAAACCTACTTCTAAGAAAATTATCACAGAAGAAAGTGAAGTTGCATCACGCTTTAAGAAATTAGCTGGAATCCTAAAAAATTAATCTTTTAATTTGGAGAACGACAAATGAGTAATTATGTAAACGAATCTCTTCTCGATCCTTCCCCTATGAGGAAGCAGAAAGAAGAGTCAGCAAAACTCGTTACCAAATGGGAGAAATCTGGACTTTTAGAGGGAATGGAAAATGAGTGGCAACGCTCTGGTATGGCTGTATTGCTAGAAAACCAGGCTCGTCAATTGATTTCTGAGAACTCAAAAACATCTCCATCAGCTGGTGCTGGTGTAGGTGATGAAGAATGGTCTGGTGTTGCTCTTCCTTTGGTAAGACGTGTTTTCGGTAACATTGTTGCACAGGAATTAGTTTCTGTTCAACCGATGAACTTACCTTCTGGTCTTGTTTTCTACCTTGATTTCAAATATGGTACTGCCCTTAATGGTAAGGCCCTAAATGATCCTCTTCATGGTAAAACTGGTCCTAACTCACCTTCTGGATCTTCCGCACCTTATGGTGAAGGTGGATTTTATGGTGTAGGTCAATATGGCTATTCCGATGGTAGTTCATCTTTCAAAGCAGTAACCTTTGGTCATGATGATAATGGTACTGGCACTCTTGCTACAGCATCTTTTAAAGATATCGATTTCGATTCTGAGATGTCTGCTAGTAGTCTTGGCACAACCGCACTTTGGCGTGTAACAGCTAGTATTTCTGGCCTTACAAGACCTGATAAAGCTTCTGTAAGAGCTTGGGTTATTGATGGTGGATCAAATGGAGCTGTTAATGTACCACAATTCAATCAAATAATTGAAAATGGTTCAAAGATACAGATGATTGTATCTGCTTCAGATGCTGGTGATGCTGATGGTTCTTGGAATATAACATATCCAAAACAACCAGAAGCTGCTACACGTGGTGATTTTGAAGATAGAGTTGGTAATGCTACTCAAGATACTTTGAACATACCAGAAGTGAACTTAGAACTTAGGTCTCTACCTATTGTTGCTAAAACCCGTAAATTGAAAGCTGTTTGGTCACCTGAGCTTGCTCAAGATCTTAACGCTTATCATTCAATTGATGCAGAAGCTGAATTGACTTCTATGTTGAGTGATTACATCTCAATGGAAATTGATTTGGAAATCCTTGATATGTTGATTGCTGATGCTGTAACAGTTGATTACTGGTCAGCTGCTGTGGGTAAAGTGTATGATTCTGCTACATCTGATTTCGTAACTGATACATTCTATGGTACGAAATTTGAGTGGTATCAAACATTAGTAGCTAAGATTCAGAAAGTCTCTAATGAGATTCACAGATTAACACTACGTGGTGGTGCTAATTTTGTTGTAGTTGGTCCTAAGATTGCTACAATTCTTGAATCATTACCTGGCTATGTAAGTCAGCCTGGCGATGGTGATGCTGCACAAGCTCAATTCGCTATGGGTGTCTCAAAAGTCGGTCAAGCTGCTGGTAGATACACAGTTTATAAGAACCCTTACATGAGTGAAAACCAAATATTGGTTGGATTCCGTGGAAGTAACTTCTTAGAAACTGGTGCTGTCTATTCACCTTATGTACCGTTAATCACAACACCTCTAGTGTATGATCCTTCTGATTTTACACCAAGAAAAGGTGTGATGACTCGTTACGCTAAGAAGATGATTCGACCTGAGTTTTATGGTTTAATTAAGTGTTCCGCTTTGGATACCATTTAATAAATCATTGAATTCTTAATGATCCTAAAAAGGGGAAGCTTCGGTTTCCCCTTTTTGTTTTCTTGAATTCTATATTTATAGTTAGGAGAAAACATATATGCCAAAATTAGATTATGCTTATAACGATCCATCATCCTTCTCATCTGGTGAAACACCATATGGGACTTATGATGCTGACACCACATTTCAAACTGATATTGTTGCAGTAACTAAGTGGTGTGCTAAAAGATTAGGATATCCTGTATTACAACTTGAAATGCCAAGTGGTTCTTTTTATGCTTGTTTTGAAGAAGCAATAAATGAATACTCACAACATATCAATAATTACAATATCAAGAATTGGATGTGGGAACAATATGGTGAAAAGAATAGAATATCAGGTTCTATAGGGACTGGTTCTGCTAATCCAATAACACCATCAGTTGGTCCATCTGTACAATTATCTGAAAAGTATGGTACACTTGCAAATGTCGGTGGTAATGTGGAATTGAAAAAGGGATATATAACTTTGACGAGTTCAAAGCAAGTTTATGATTTACAAGATGTTTGGGCTGATGTGAGCGAAAGTAGTAAAAGAATTGAAGTACAGAGAGTATATAATGACAGACCAGCAGCTATAACGAGATTTTATGATCCATATGCTGGTTCATTCGACCAAAGGACTTTATTGGATAGTTTTGGATTTGGTAATGTCTCACCTGCTATATCTTTTATATTGAGACCAATATCTCAAGATTTAGTTAGAGCTAATCAAATAGAAACATCAGATATAGTAAGAAAGAGCGCTTACTCTTTTGAGATAAACAATAATAATTTAAGAATTTTTCCAGTACCACAAACTGATGATGATGGAAATAAAATATATTTTGATTATCATGTAAAGGATGATATTAGAGATACAAATAATTTAAGTGGTTCAATGCAAGGTGGTGTATCAGATCCATCAAATGTACCTTATAAATTTATAACTTATAGTTCAATAAATGCTTCTGGTAGACAATGGATTAGGAAGTTTACTGCAGCTTTGGCAAAGGAATTATTAGGTATCATACGAAGTAAATATAGTTCTATGCCTATACCTGATGGGGAAGTAACATTAGATGGTGAAGCTCTGAAAACTGAAGGTAGAGAGGAAAAAACACAGTTATTAGAAGAATTGAAAGAATTTTTAGAGTCAGTTAGTTTGACAGAAAAATTAAGAAATGAAGCTGAAGAAGCAAATGCACAGCAAGAGGTATTGGCTAAAGCACCATTACCAATTTATATAGGATAGTTAGATGTCTGCTACTAGACCATTATTTATATCAACTAAGGAAATAAGTTTAATTGATTCGATGAATGAAGAGTTAATCGATGAAATGGTTGGTCAAACAGTTGATATATATAAACTCAATGTTGATCATACAAATTCAAATATATATGGAGAAAGTTCAACAAAATATTATAATGTGGGTTTTAGAGTTAATTGTTTGATTAGATATAATGCACCAGAAACTTCACAATTTCAAGAAATTGGCACTGATGTAAATTCATCAATAGAATTAATGTTTCAAAGAAATAATTTGGCAAGTGGTAGTTTGAATTTTTATCCTGAAGCTAGTGATATATGTGATTGGAATAATCACTATTGGGAAATCAACGGAGTAACCGAACCACAACTGATTGGTGGGCATCCGAGTTTTAATCATGCGATTAAAGCTACCGCACATCGTAGTAGAGAATCAAATTTACAAATAGAACAACGAACAAAATGATATGTATCAAAAAACATCAAATGGCAAACAAGAACCAAGACCTATCGTTAGAGATAAACAAACAAATCCCCTTTTACAAATGGCAGTAGAAAAATTAGAAAAAGAACTTTGGGTGAATGAAGAGACTGGGGAGATTATTCTTGGTCAGGGGGCGTTACAACCATACCAACTAAATCAAAAAGTTGGAACACCACCTGAAGAAACCGATGATAGTGCTAATAAAATTGATAAAAAGATGGATGAAATACTTGGTTTATTGAAAACAAAAAATATTTATGGGGAATCTAATAGTTCTGAAAATAGTAATGGTGAATTAAAAGCTGTTGATGTTGATGTTAAAAAACAATTAAAAATTGGTGATGTAAATTCTAATAAATTAGAATCTGAAGAATATGAAAATAAGTCAGAAAATAAATTAGATAAGTTAAGGAAATTAAGAAGTGGCAATTAAACCGATAACAAATCCAAATGCTGGATATAAATCTAATATAAATCGTGCCGAACAAACTAGTATTCGTTCAGAAAAAGGTAATGCTAAAGTTGTTATAAAAAAGCCTGGTGGTAAGGATGCTGGTAAGGGTTATCAAATTGGATTAAAAGATATTGATACTGCTATTATCAGTCATATGAATAATATAATGAAACCTACTGTTATAGAGGCTAATGAAAGAGTTAAGGTTCCAGTAGTTTATGGTAATGAGGAGAGATGGAAATCTATAAGAAATAGACAAACACTTAGAGATAGAAATGGTGCTATACTCTTACCTGCTATTGTTATAAAACGGACTTCATTGGCATTTGATGATAATATGCCACTTTCATTTGATATGGATGTTAAAGGGAAATTTATTAATGTGGTTAGGTCTAGTAGTGGTTGGAGTAAAAATAATCGTTATGATAGATTTTCAGTATTGACTGGACAAAAACCAGTTGAGGAATTTGTAAAAACAGGTATGCCAGATTTTGTAACTTGTGAATATACAATTGTTATGATGACATCATATATGGAACAGATGAATGATTTAAATACTATTATGATAGAACATTTAGAAACTTATTGGGGAGACCAAACGAGTTATAGATTCTTAACTTCTTTGGGTGGTGGAATATCAAATGAGGTTGAGATGGAAGATGCAGGTGAGAGACTAATAAGGAATGAATTTACAATGACTGTTAAGGGGTATATGATACCTGAATTTACTGATAATGTATTTGGTAAAACATCCGAAATGAATAGAGCATATAAACCAAAAAAGGTATCGTTTTCCGAAAAAATTTTATAATTATATATGTATATATAAATTAACAATGAGGTTATAGATGGCAAAAGCTAAAAAAGAAATTAAATTTGAAAGTGGAGACTTAGAAAAAGTACAATCTTTACAACAAGAGTATGCTAGAATTACGAATCTTCTTGGACAAATGAAAATAACACAATTGAATATTGAAAAACAAGAGCTAGATTTGATGGAACAATTAAAAACAGCTCAACAAAATGAGATAGAACTTTTGGATGAAATTACTGCTAAGTATGGTCCTGGTCAATTAGATCCTGCTACTGGTACTTTTATTCCTATACCAGAAGTAGAAGAAAAAAAATCTAAATAAAAGTAACAGTCATTGTCTTTCAATTTTTGATTAATATTTATATATGAATTAAAATATGTAAAATCACCTAAAATTGATATATTTGGAGATAACAAATGGCTGAAAAAATTGTAAGTCCTGGTGTATATACTAATGAGATAGACCAGAGTTTTCTACCCGCCGCGCTTGGTCCGATTGGATCTGCAATAGTAGGCCCAACTGTAAAGGGGCCGGTTTTAACACCAACCGTAGTAAGTTCATATTCTGAATATGTTCAGATATTCGGTGAGGTGATAAGTAGTGGGTCTAATAGTTACCAATATTTAACATCACATACTGCTAAAGAATATTTAAAACAAGGTGGGCCTTGTACAATAGTCAGAGTAGGAGAACCAAATTTAAGTAAAGCTAGTGCTTCTCTTGATGGTAGAGGTGGTGATCACTTATCAACTTCCCCCTTTTCATTAGAAGCTTTGGGTGATGGAACACAATTTAATAGTTCTGGTTCAATTGTTGCTGAGACGCAGTTAATTCAACCAGTAAGGCATATTCCAGGTAATGGAGCTGATAAAAATGACCACTTTAATAGTGGAAGTAGAGGTGGTAGAGCTGATAATTTTAGATATGAGGTATCAAGCATAAATGATAAGAAAGGTACTTTCACATTATTGATTAGGCAGGGTAATGATGTAGAGAAAAGTAAGGTGATTATTGAGACTCATGCTAATTTAACTTTAGATCCTAACTCTCCTGATTATGTGACTAAGAGAATCGGAAATAGAACACAAACTGTTGCTGTAGAGGCTAGCGTTGCTTATTTAGCAGATTCAGGTGATTATCCAAATAAATCAAAATATGTCAGAGTCGTTGGTGATGTTGCTGAAGCACATAGAACACCTAATTATTTAGATGATGATGGTAATGTTAATTTAAGTGATGCTGGAGCATCATTCTCAGGTTCACTACCAAAAGTTGGTAGTGGAAGTGAGGGTGGTTCATTTAATGGTGGTCACTTTGGTAATGAAGTTTCACATCCATTTAAAATGTATGACGCAATAACTGCTACTAATTCACAAGGTGTCAAATTGGGTGCTGATAGTGATGGTAATTCTAATTATTCGGTTCAAGTTTCTGCTGTTGGTGGTGGATATGCTACAGCTATTAGTATGTTGAGTAATAAAGATGAGTATGATTTCAACTTATTGTTTATGCCTGGTATTATCGATCAAATAGGTGTTGGACACAATGGTTTGATACAGAAAGCAATTCAGATGTGTGAAGATAGGGGAGATGCTTTCTTCGTATATGATAATGTAAGTAAGACAACATCTGTAGCTGATGCTAAAACAAATACAGAAGCTCGTAATTCAAGTTACGCTGCTACTTATTATCCTTGGGTACAGATACAAGATGCTTCGCTTGGAACTTATAGATATGTTCCACCATCGGTTGTGATGGCTGGTGTCTATCATTTCAATGATACGATTGGGCAACCTTGGTTCGCACCTGCTGGATTGAATAGGGGTGGAATTGATAGTGCTGTTCAGGCATACAAAAAATTATCACAATCCCAAAGGGATGATTTATACGATTCAAATGTGAATCCGATTGCTACCTTTCCAGGTCAAGGTGTTACTGCTTTTGGACAAAAGACAACACAGAAGAAAGCAAGTGCTTTGGATCGGATTAATGTTCGTAGATTATTGATTGATGTTAAGAAATTTGTAAGCAGGTCTTCAAAAACATTGGTTTTTGAACAGAATACTACAGATTTGAGAAATCAATTCGTAAATACTGTCAATCCTTTCTTAGAAACTGTTCAGGCAAATAGTGGACTGAATGCTTTCAGAGTAGTAATGGATGATACTAATAATACTCCTGAAACTATTGATAGGAATATGTTAGTTGGACAGATATTTTTACAACCAACTAAAACTGCTGAATTTATTGTATTAGATTTCGTTGTTCAACCTACTGGTGCAGAATTTCCTGAATAGAAATTTTGGAATCTGATATTTATTATTATATGGAGAAAATAAATGGCTAATGAATTATTAGAAGCGAGTAAGATATTTTACACACCATATGAACCGAAGCTAAAAAATCGGTTTATCATGGAAATCGGTGGAATACCTGCTTTTATGATTAAAACAGCTCAAAGACCACAAATTACTTTTGATGAAGTTCAATTGGAGCATATGAATATTACCAAATATGTCAAAGGTAAAGGTCGTTGGCAAACTCTACAGATTACTCTATATGATCCAATCGTTCCTTCAGCTTCTTCTGCTGTTATCGAATGGATTAGATTACATCATGAATCAGCTACTGGTCGTGATGGGTATCAAGACTTCTATAAAAAGAACATAAACTTTCAAGTTTTGGGTCCTGTCGGTGACATCGTTGAAAAATGGACACTTTATGGTACATATATTCAGGATGCATCTTTTGGTGATTTAGATTTTAGTTCATCAGATCCTGTAGAGATTACATTAACACTGCGTTATGATTACGCGATACTGGAATTCTAAATGATTGAATGGCTATCAGAAAATTGGGAATGGTGCCTGCTTGGTTTTTATACATTAGAAAAGATAGTAAAATTATCACCTTCAAAACAGGATGATATTATCTTTGATACTATAATTACACCAATTTGGCAGGCAGTAGTCTCAATGGTATCAAAAAAGAAATAGTTTACAAAAACACAAAGGTAAATGGTTATGGCAGAAAGTAAATTTCCTACGGAATTAATAGATTTACCATCTCAAGGTAAGGTGTATCCAAAAGACTCGCCTTTATCGGAAGGTAAAATTGAAATAAAGTATATGACAACTCGTGAAGAGGACATATTAATGTCCGAAAATCTTATTAAGAAAGGAGTTGTTATAGATAGATTATTACAAAGTTTGATTGTAACTAAAGGGGTTAAGCAAGAAGATTTACTCTTAGGGGATAAAAATGCTGTATTGGTTGCAGCTAGAATTTTGGCTTATGGACCTGAATATACAGCGGAAGTAAGTAATCCAAATGATTTAACTCAAAAAGTAGAACATACTTTTGATTTAACAAAATGTCCATTTAAAGAATTACCTAAAGATATTGATTATTCTGAAAATTCATTTGACTACACCACACCAATTGGAAAACAAAAGTTAAAGTTTAAATTACTCACAGGTGTAGAAGAACAGATGATCACAAAGGATATACAAGAAGCTGCAAAGGTTGGATATCAATCAGAGATAACAACCAGACTTAGGTATATGATTACAGAAGTGGATGGTGATTCAAAGAAAGAAACCATTAATGAGTTTTCACAGAACATGTTAGCCAGAGATTCTATGGCTTTGAGAAATCTTGTTCGTGATATAACTCCCGATATTGATTTGACATCGGAAGTAGAGATGGGAGGTGAGTCTGTTAGCGTGTCAATTCCGCTGACAGTAGAGTTTTTTTGGCCTACAACCATCTAATAAGTTAGATATACATAAAAACCTTTTTTACTTTATACATTCCAATCCTGGCTTTACATATAATGATGTGTACAATATGCCAGTACATTTAAGGAACTTTTATTTCAGAGAACATTCTAGTTTTGTAAAAAAACAGAATGATGAAATAAAAAAATCACAATCACAGAATAAAACACCTACTATTCCAAGAAAATTCAATCCAAAGAAATAATCCTATTTAATATTTATTAGTACAATGGGATTAACTTATGGCTGATTTAAGAACAGAAAAACAGATTAGACAAGAACTTGAGGCTCAAAGAGCTCTTATGAATGATATGAGTAGGGGTGCTAATCTTCGTAAGAAAGATGCTGAAATAGTTTTAAAGTTAGAGAAAGAGCTAGAAGATGTATTAGATAGACAGAATGAGAAGAAGCGAGAGCAGGCTCGTATTGATAGGGAGATAAAGCGAACCACAGAAGCAAATGCAGACATCATGAAGACTCTCAACAGCCTTATCACTAAGACTGTGGTTGAAGAGAAAAAGATGGCAACTCAAAGTGGTACTGTAGCAAAATTAAAAGCAGCTGTAAATAAATCTTCATCTAAGATTTTAAACGATATAAAAGGACATGCCTCTTCAAACCGTGTGGTTAACTCTATTATGCAAGAGCAGGTAGGTGTTGTTGAATCCATAATGACAGGCACCAATGATATAAGTGGAATGCTCGACCAACAGACTTTATCTGAAGATAGATTAGTTAGGATACAGGAAGAAAAAGCTAAATGGGGTAGGTTATTGACGCTTGCTGAAGATGCTGGTAAGAAATCTTTAGCTGAGAAGGTTAGAATCCGTATAGAAGATTTAGATACCACAGAAAAGATAGAGAAAAGGCTTCAAAAAGTAACAGAAGAGGAACTAAAACAACTCAGGGCTCAAAAACAGAAAAGAAGTGAAATGAGTTTTCTCGACCAACTAACAGGTGGATTAGCTAGTAAGGCTATGGAATTCAGTGAGGCATTTTCTGAGGATATTCCAACTGGTGGTTATTTGGTTGCAACTGCTTTCTTAGCATCAATGATTGCTATGGCTAATAAGTTTGCAGGAATGGTTGATTCTATAGGAAAAGAATTTGGTAGTTTGGCTGTAATGGGTAGTGGTTTCAGAGATACATTGATAGAATCATCTGTAGAAGCTGGTGTTATCGGTGGTAGTATAGAGGATTTGAATGCACTCACTACTACTTTATCTTCCAATTTTGGAGTTAATGTTGATAATGCAGCTGAATTATCTGGGGCTATATTAGATTCTTCAATAGCTATGGGTTTGACTTCAGCAGAGGGTGGTAATCTTTTTGGTGTGTTGATGCAAACTTCTAATTTATCTCGAACACAAGCCGAATCACTTGCTGAAGGAACTTTCCAATTAGCCAGACAAGCTGGTGTAGCACCACAAGCTGTTATGAAGGATATTGCTGGTTCAGCTGAAAGTATAGCTGATTTCACAACTGGTTCTGCAGAAAATATAGCTGAAGCTGCTGTGCAAGCTAGAGCATTAGGTGTCTCTTTGGATACAAGTGCTAAAGTTGCAAAATCATTATTGGACTTTGAAAGTTCGATGGCTGCTGAAGTTGAAGCTTCTGTGTTGTTAGGTAGACAATTAAATTTTCAAAAGGCGAGGGAGTTAGCACTTAATAATGATTTATCTGGTGCAATGGCTAATGTTGTTTCACAATTGGGTTCGGAAGAGGAATTCAATAGATTGAATGTGATACAAAGAGAGGCTTTGGCTAAATCCATAGGTGTTTCAACTGCTGAGTTATCTAAGTTTGTCGGTGAGCAAGAAAAGGCAACATCTTTAGCTAGTATGTTAGCAGCTGGACCTAATTTTGAAAATTTAGTGGGTAAAGACACTTTAAGTATGATTACACAATTTTTGAATAATATAAAAGCTCTTGGTGCTGAATTGACTGTAGTTTTAGGTCCTACTTTTGAAATGTTTGGGACGATATTTGGAAGAATTGCAGCGGGGTTGAGAGAAAGTGAGGCTCTTATGTCTGTCTTAGCCGGCACTGCTAAAATCACAGCATTTGCATTGATGGCTAAAGCTATTGCAGCAACATTTTCAGCATTTGCATCTTTAGGTTTGGTGGGGATACCATTGGGAATCATTGCTGTAGGTGCATTAACTGCTGCCTACGCAAGTGGTGTTTCAAAGGTACAGAATGTTGGTGATATGTATGCTGGTCCTGGTGGAATATCACATATGGTGGGACCTGCTGGAACTTTTGAACTTAATCCAAAAGATTCCGTATTGGCAACAACCAATCCAATACCTGTTCAGAAAGTAAATGATTCTACTTTTGGTGGTGATATTATACCTGGACATACCACACCAATCCCATCTACCAATCAATCACTATCAGCTGCTGAAATAGGTAAAGCAATAGCAGATAATATAAGTTTGAAGACGGGTGTGGAAAATAATACACTATCCATAGCTGTGGATTCTGCAACACAGCCAATGGGTGGTAAGTCTTTGACGAAATAAAGGAATATAATGGGTTTAGAAAATTTATCAAGCGTATTTAGTGACATATCTCAAAATTCTTTGGAAAAGGTTGATAAGGCAAATTCTATTGTTAATGATAAGTTGGATAATAATGAATTTGGTGCTTATTCGGAAACACCGATAAAGGATTCTGTTTTTGCTAATAAATCACTTCAATTAAAATCTGGTCAATCATTAATAGATGATGATGAACATAGCTTTGGTACACAGAATCGCCACAATGACTTAATTTATATTGATAAGATTACAAAAGGGCAGATTGATAGCCCGATTGCAAAGACTGTATCCAATGGTACAACCACTTTGGATAGGAAGGGTGGTGACGCAGAGTTGGACTTATATGGTGGATATTCAGGTAATGTTATCGATCCTAAGGTTAGAAAGAAAGAATTGAACATTGAGATTGGGAAGGATAATAGATTGGGTGTGGGGGATTTCGTTTTTGATACACTATATAATGTGAACCATACAGCGAAGCTTGATAGGAAGTTAATCGATACTGGTAGGACAGATGAGAATGGTAATAAGATAGTCATAAACACTTTAGAATCCACCAAAGGGCAGGCTTGGAGTAATATGGATATAATGAGTTCTGTTGAAACTTTACGTGGTAAAGAACCATATATCGTCAATAATATTGGTATAACAAAAAGTGGTGGGGTACAGGAAGGTAATAATAGAGATTTAATACCATTCAATGCTTCGAAAGATGATATATCGAGGTTGAATAAGTTTTATGATAGTCAGGCAGGAAGTGAATTCAGAACTAGACAGAATGTTACTGCCGCTGCTTTCTCATCGGTGTTCACCATATCACCTACGAGACTTTGGCCAGAGTATCCAAGAGCTTTTACCTTAGCGGATTTTAGTTTAAACCAAACACTTAATCAATTAAAAGAGGCTGCTAAACAAGCTTTTAAAGGGGCTGTTTCGGGTATAGTAAACACATCCAATGCTAGATTATTGGGTAATACTATTTCTTTTGGTAAAGCTTTACCAACACCAACATATGGTAACACTGGATTTTTAAATTTTGTAAATTCATCATATCAGAAATTGACTAATCCAAGAGTGGGTACTTTGGTATTAAATTATGGTACTTTGGTAAGATCTGGGCAAGAAGAACTAAGTAAGATTTTTCAATTGGGTGTTACAAATGATGTTATAAATCAATTACCAATGCAGAAATTAAGATTTAGAACTTTTACTATGACCGGTCTTGATGAAAAGAGAAATCCAGTAAGTGTAGAAGTGGGTACTGTTCAATCTAAAAACGATGCAAAAGCAGAAAACCCATTACTAAATAAAAAAACTGCAAAGGCCAAACAAAAATTACCATTTAATAATTTAGTATACAAAATTCCTAAAAATAGATATGAAACAGATGATATTATTGCTAAATCAAAAGTAGTTGAGAAAAAGTTAGAATTTGATACTAAATTAAAACCAAATGATTTCTATGTTAGGATAAAGGATTTGAGAGATAATCAATTTATATATTTCAGAGGATTTGTGACTGGTATAACGGAAAATGCAAACCCATCATTTACATCAACAAACTATATCGGTAGAAGTGAACCTGTTTATTTGTATGAAAGAGGGGATAGGGATTTAAGTTTTAATTTGAGATTATATCCCAATAATAAAGATGAATTGACATCTATGTATGAAAAGATAGATAGATTGACAAGTTTAGCATATCCTAAATATGAAGATGATGTAAATTCTAATTCGCTAACAAGAATGAAAGCCCCATTTACAGAGCTTTATATGGCACATATTGGAACACGGAAGAAGGGGCAATTTGGATTTCTTAAATCATTATCCTATACTGTTGGTGATAGTGGAGATTGGGATGCTGATACAAATTTACCTAAATTGATTGATGTGGCTATAAGTTATCAGATATTGAACAAAAAGCCACCACAATTAAATCAAAAAGGTGGATTTTATGGATACCAAGGATAAAGGAGTTATAATCAATGAGTAGGTATGAACAAATAAGTAGAATTGATATTGATGATGAAAAAAGAACAGGTTCTTCGTTATCTACCGCACAATTTAGAAAAGTAGAGGAAAAGAATTCAGATTTGTTATTAATAGCTACGGCTGGTGATAGATGTGATTTGTTAGCTCAACAATATTATGGAGATAGTTCGTTTTGGTGGTTCATAGCTTCAGTAAATAAACTAAAGACAAATAATATTGAAGCTGGAACTCAAATCAGAGTACCGATATCATTAGACGAAGCTAAACTAAAGTAATGTCCACAGAAAAAAGAATATTTGGAGGAAACCCTCCTGAAAATGTCCTAAAAAAATTAAGTTCAATACAACTATCAGGTTCTGTAGCACCTTTGGATAGTGTGAATCCAAATTATGATGATTATTTGGGTGGTAGGACACCATTTGCCAGAATGTGGACTGCTACACGAATTACAATAAGTGGTTCGAGTGATCATAAAACAGTATTTCATTCTGTAAATGAAAATAGAGGTTTTAATTACGAACAGCATAATATTTTAGAATCTAGTGAATATCAAAAACAAAATATAAGCAATCAGTTTTTAAAACCAACTGCCGGCATCACTTCCATATCTTCTAAATCTGAGGGTGCGTTGGGTGCTCTTAGATCTACTAATGTGGAGTTTGAGGTTCATAACAAAAGGGATTTTGAGGAAATATTCCTACCATTTTTTCTGAGGCCAGGCGCAATGGTTTGTGTAGACTTCGGATGGAGTACTGAAAGATACAAATTGTATGATCCACAAAAAATGATTAGTGATGGTACATTGTCTATGGAGAAGTTTGATACTGATATAAAGAAAAATGTTCATGATAATTTGGGTGAATTAGAGGTTGTAATAGGTGTTGTTAGAAAATATGACGCTAGTGTTACAGAATTGGGAAGTTATAAATGTTCAGTGGAGATGGTTTCACGAAATTATTCATTGTTGGATGCTGAGGTAACGGAAGATAATTCTTTGAAATTTTTATTTTCTAATATGTTGGAAGATGTTATTATATCATATTTGACTGGTAATGATGAAATTTTACGAAAATATGAAGGTCTTAAAGAAAATCCATTTGATGTAAATGATTATAGTGAAGCTTCAATGGCTTTTTTTGATTCATATACAAACCCAACAGCTTTGGGTGTTTTGGGGGAAGAGGATATAAAGAGGGGAGTTTATTATCAAGATATTTTAGACTATCGTGGTAGTGGTAAAGGATATTATTCAAGATATGCAGTAAAGGCTAATGAGGAAAATGAGGTTGGTGAAGAGGAAGAGTCTTTATATATCTGTTATGGTTTATTTGAGGATTTGTTTTTAAACAACTTTGTAAAGAGTGTGGTTACAATGAAAGATGGTGAAACAGTATCTAAGACACCTGATGAGAAATTAACTTATGGTTTTGATTCATCAAAAAGTAGAATAAGATATAGTTCTGATTTATATAAAGTACAAACACAACCTTTGGCGAAGGGTGAGAAGTTACAATCGTTTTTATTACCAACCATTGATGGTTGGGAAAAATCTTACAATGGTGATCCGAATCCAACTTTTGAAGATGATGTTGCTAATGGGGTTATACCAATTAGAGAATTGTTTATTAAAACATCCTTAATTGTTTCAGCTTTTAATAGAAAACATAATGTAAATGATGCTTTAGAACATATTTGGGAAACCATAAATTCAGAATCACAGAATATTTGGAAGATAAAGATGGCTAGTCCTAAAAAAGATTTAGGTACGAGAATTAATGGTGAAAAACAATTGATTGATGCTGGTTCTCAGATAGGATTTTATGATGTAAATGAACCTTTACCCGAAGATGTAAAATTTATATTTGACCTCACTAGTGGAAATGGTTTTGTAAAAAACTTTGATTTGAAATATCAGACACCAAAGGCTGGGATGGCAAGTATGTTGGCAATAAGTAATTCTGGCTTTGATAATCATCAATTTGATGAGGGGATATTAAAGACATTAAATTTATTAAAAGTTTTAGGACCAAAGTTTGAGGGAAAAGATGTTCTTTTGAAAAGTTTACCAGATATTGGTGGTAGTAATGAGTTTGATGAATATACTACAGTGAGTATTGATTTTGGTAAGTTAAAGCCAGGCTTAAAGAATGATACAACAAGTACTGATGGATTCGGAAGAGCTTTAAGTGTATATAATGAAAATGTTGAAAGGATAAAGGCTGGTATTGCGAAAGATAGTAGAGATACGATACCACCAGCTCCTATGGATTTGGATCCTAATGAAGATGAAAAGGGAAAGGTGATAATTACAGCTAGTACAGGTAAAGAATATTATAAAGGTTTAGCTAAAAGAAATAATATGTTTAAGCAAAAAGAGACTTCAATATCACCAATTTTACCTATAGAGTTATCAGTTACTGTTTATGGTAATAATTTGCTACAGATTGGTGATATTTTTAATGTTAATTATTTACCTGAACGCTATAAGGAAAGAGTCTATTTTCAAATAGTGGGTATAGATCATAAAGTTGACACAAATGGTTGGGAAGTGACATATAATTCAATGATGAGACCTAAACCTAGTAAAATAGAAAAAATTCAGCTTAACCAAGAAGATATTATTGTAAAATTGGGACTTGATTATTCTCGTGAATTACAAGGTGATTTAGGAAAAAATTTTACAAATGGAATAGTTAATACTATAAAAAAAGATTCACATGCTGGCTTTGATATTTTGTTAAATACATTTGATGGGACAAATAAAAATAGAAATGATATAAAGGATAAAAATTTATTTACTAAGTTTACAGTACCTAAAGATGGATTGGAAGAAGTAGCTTTTATTTATGCTTGCCAGAATAATATACTTTCCGAAAAAAACTATCCGAATGAAACAAAACTTTTTGAAAGATCAAAGAATGATTTTCCATTGGTTCACACCAAAAAAAGGGGAGAAATAAAATCTAATGTTTCCAATCTTATTTTATATGATGCATGGGATTTTGTTGAAGAGCATGTAACGAATAAGTTTGGAGCTTCTACTAGGAAAGGTCTCGGATTATATGAAATATTTTCTCAAATTATTGATTTGAAAAAGATGAATACGGATTATAGAAATGGTCCGCTAAGTAAAACAACAACAGACACAAAGTCTGGTTGGGGAAAAAATAATGTGGAGTTATTTAACCCAATTTTCCTCATATCCTATCCATTTAATGGTGCTAAACATCAATATTATGCATTTAAACCTACAGATCGTTATCAAGTATCGATAAATGCTATATATGTCCCCAAAACTATTATTGATTCAGGTTGGGATGGAGATTATAAAGGATTTTTGGAATCAATAGAAAAAGATTTCATTTATTATATGAGAGGGTTGAAAGATCCAGTAGAACAATTTTTAAAAGAAGAGAAATCAAGAGCAATAAAGGGTCCTTTTGTTCCATCAAATCCTAATGAAAGAAATACTTCTAGTACCCAAAAATAAATCTTGAATTTTAAATAAAAAGGGGTTATATTAAGGTATGGGGATAACTGCAACTAAACATCCAAATCTATCTAAATGCCACCCACTTAATAAACTTGTCTTTATGTATGAAGAAGATATTATTTTTGCAAAACATAGGGAGAAGGATATTGATAATATAGATAAAAGTAATATGTATGTTGGTTTTGATTATAGGACATTTTTAAGACATGAAATAGATTTTGCTGATATAAATGTTGTTAATTATTGGTTATATAATGAACCAAAGTACAAATTTGAATTCGATAATTTCTATTCTGAATTTGGGGGGTTCGGTTATTACTATCCACTACAAAAAATGGTTGAGAAGGCTAAATCAATAGCTATTGATAAGATAGAATCTAATATTAATTTAAATGATTTTGGGAAATTTCATAAGGATTTTACTAGAGCATTTTATAATATAGAAAAGAATGGTATTAAGGTTAATGAGAAAAAGTTTAGAGATACTTTTGATTTTAGAGGGAATATAATATATAAAGATAGAGTGTATCAGAATTATAATTTTTTTACTACAACATCACGGCCATCAAATGCTATAAATAATATTAATTATGCTGCTTTGACGCCAAAACAAAGAGAGTGTTTTGTTCCAGAAAATGATGCGTTCATTGAATTTGATTTTGAATCATATCATCCAAGGTTAATTTCGAAATTGATAGATTATGAATTTGGGGATGTATATGTGTATGATAAATTAGCTAATGATTTTGATGTATCGAGGGATGAGGCTAAAAATATAACATTTCAAAATCTATATGGTGGTATAAGACCAAATGTATTGAAAAAGAGTAAGTTTTTTAGAGGTGTTGATAGACTGGTTAAGATTTTTTATGATGAATATATAAGTAAGAAATTTATAAAATCACATATTTATAAGAGGCCGATAAAAAAGGCTAATTTGGGTGATTTAAACCCACAGAAGTTATTTAATTACTACATTCAGTCATATGAGACGGAAAGAAATGTTATATTGTTAAAGGAAATACACAACTATTTATTAAATAAGGGTACAGACATTGTACTTTATAATTATGATAGTTTTTTATTTGATTATTCAAAAAAAGATGGAAAAGGACTTTTGAAAGATATTAAAAATATTCTTGAGAATGATGGTTTTATGATAAAGATGAAAATAGGAAAAAATTACGGGGAAATGAGTGAAAATACATCCATTAGTTGAATCTTTATTTTTAGAGTGGAGAGTTAGAGTACATAATGGTACACCCGATCCAAAGGATGCTGGTCATGTATCTATATTGAGAGATTTATGTTTACAACGAGGTATTGATTCTAAAATAATAGAATCTGTTATATTGGCTTTGGATGAAGATCATGTCGTAAAGAATAAAAAAACAGGTAATATATACACAGTTAAAAATGTTAATAAAGATAAACATACAGTAATTAAGAAAAACGCTTCTAAGGATGATATTGAAAAAATAAAGAAAGCAAAGGAAAAGGATGATAAACCTGATGATGCCGGTGATAGTGATAATAAGACTCAGTCTCAAAAAGGAACTGTTGTTAGTGGAATAGAGATGCCTGACTTGGATCTTGTGATGCCGGGTGAAAAGATTGGTACAGTTTTAGCACAAAATAAAGAGATTGTTTATCCACTAATTGAAAAGACAGCTAACAAAGTTGAAGAATTGTTAAAAGATGGGAAAAAGGAAGAGGCAAGGATATTAGCACAGACTTTGGTTGATAAGTATGAACTAACAAAACCAATTTATCTACAACCTGGAAAAGCAAATAAAGCAAAACTTTATGTTGGTAGTAAATATAGGTATGCCACAGGAACTAAAAATGAGGGTAGTGTTGGGCAAAAAAATATTGTTGATGTGTTTGAAAAGGCTGGAGTTAAAGTACCACCTAAACCAGGTGGAATAAGTAGAACTGCTGTCGCTCCAAATGAAGTTCATACCAAAAGAAAAGTCGGAACAGTAAAAACGAATATGAAAGATGGTAAGATTGTTTCCAAAGAAGTTACCATAGGTGAAAGAAAGTTTACGATTAAGGCTGATCCTAACGATCCATTAGCACAGAAAAAATTAGAAACTTTACCAGATGGTGAGGTTGAATTTTGTGATATAAATTCAGCTCATACTGATGAGGGTAGAACAGAATGTATTGTTAATGCTTCAAATAATATGATAGATATGTTTGATAAAATTGAAAGCCAATTAACCGATGAATTTAATATTGAAATCGCTAGTAATGTAAAAAGTGGTTTGAAAAAACTTCAACAATTGGAAGAAGAAAAGAACAATGCGGCAACTACTGGTGCTAGACAAAAGTTACAAGAAGAATTCGACCAAGTTTGTTTGGATATTATGGCAGCAACAAAGATTAATAATCCTAATGGTGTGAATGAATTTGTAAATATGACTGCATATATGGCGGAGACATTTGAAGCTATGAGTCTTTTAAATAAGGGAATTGAAACTTACATACCATCATCTGGAAACTTTAAAACATCCGATGTGTTATCTGTAATGGGTGGTGATCAAATTAAATCAACTGTAACATCTGTAGATGGTAGGCATGCCGATGATGGAGTCTTATACATAAAGGGGACATCTGTTAAGTTTGCTGGTGGTGGTGCTTCACAGATGCCAAATAAAAATGAAAACTCTAGCTATAAGGACAACGATGTTGAGATTACTGTAAATGGCGAGAAGAGAAAAGGTACTTTAAATGTATTGAAAGGTTTAACAGACTATTATGATAGATTATTTCCTGATTCTGATGAAGCTCAAAAACCAATAAGTGATGATGAATTAAAACAGATGTATGAGGATAACTTAAATACTCTTTATGAATACTATCCACAATTTAGAGATAGTGATGTGTTGGAAGAGGTTATGGGTAAAGCTAAAAATGCAGCTAAGAATCAGTTAAAAAGATTGAATCAAGAAAAAATGAAAAGTAGTGAAGGTTTGGAAAATGCACAAAAACGAATGGAATTCTATCACTTTAATCAATGGGTGGCTACAATGGTTTACAATCATCCTGAACGAGGAATGAAAACACAATCATATTCTAATTCTGATTATGTAACTTACAAGAGAGATAAGAAAACTTATGTAAAAAGAGTTCATTCAAATGGAACAGATAGTGTGGTTTGGCATGGTTGGGATCCTGACCAGGGTTATATGGTTAATAATAAAGGCAAAATAACACCGAGTAATGTATATTCAAGTAGAATGAAACATAATAATCCAGCAGAATATTGGATTAAAAAAGCTCAAAAATAAAGAGATTTATATGAAAACTCAATTATTGTGTTCTTTTACGAATAAAAGAAATTTAGAGCAGACTATAGCTGATATAACTAAACATTTTACCATAGTTTATGAGAAAATTTATGTTCTTCAAAATGAAGAAAAAAATCATGAATTGGTATGTACTTATAATGTAGAGTGTAATGAACAATTAGATTTTGCATTGGTTAGTAAAACCATATCATTACATAGAAAAAAATTAACCAATACTCTTTATACTATTAATGCATTGAATGAGATAATTAAAAATATAAATAATGGGATATTGGATCCTAAACTGGAAATACCATGGGATGTCTATAGTAATAAAATATTGATAACTAACAAAGAAGGGTTATCAGTTATACCAACGAGAATATTAAAAATAATAAACATATAAAACTCTTGTTTTTCATTAGAAAAGTTTGTATATTATAAACAATAAAATAAATCTATTGATACTTATTAATAGATAATAAACCTTAAACATAACTAGGAGAATAATAATGGATATAAATGCAATCAAGTCCAGATTAAACCAGTTACAAAATACAAGCAGCACTGCTTCGCTTATTTGGAAACCGCAACCAGGAAAAACTCAAATTAGAATAGTTCCTTATGCACATAATAAAGACAATCCATTTATTGAATTGTTTTTTCACTACAGTTTAGTACCAAACAAAACTGTATTATCACCACAATCTTTTGGTAGACCAGATCCTGTTCAGCAATTTGCTGATAAACTAAAATCATCAGGTGACAAAGATGAATGGATTCAAGGTAAGAGAATCGAACCAAAGATGAGAACTTTTGCACCTGTAATTGTTCGTGGAGAGGAATCTGAGGGTGTTAAGTTTTGGGGATTCGGTAAAACCGTATATCAAGAACTTCTTGGTATCATAGCCGATCCAGATTATGGTGATATTTCAGATCCTATGACAGGTCGTGATATCGTTGTAGAACGACAAACCCCTGCAGAAGCTGGTAATCAATATGGTAAAACTACCATTCGTGTAAAACCAAATCAGACTGAATTGGTTGATGATGCCAAAATGCAGAAAAAGTTATTGGAAGAACAAGCGAACTACGCAGAACTTTTCACTGAACCAACATATGATGAGTTGAAGGATCATCTTCAGAATTTCCTAAATCCATCAGCTGTTGAAGAAAAGAAAGAAGAGACTGTACCTGCGAAGGAAATGGTTTCAACTACAGAATCATCTAACACAAAAGTGGAAGATGATTTCGATAAATTGTTCAATAGTTAATATCCGATAAATCGGATTAATGAGGTGGTGGACTTTTTCCTCCTTTTATCCGCCACCTCAAACTTATAAGGAAAGTTATGGCAAATAAAAACGAAAATCGTGACGATTTGGCTGGAGTTATAGCAAATGAGTTAAATAAACAATCAAAGACACATCAGGTTGCTTATTTTTTAGATGGTGTTAGTGAAACACCAACTGATGTGACAGATTGGATTTCCACAGGTTCTACATTGATGGATTTAGCAATATCAAATCGCCCCAATGGTGGTTTGGCTGCTGGTAGGATTACAGAACTTAATGGGTTAGAAGGTAGTGGTAAATCTTTGATTGGTGCTCACGCTCTTGCTTCTACTCAAAAGAAAGGTGGACTTGCTGTCTATATAGATACTGAGTCTGCTGTTTCAGCTGAATTTTTACAAGCAATAGGTGTTGATACACAAAATATGTTGTATGTACACTTAGAGACTGTTGAAGAAATATTTGATACCATTGAAGCAATCGTTACAAAGATTAGAGAATCAAGCAAAGATAGGTTAGTTACAATATTAGTCGATAGTTTGGCTGCTGCTTCCACTAAGGTGGAGATGGATGCTGACTTCGACAAAGATGGTTGGGCTACCTCAAAGGCAATTGTCTTATCAAAGGCTATGAGAAAAACAACTCAGATGATTGCTCGACAAAAAGTATGTTTGATTTTTACAAATCAACTTCGACAAAAACTTGGTGTAATGTTTGGAGACCCTTGGACAACAAGTGGTGGAAAGGCATTACCATTCCACGCTTCTACTCGTGTTAGGTTGAAGAATGTTGGACAAATTAAAGATACTAAAAAAGATACTGTTGGTATTAAGATAAGGGCTCAGATTATAAAGAATAGGTTAGGTCCACCATTGAGAAGTGCTGATTTCCAATTATACTTCGATAAAGGTATTGATGATTTTGGTAGTTGGTTGACTGTATTGAAAGACCACAAACTTATCAAACAAGCTGGTGCTTGGTACACATTTGAAGACCAAGATGGAAAGGAACATAAGTTTCAATCCAAAGATTGGGGTGCTTTGATGGCTGATGAAGATACACAAAAATATGTGTATGATTTAATTTGTGATAAATTAATATTGAAATATGATTCGGCTAAACTTGGCATAGATGATGTTTCTACTTCAGATGAATTTGTAGATGAGTAAGAAGTCGCTTTCTAAGTTATATAAACAATACGAATCAGATGTAGAAACAAAACCAACAAGCAGAAAGCCAGATGAACACATATTCATATCAGATGGTCTGAATACTTTTATCAGAGCTTTCGCTGTAAATCCATCTATGAATGAGGATGGTAGTCATGTTGGTGGTATAGTTGGTTTTCTAAAGTCTATTCGTTTTGGTATAAATCAATTTAAACCAACTCGTTGCATAATTGTATTTGATGGTAAAGGTGGGGCTAAAAAACGCCGAAAAATATATCCAGAGTATAAGCAGGGTAGAGGTGTTAGTTCTAGACTAAATCGTAGAGTTGATTGGACAATGACACCAACGGATGAGGCTCAATCTTTACGAATTCAAATAGTTAGGTTATTGGAGTATTTAGAACACCTACCAATAACAGTAATATCTGCAGATGGTGTAGAGGCTGATGATGTTATTGCATATTTAACTAACACCACATTGAAAGATTCAAAGTGTACTATTATGTCAACTGATAAAGACTTTTTGCAATTGGTTTCCGATAGAGTTCAATTATATTCACCTACAAAGAAAATAACATATAATGAGGAATTGGTTAGAAAAGAGTTTGGAGTTTATCCACAAAATATGTTAACTTGTAGAACTGTGGAAGGGGATAAATCAGATAGAATATCTGGTGTACGTGGTGTTGGTGTAAAATCAATAATAAAGGAATTTCCAATATTGAGTGAAAATGAGAAGTTTGATGTTAAGATGTTGATAGATAGTGCAAATTCCAAATCTACTAGAATTTCCAATATAATTAAAGAAAATGAATTGGTTGTGAAGAGAAATTATATATTGATGCAGTTACAAGATCCTGATATACCAAATCATGTGAAGTTGAAGATAACAGATGCTGTTAGGGAATATGAACCAAATCTTACTAAATATAAATTACAACGATTGATGGTTGAAGATAAGTTGTGGAGTCATATACCTAATTTTGATAATTGGATAACTGAGTTTATGTTGTTACAACATTATTGGAATAATAAATGAGTAAAGCAAAAAATATTTCAACATTTGGATATAGTTTTCAGACTAAGTTTTTAGTTTGTTTGATGACTGATAAATTATTCTTAGAACAAATTCACGACATATTAGATGCAAAATATTTAGGGAATGAGGCTTTCCAATGGGTGTTGAAGGAAATACATCAGTATTATACGGATTATAAAGACACCATAACGATGGAAGTTTTTAAGATAAAAATAAGTGAAATAGAATCTGAAAATTTACAAGTTAATATAAAGGAAGTCTTAAAGGATGTATATAAAAATACTGAAGCCGCGGATTTAGATTATGTGAAAGATAAGGCTTTGGATTTCCATAAGTCACAGGTATTAAAAGATGCTATAATTAAATCAGCACAGATATTGGAAATCGATGGTGATAGTGATGAAATTAAAAGTTTGATTGATACTGCTATGCAAGCTGGTGTTGAGAGAAATTTAGGTCACGATTATTTAGTGGATATTGATGCTAGATATGAAGAATCTGCTCGTGTTACATCACCAACTCCTTGGGATATAATGAATGAATTGATGCAAGGTGGATTGGGTGCCGGTGAGTTGGGTGTTGTTGTGGCACCTGCTGGTATTGGTAAGTCTTGGGTATTGAGTGCTATGGGTGCTTATGCTTTATCACAAGGATTAAATGTGGTACATTATACATTAGAGTTGAATGAGGCTTATGTTGGGTTAAGATATGATAGTATTTTTAGTGGAGTGGAGAGTCAAAACCTAAAGTATCATAAAGAAGAAGTGATGGAAAAACTATTCAAACTAAAGGGTAATCTAACGATTAAATATTATCCGACCAAATCTTGTACAGTTAATACCTTATCAGCGCATTTAAAAAAGGTTACGACATTCGGAGAAAAGGTAGATATGGTATTGGTGGATTATGCTGATATTATGAGAGATGTTCATAAGTCACAAGAGATGAGACATGCATTAGGTAACATATATGAAGATTTACGAGGACTTGCGGGTGAGTTACAAGTTCCAGTATGGACAGCATCACAGGCAAATAGAAGTGCGTTGGATGAAGATGTGATTGAGGCTAGTAAAGTTGCTGAAAGTTATGCTAAAGTGATGACAGCGGATTTTGTAATGTCACTAAGTCGTAAGATTGAAGATAAAATAGGTAATACAGGTAGGTTTCATGTAATCAAAAACAGATTTGGTCCTGATGGTTTAACTTATCCAGCTCGTATCAATACAAATATTGGTAAGATAGAAATTTTCGAAAGTAACTCTGTACAGGGTAAGGATGTTCAACACAAAATCAACAATAGAGATAATCAAGCAAAACAGATGTTATCTGCTCGTTATGATGATTTGATGAGTGATGATTGAGTATTTTGATAAAACTAAATTGTCTATTAGGAAGATACCAAAATCGTTAGCAAAGAATATGATTATAAAATATCACTATTCTGCACAATGGACTAAATGTAGTGTGGCTTTGGGTTTATATCGATTGACGGGTGAAGAACACCCATTTTTTGATGAGCCGGAAGAAGAGTTAATTGGTACAATATGTTATGGTGATCCAATAGGTAGGCTTACTGGTGCTTCTATATCGGATATTATACCGAGGGAATCTGTTTTTGAGTTGGTAAGGTTATTTGTTCATGATGGTTATGGTAAAAATATTGAATCTTGGTTTATTTCAAAGAGTTTTGATTGGTTAAAGAAGAATAGAAAAGATATCAAAGCTTTGATATCATATTCAGATCCACAACAAGGTCATGTCGGGACTATATATCAGGCAACAAATTGGTTGTATCAGGGTAACAAAATAAGACCATCGGATAGTTGGTTATTTAAATGGGAAGAGGATGGTAAGTGGCAACATCCACGAACTATATTCCCTTATTATGGTACAAACGATATAGAGAAGATTAGTACCTTAGTTGAGAAAGATTTTTGGATAAAAAAGGAATTGAGAAAACATAGGTATGTTTATTTGTTAGGTAGTAAAAAACAAAAGAGGAAAATACTAAAAAACTTAAAACATCCTATCTTACCTTATCCAAAAGAAGCGGACATAGAAGATGTGGAAATAAAAAGAATAAAATCATTATTTAGTCGAAATACGATAGATAGATGAATATTTATATGAGGAAAGGCCACATACAATTTTTAATATTAATAGTTTTTAAGGTACAATATGAGTAAATTTACATTATCGGAGAATTTTGTTTCTAAATATAAAAGAAAAAAACCACCATTCGGATTTAACGGTTTGGGTGAATTGGTTTATATGAGAACTTATTCTCGAATTAAAGAAAATGGTAAAAATGAAAGATGGTGGGAGACAGTACAACGGGTTGTAGAAGGTACTTACAATATGCAAAAGAATTGGATTGAATCTCATCAATTAGGGTGGAATCCTTGGAGAGCACAAGCATCAGCACAAGAAATGTATGATAGAATGTTTTATATGAAATTCTTACCACCTGGTCGTGGGTTATGGGCTATGGGAACTGCTATAACTGAAGAAAGAAATTTATATGCTGCATTAAATAATTGTGCATTTGTATCTACATCTACACTAAAGGAAGACTATGCTAAACCTTTCTGTTTCCTTATGGATGCAAGTATGTTGGGTGTTGGAGTTGGTTTTGATACCAAAGGTGCAGGAGAGATAATAGTCAAAGGGGTGGAAAAGGATAGGGATGAACAAGTCTATGAAATACCTGATACTCGTGAGGGTTGGGTAGAGTCTCTGAAACTTTTATTAGAGAGTTATTTTCATGGTCAAGCGCCAATGGAATTTGATTATACAAAGATAAGAGGTGCGGGAGAACCAATAAAAGGTTTTGGTGGAGTATCAAGTGGATACGAACCATTGGAAGAAGTACATGAAGATGTGAGAAAGGTGTTAGATAAAAATAGTGGTGAACCAATTACAGTAACTACTATTGTAGATATAATGAACCTTATAGGTAAGTGTGTTGTAGCAGGAAATGTTCGTAGAACTGCTGAAATTGTATTTGGAGATCCAGATTCAGATGAATATTTAGATTTAAAAAATTATCAAGCCAATCCACATAGAGAACAATTTGGTTGGACTTCTAATAATTCAGTATATGCAGAACTTGGGATGGATTATACTGACATATGTAAGAGAATTACAGATAATGGTGAACCAGGATTTGCATGGTTAGAGAATATGAAAAAATATTCTCGTATGCAAAATGGTGGTGATGATAAAGACCATAGAGCAGCGGGTGGTAATCCTTGTTTGGAACAAACATTAGAAAGTTATGAGTTGTGTTGTTTAGTGGAAACATTTCCATATAATCATACTTCATTAGAGGACTATAAAAAAACTCTAAAGTATGCTTATTTGTATGCTAAGACTGTAACATTAGGTAAAACACATTGGAGTGAAACCAACAGAGTTATGTTGAGAAACAGAAGAATAGGTTGTTCTGTTAGTGGTGTTGCTCAGTTTATTACAAAACATGGAATGGAAGAATTAAGAACTTGGTTAGAGAATGGATATAATGAGATTCAAAGATTGGACGAGGTTTATTCAGATTTCTTTGCTATACCAAAGTCAATAAAAACTACTTCAGTAAAACCAAGTGGTACGGTTTCACTTTTAGTAGGTGCAACACCTGGAATGCATTATCCAGAGTCAAGATTTTATATAAGAAGAATGAGATTATCAAAACATTCAGAATTAATAGAACCATTAAAGAAGGCAAATTATAAGGTGGAACCAGCATTTGGTTCAGAGGATACAACAATGGTGGTAGAAGTGCCAGTTGATGTTGGAGAGGGTATAAGAACTGCGGCTGAACTTTCGATTTGGGAACAATTCAGTTTAGCCGCTTTTCTTCAACGACATTGGGCAGATAATCAAGTAAGTTGTACTGCTACATTCGATCCTGAAACGGAAGCAGAAGAACTACCACATGTTCTGAAATATTTTCAATATAGATTAAAAGGTATATCGTTATTACCAAGACATCCATTAGGAGCTTATAAACAAATGCCCTACGAAGCAATAAGTGAAGATGAATATAACGACCAAGTTTCAAAACTTAAATATTTAAGTTTTGTTGGTGTTGAGGGTGAAGAGGCAGATGTAGATAAATTTTGCAATAATGATGTTTGCGAGATTGTTCCTATGGTAGATGAAATACCTCCTGTTGGGGAATCCAATTAAAATTCACATACATAAAAAGCGGACAGGCAGATGGCACACCTGTAGAAAAATGTGCCTTTTCGTTAACGAAATACAGGAGACGATTTATGAATAATCGTAATCTAATCGTAGCTGTACTACTCACGACAGGTTTGTTTGGTCAAGCCATTGTAGGTGTAGTTGCAGATGCGGAATCAAACCCTTTGGTTGGAGCTAATGTGGTTGTTGAGGGAACTGATAAAGGTGGTGTAACAGACGAGTCTGGTAAATACACTATTGATGTTGGTGCTCAAGGTGACTATGATGTAACTGCTTCATTTATTGGGTATTCATCAGTAACAAATACTGTTACGGTGAATGACATAGTTGGAACAGTTAATTTCTTATTAGAAGTTGACGCTGTTACAATGTCAGAGCTTGAAGTCTTGGCTTCACGGGCTGACGAAAAGACACCTGTTGCTTATACTACTGTAGATAAAGTTGAAATGGAAGTGAGGCTCGGTTCTCAAGATATTCCAATGATTCTTAATACTACGCCAAGTGTATATGCTACTCAACAAGGTGGTGGGGCTGGTGACGCTCGTATAAATGTGAGAGGTTTTAATCAACGGAATGTTGCAGTAATGATAAATGGTGTTCCCCAAAATGATATGGAGAACGGATGGGTCTATTGGTCTAATTGGGATGGTGTAGGTGATGCTACTTCTTCCATTCAGATGCAAAGAGGTCTATCAGCTGTAAATCTTGCTACACCATCCATTGGTGGAACAATGAATATAATCACCGATCCTGCTGCTCACGAAAAGGGTGGTAAGTTCAAACAAGAAGTAGGTGAGGGTGGATTCCTTAAATCTACTTTGAATTATAACTCAGGTTTAATTGGTGATAAGCTTGCTGTTAGTGGTACTGTTGTTCGTAAAACTGGTGATGGTTTTATTGATGGTACTTGGACAGATGCTTGGGCTTATTATCTTGGTACATCTTATGCTGTATCTGATGACCAACGATTTGAGTTATATGCAATTGGTGCTCCACAAAGACATGGACAAAACCTATATAAACAGAACATAGCAACTTATTCACAAGAGTTGGCTGGTGATGTTGATGGATATGATACTCAGGCTTTCGCTGAAGGTGAGAAGTTTGAGCATGAAGCTGGTAGGTTTTTCAATCAGAACTGGGCACCCGTTGATCCATCATACACAGGCCAACAATATTGGTATATGTATGGTGCGAGAACAACTGATAGGTACAGTTCAACACTACTGAACGAAAGAGAAAATTTCTTTCATAAACCATTAGTCAATCTTAATCATTTCTATGATGTAAATGACCAAGTTAGACTAAGTTCAATCTTGTATTGGAGTGGTGGTTCAGGAGGTGGTACAGGTACTTATGGGAGTGTTAAACGATTTCCTGCTATCGAAGGGAATGCTTGGTACTCAAGTTCACCTTGGACATGGGATTGGAACGGTGAGATTGCTGAAAACTCAGCAAACATCGATTCAGCTTGGTCAGATAGTGAGAATAGGTCAACTGGTATACTTCGTAATTCAATTAACAGACAAAATACCTATGGATTGATTTCCAAACTAAATTATGATGTAAATGATGATTTAGAGGTACAAGTCGGTATTGATTGGAGAACTGCTGGTATCGAACACGCTCGTGAGGTTCGTGATTTACTTGGTGGAGACTACTATGTAGACTTTGCTGATGATAACGCACCTGATGGTAAGAAAGTTGGGTTAGGTGATATTATCGCTTATCACAACGAAACTACGGTTGATTGGTTTGGTGCTTTCCTACAAGGTAAATACGACATACAGAAGTTCAACCTTTATGGTATGGGTGGAATATCTACTATTGGATACTCTTACTTAGACCATTTTGCAGTTGATGCTTCTAAAGTTGTTGCTGATAACATTACTACTTTTCAAGTGAAAGGTGGTGGTGTATTCAATCTTGATGATAGAATGTCAGCATTTGCTAATGTTGGATATGTTGAAAAACCACCGATTTTGGATAATGTAATTGCCTATGATGGTACAGTCGCTTCTAATCCAGACAATGAGAAGTTTCAAAGCTTTGAAGTTGGTGGAAAATACGCAAGTGATTTGGTTAATCTTAAAGGTAGTTTCTATAACACTCAATGGAAAGATAGAAACCTTACAAAATCTGTAGAAACAGGTCAAGGTGATTCAGGTGATACTGATATTATTTATCTAAAGGGTGTGAACCAAAGTCATACTGGTGTTGAAGTTGAAGCAAAAGTTGCATTACATGAAATGGTGGATGTTGACTTTGTTTTCAGCAAAGGTGATTGGTTCTTTGATGGTGACGCAATAGGTGATTATCAAGAAATGGAGTATAATGAAGAAGGTCAGGTCGTAGGACAAATGACTACTCAATATACTTATGCTCTTAATGAGTTGAAAGTTGGAGATATGCCACAAACTGCTTATGTTGGTGGTTTGACATTGAAACCAATTGAAGGACTAAGTATCCAAGGACTATACAAAATGTATGATGACAATTACGCTGATTGGAGTCCTGATGCTCGTGAAGTTGATGGTGAAGAAGATAGAGCTCAAGTATGGAAAGCCCCAGGTTATTCCAAACTTGATTTACATCTATCATACAAACTACCACAAATCGCTGGTTATGATATGACATTATCTGCACATTTATTTAATGCGCTTGATGATGTTTATGTACAAGATGCTGTTGATAACAGTAAGTACAATGGGTATGGTGACAAAGTTCACGCAGCTCATAATGCCGAAGTATTCTTGGGAACACCAAGACACTTCAATCTTGGCCTATCGGTCAATTTCTAAAATGGTAATTTGGGGGCTTGAAATATAGCCCCCATTTTATTTTAAAAAAAGCTTGACATCTATATGGTTTTATGGTTAAATTTACATATCGAAAATGGGGATTTTATAATCTAAATGTATCAGAATATTTGGTCTGAGAAACGAGCGAATAATCAAGTAGAAGTTCATCTTTGGGATGATGTAGCTGGTTATCAGAATTTTATATATAAAAATTATGCTTATGTTAAAGATGGTGGTGGGCAATATCGTTCCATCTATGGAGATAAGTTAAAAAAGGTTAATTATTGGACCGAAGAGGATTTTACGAGTGGTAGAGTATTTGAATCTGATATACCATTAGATACTCGTATTTTAATTGATAGATATCCTGATTCTGATGAACCATCCAAAAATCACCGTGAGTTGTATTTTGATATTGAGGTTGAAGTTACAGATGGTTTCCCAATGCCAGAAGAAGCTAAGAATAAAATCACTTCTGTCGCACTTTATAACAATATAGATGAAGAATATAAAGTTTATGTATTAGGTAACAACCAAAACTTCAGGAGTAATGATAAAAAAATATCCACTTCACGAAAAAATGTATTTATTTTTGATTCGGAATATGAATTGTTACGGGCGTTGATGAAGTATTGGATGGATTTTAAACCAACTATAGTTACGGGTTGGAATAGTGATAATTTCGATATACCTTATTTGTATAATAGATTAGCTCAAGTTATGGGTTTGGAAGTAGCTAATGCTCTTTCACCAATAGGTAAAGTTGTGTATAATCAGAACAAAAAGAGATATAGAATAGCTGGTGTTAGTTCGTTAGATTATTTGGAGTTGTATAAGAAATTCACTTATGTCAATAGGTCTAGTTATCGATTGGATTATATAGGTCAGATAGAAGTTGGTATGGGTAAGGTTGAGTATGAAGGTACATTAGACCAATTATTAGAAAATGATATTGAAAAGTTTGTTGAATATAATTTAGTTGATGTTAAGATTATTGTAGCATTGGAAAAGAAGTTAAAGTTAATTGATTTGGCTAAGGCTGTATCACATATGGGTAGGATACCTTATGAAGAGGTTTACTTTAGTTCTCGATACATTGAAGGTGCTATGTTGACTTATTTGAGAAGTCTTGGTTTAGTTGCTCCAAGTAAAAGACATAATGCTAAATATGATGATTCTGCTGGTAGATTTAGTGGTGCTTATGTGAAAGATCCAAATCCAGGTAGGTATGAGTGGGTATTTGATTTAGATTTAACTTCTATGTATCCATCCACTATTATGACACTCAATATATCACCTGAAACAAAGATAGGTAAAATTGAAGGTTGGGATGCTGAAGAATTTTTAAAAGAAGAGGAAAAGACATATACAGTTAGAAAGGGTGAAAAGATAATTCGTAGATTTTCTACTGGTGAGTTAAAAGATTTCTTTAGTAAGAATGAGGTGTCTATATCTTCAAATGGGATATTGTATCATTTGGATAAAAAAGGTATCATACCTGCAATACTTGAGAAGTGGTTTAATGAAAGGGTGGAGTATAGAGGTTTGGCAAAGAAGTATGGTAAAGAGGGTAATGATGAGTTACATGGTTATTTCGATAGAAGACAATATGTTCAGAAGATTCTCTTAAATAGTTTCTATGGGGTATTGGGTTTGACAGTCTTTAGGTTTTATGACATAGATAATGCTGAGGCTACCACTACTACAGGTGTGAAGTTAATTCAATTCACAGAGAAGATTGCCAATCATTATTACAATCAGAGTTTAAAAACTAAAGAGGATTATTGTATCTATACTGATACTGATTCGGTTTTCTATTCTGCCATACCATTGGTTAAACAGAGATTTCCTAATGCAGATTTGAGTGATGATAAGTTTATGACTAAACAGATATTAGAAATTGCTGATGAGGTACAGAGTTATATTAATAAGTCTTATAATTATTTTGCTCAGAAGTTTTTAAATGTAAGGGGTGAACATAGATTTGATATTAAGCAAGAAGTTATTGCTAAGTCTGCCTTTTGGGTTACTAAAAAGAGATATGGTCAATGGATTATTAATGATGGTGGTTTGGAAGTAGAGAAACTTGATGTTAAGGGTTTGGATATTGTAAGGAGTTCATTCCCACCAGCATTTCAAAAGTTTATGACCAATGTATTAAAGGCTATTTTACATAACATTGAGAAAGATAAGATAGATGAGTTTATATTGAAGTTTAAAAAGAGTTTAGATTCCAATGATATTGTTGATATATCTCTACCAAGTGGAGTAAAGGGAATTAAGAAATATTCACAAAAAGGTAAGGGTAAGGATATGTTTACCACAATGAAATCTGGAGCTCCAGTACATGTAAAGGCTTCGGTTTCTTATAATGATTTATTAAAATATTTTAAAGCTAATCATTTAGAACCTATTAGAGACCATAGTAAAATTAAATGGGTGTATTTAAAGAACAATCCATATCAATTGGATGCTATTGCATATAAAGGTTATGACGATCCTGAAGAAGTGATGGATTTTATAGAGAAATATATAGATAGGGATAAATTATTTGATAGGGCATTAACAAAGAAGATAAAGATGTTTTATGATGCTCTGAGTTGGGATATGCCTGTAGATAAAGAAAATACAGTAGAAAGATTTTTTTAGTTGACAAATTGAAAAAAAATGTGTAAATTAACAAAATATAAATCATAGGAGATTATATGAATAAACTATCATTGAATTCTTTCATCCAAAAATACCATCTTGGTGGGAATGTAAATTCCGTCAAATGGAATTCGGATGGAACTAAACTTTCAACCAGATTTATATCAGGTGATAAGAGTTTGCTTGGTGAACTTACTTTAGGTAAACAAAAATTACCTGAATTTGAAGTCGGCGTATATGACACTTCTTTATTACAAAAGATGTTATCAACACTTTCTGATAGCGTGAATTTTAAAATAAATGAAGTAGATGGAGAACCAGTAAATTTTAACTTTTCTGATTCATCACTTTCTGTAGATTATGTGTTGGCTGCAACTGGTGTTATACCTGATGTACCAGAAATGAAAAAGATGCCTGAATTTGGTACTTTGTTGAAATTGGATTCACAATTCATCAATTCTTTTATTAAGGGTAAAGCTGCTTTATCAGATGTGGAGACTTTTGCAATTACACCTGTTAAGGGTGGAGTTGAAGTAACAATTGGATATTCTGATATGAATTCTAATAGGATTAGTATTGCTGTACAAAGTGGTGCTGTTGATCTTGAGAATCCTGTTATATTCAATGCTGATTTATTTAAGGAAGTGTTGAGTGCTAACAAAGAGTGTTCTAAAGCTACATTGAATGTATCTGCTAAAGGGCTTGCTTTTGTTGAGTTCAAAATTGATGACTTTGTTGCTAAGTATTATTTAGTATCACAACAAACTACATAGTATGAGTTCACATGGATTATGGGTTGAAAAATATCGCCCAAAAGACCTATCAACTTATGTAGGTAATGAGAGTTTAAAAACTAAAGTTGCTAGATTTATAGAGGAGCAGAATGTACCACATCTGCTCCTTTATGGAAAGGCTGGTGGTGGGAAGACAACTCTTGCGAAGATAATAACCAATAATGTAGAGTGTGACTATCTCTATATTAATGCTTCGGATGAACGAAACATAGATTTGGTTAGAGATAAGTTAAAGACATTCGCTTCTTCGGTTGGTTTTAAACCAATGAAGATAGTGATATTGGATGAGGCTGATTATCTAAATCCAAATTCTGCTCAACCAGCGTTGAGGAATCTGATGGAAACATTTTCTTCACATTGTCGGTTTATATTGACTTGTAATTATGTTGAAAAGATTATCGATCCTTTACAAAGTAGATGTCAAACATATAAGATAATACCACCGAGTAAGAAAGAAGTTGCATTACATTCTAAAAATATTTTAGAAGAAGAGGGTGTCAATTTTAATTTGGATGATTTAGCATTGATAGTTACTGCTGGTTATCCAGATTTACGAAAGGTTATTAATGATTTGCAAAGACAATGTATTGATGGAGAGCTTAGAGTTGATAAGGAAGGACTTTTAAACAATGAGTTCAAGTTGTTATTCATTGAGTCTTTGAAGAATCGTGATGATATAAGAACAATAAGAAAGATGGTAGCTAATAATAATTTTACAGATTTTACAGAACTATTTAGATTGATGTATGATGAAGTGGATAACTTTGCTGGTGATAGGGTTGCTGAAGCTATAGCAGAGATTTCAAATGGATTATATCAAGATGTTTTAGTACCAGATAAAGAGATTAATTTTATTGCTACTGTGTCAAATATGATAAGGAAAATATAATGAGTACAAAACCAATGAAACCACTTCCTAAACAAAAAGTTCAAGTTGATTTGAGTGATGCTGAAACTATGACTTGTAATGAATGTAATAATAAAATTTTTATACAAGGTTATGTGGTAAAAAAGATATCGGCAATTATGTCACCAACTGGTCAGGAAGTTATCGCACCCGTACAAGTATTTAATTGTGGGAATTGTGGTGAAATTCTACCATTGGGTGATTTAGATGAACTTATTTAAATGGATTAATGAACTTTTTGTTGGTAAGAGGGATTGGGATTCTTTTACTGATGATGATAAAAAGTCTTTTAGTCCTTTTATGATTAATAGATATTTGAGTATGAAAGAGGATTATTTACCAATAGTCAATCACTTTCAGAAATTCACAATTGGAACAATGCCACATAGTGCTGTGTACCGATTCTATTGTAACCTTTTACCGAAGGGGAAAGAATATTTAAAATATATTAGTGGCAACAAAAGAAAAGTGAATAAAGATTTGATTGGCTATTTGGTAGATTATTTTGAGATAAGCACCAATCAGGCTTTAGATTATTATGATTTATTGAGTAAAGATGATTTGAAATCCATAGTAAGAGAATATGGTAAGTCTAAAAAAGAAATGAAATCCATGGGGTTAAAATGATAATGAAAATACTACGGACAATATGTTGGCCGTTAATAAAATTAAAAGAATGGACAGACCCAAACTATTGGGCTGAACGAGTAGGTGAGAGTAGTGGTCTATATGATAAGGCAAGAAACTCTAAAACTCGTCAATGGGTTGATAGTTTAGAAGGTTGGAAATGGTGGGCATGGCAATTGGGTGGTGGTTTAATAGGTGTAGTTGTAATAGAGTATCTACTTAATATGATTGGCATGACTATGTTACCTTGGAGATAAAAATGAAGTGTTTAGTTACAGGTGGTGCAGGGTTTATTGGTACTAATCTAATAAAGAGATTATTAAAAGATGGACATAGAGTTGTTAGTTTAGATAACTATTCTACTGGTAAGAAGGAAAATGAAGTGGAAGGTTGTCAATACTTTGATGTTGATCTATCAGAAGTAAAGTATTATTCGTTTTTTCAAGATAAGCCAGATGTTATATTTCATTTAGCCGCACTATCCCGTATTCAACCATCATTTGACGATCCCGAACAAACATTTAAATCTAATCTATATTCCACTGTTAATATAATGGAAGATGCGAGACGAAACAAAATACCTGTGGTGTATGCTGGAACTTCTTCTGTACATGGGGATAAGTATATCAATCCATATACATTTACAAAATGGCAGGCTGAAGAGATAGTTAAAATGTATAGTGAGTTATTTAATATACCGAGTTGTATCTGTAGATTTTATAATGCTTATGGTCCATACCAAGCAACTGAGGGTGCGTATTGTAATGTGTTGGGTATATTTGAAAGGCAATATAATGATGGAGAGCCATTGACAATTACGGGTGATGGAGAACAAAGAAGAGATTTTGTGGATGTGAGAGATATAGTGGATGGTATGGTTAAGTGTATGGAAGCAATGCATGGTGCTGTTGATATGAGATATTCAGGTGAAATATTTGAATTGGGAACAGGTAAAAATTATTCAATCAATGATATAGCAGTTGCTTTTGATGCATTGTGGACAGCTAAGTATATTGATGCTACTCCAGGAGAAATGAGAGAGACTTTGTGTACAGATACAAAAGCTAAAGATATATTAGATTGGAATCCAGAAGGTGATATAATAAAATATATAAAAGAGGAGTTAGTTGTTGAATAAATTGTTATTAGCATTAGGTGTATCCTTTATTGGACACATCATAGCTTGGTTTCATATGCAGGGGCAATTCAAATATGAATGGGCAAAGAGTATTTATTGGATTGCTCTTGGTGGTGTACCAATAAGTTTTTGTTTTTACTATGGGACTAAGTGGTATTATGAATACTTTGGAAACTATTGGTATGTCAGACCAATAGGATTTGGTATGGCTACTCTTGTTTTTGGTATACTTACTTGGATGATATTAGGAGAGACACCTGATAACAGAACATTGATTAGTTTATTTTTATCTGTAGTAATTATAGCAATTCAATTATCACATCTTTTCATAAAATAAATGTCTGTAACAGAATATACAGTTGAAGAAGTACCGAGGAAATCGATAGCTAAGTTTATAGAGAAACATCACTATTCACATAATGTAAATGGAGTTCAATCTCTATACCACTTTGGTTTATTCAGAGAAGGTAATTTTGGATTGCCAACAATGATTGGAGCTATGATGTATGCTTACCCATCAATGCCATCTACTGCAGCTAAATACAATCCAATCAATCCAACTAAGTGTTTGGAACTTAGAAGATTAGTTTGTATAGATGATACGCCTAAGAATACAGAAAGTTATTTCATAGGACAAACATTTAAATGGTTAAAACAATATACAGATATGGAAGTTGTGGTTTCTTTTGCTGATACGCATTATGGTCATGATGGTGTGATATATAAAGCCACTAACTTTGAGTATTTGGGTGAAACTGCTAAAGGTACTGTTTTGATGGTAGATGGGAAAGAAATGCATAGTAGGTCTATGAATCAAAAGTACAGACCATATAGTAGGGAGATAAAACGGCGCTATGATAGTGGTGACGAAAATATATTTTTTAAAGATAGAGCACCAAAAAATATATATGTTTATTATTTAAATAAAAAAATAAAAAGAAAAATAAAAAAGCTTGTATGATATATGAAAAATGTTGTATATTAAAATGTAATTTGGAGAGTTATAATGAATATTAGAGAAAGAGAATTAGAACCTACAGTCAAAGATCCTGCTGATGATGTAGAGAGAAAAAGTGTCAATGGGGTCCATCCAGTTGTAGAACAAATGGAAAAGGAATGGCCCGAAATGACTACAGAATTCAAAAGGTTGCAAAGAGAACAATATGAATTGTTTTGTAGAAAACAACATGATTATGGTCCAGGTAATATATCAGTCGGTACTCAATTGATTACACCAGAAGAAGTACATTTATCACTTACAGGTCTTTGGTTTAGGATGAATGATAAAATACAAAGACTTAAAAATATGTTGATGAGTAAAAGAAATTCGGCTGTAGATGAACCATTAGAGGATGCTTATTTAGATGTATCAAACTATGGTATTATGGCTACAATAGTTAAGAACAATAAGTGGGGTAAATAATGGCTAATCATGTATGGACTAGAACAGAAGTTATTTCGGAGAAAAAAGAAGTTCATGAAAAACTATGGGACTGGTACGGTGACTTATCAGGTTGGAATGAACCACATATTCGTGGTACAGTAGAACCTATCTTTGGCAAATATGAAAAGTATCCAATGGATAAGATAGGTCCTAAATGGATATTAGTTGAGGATATGGATGACTATAATAATGAAACTCATATTACTTTCTGTTCGGCTTGGAGTTTTCCAGAAGGGTTTATGGAGAGGTTTGTAGAAAAGATGGCGGAATTGGATGAAGATGTTAAGGTAAAGTTCACAGCGGATGAAGAGAGTGATGATTTCCTAGTTGGTGGATATGGTAGTAAAAAAGGCTTTAAATGGTATGAGGATGATTCGCCAGAAAGACTTTGGGAAGACGAATGTGAAGAAGAAGGTCTCGATTATGATGCAGAGACAGATAGATTTTTAGAAGAGGTTGATGATGCAGTCAATGGTATGATACAATCAGCAGAAAAATATGTAGAAGGAGAAAAGTAGTGGAAAGACATTGGGGTGAAAAGAAAACCACACAACCTAGAAAAAGTGGTGCTGAGGCTACAGAAAAACATATATCAGTACAGGATAATAAGATTTATTTCTATTCTGGTGTAAATCGAAATGCCTGTAGTGAGTTAAATAAAAAGATAAGTGAATTGGAGACAAAAGCTTTAACACTATCTTTAAATCTTGATATACAACCACCACCTATTAAATTATATATAAATTCCGGCGGTGGTTCTGTAGTTGCTGGCATTTCTTCGATGGATACAATATTGAGATGTAAGGTCCCAGTAGAAACTTATGTTGATGGGTTTTCTGCTAGTGCTGCTACATTCATGTCGGTTGTTGGTAAAAAAAGATATATGAGCAGAAATTCATATATGTTGATTCATCAGGTTTCAACTCAATTTTGGGGGACATACGCTAATTTTGATGATGAGAAAAAGAACTTAGATTTAATGATGAAAACCATTAAAGATGTTTATAAAAAGTACACCAAACTTCCTATGAAGAAATTAGATGAAATATTAAAACATGATTTGATGTGGGATGCTATAACATGTTTGGAGTATGGATTAATAGATGAGATAATATGAGTTTAAAATCTTTATCACATTCTCAATTTAGTGCATATAATCAATGTAATCTAAAATGGAAGCTTAGATATATAGATCAACTTAGTATAGGTAGTGGTAATATTTACACCATATTTGGTTCTGCTGTCCACACTGTGGTTCAGAGTTATCTTAGTGAGTTTTATGACAATACTATAAAGGATGCTGAAAGGCTACCTTTGGAGTTGATGTTGAAAAATGAAATGATAAAGGAATTCACTAAAATTAGAGAAGAACATAATGTTGATGTCTGCACTCAAAGTGAGTTGGTGGAGTTCTATGAAGATGGGGTAGAGATACTTAAAGATTTTAAAAAACATCGTGCTAAGTATTTTATGAAAAAGAATTATGAGTTGGTTGGCATTGAACTTCCTATATTTACAAAGTTACAAGATGGTGTGGAGTTTAGAAGTTTTCTTGATGTGGTGATAAAGAATAAGATTAATGGTGGGATAAAAATAATTGATTTGAAAACTGCTACCCGTGGTTGGACACATTATCAGAAAAAAGATTTTTATAAAACATCACAATTAATTCTTTATAAACAATTCTATGCAGATAAGTTTGATGTACCATTGGATGATATATCTGTAGAATTTCTCATACTTAAAAGAAAAATACCAAAAGATCCTGATTGGCCAGTAAGTAGGATGCAAAGATTTGAACCAGCTCATGGTAGTGTTACTCTTAATAAAGTTAATAAGGCATTTAATGAGTTTCGTGAATTGGTATTTGAGTCTAATGGGGATTATAATACTAAAAGAAATTATCCAGCAAAACCTGGCAACGCTTGTAAGTTTTGTGAATTTTATGATACGGAGCATTGTGAATGGGGCAAGATACTTTAAAAGTGGGGATTGTCGGTAGTCGTAAGTACGAAAACCGAAAGAAGATTAAAGAATTTATTTTTAAGTTAAAGAATGAAAAAGGTACTGATACTATAATAGTTAGTGGTGGGTGTAAACAAGGAGCTGACTATTACGCTAAGAAATATGCTCTTGAACTGGGTTTACAATATGAAGAATATCCACCAGCACATCAAGCTCATAATTTATATTGTCCACTACACGAAAGAAATTATGGTAAACCTTATAGTGTCAAAAACTTTTTTGCTCGTAATAAACAGATTGCTATTCATTCGGAATATGTAGTGGCATTTATTCCAAGAGGAGTTGATTCACCAGGTACTATGTCAACTATAAATTATGCTAAAAAATTTGGAAAAAAAACTCTTATTATTAATTAATATATATATATTTATATATGTATAATAGGAGTTATAAATGGAAGATACTAAGGTAAAACTTACATCCGTAAAGGTTATAGAAAGTCTGTATAGAGATTTCAAAACAAAAACTGTCAATTCATCTATGAATTTACAAAAACTTGTAAACAGATCAATGCATATGTATTTAAGAGAAAATGCTATAAAGGAAAATTTTGAAACATATGATGCTTTGTATGTAAGTGGGAGTCAATTCTAATGAAACCCAGTGGAATGGGAACTGCGGGGAATGATAGAATTTTAAAAGAAATTCGTGATATACTTTTGAGGATTGAAGAACATTTACTCAAAGACAACAAAAAAGTAAAAAAGAAATTATTAAAAGATTAATTTTGAAGTGAGGTTATATGGCTAAGAAGAAGATATTATTGATGTCTGATGATTTAAGAATGCATAGTGGAATAGCTACTGTATCTAAGGATATTGTTGTTGAGACACTTCACCAATATGATTGGGTACAATTAGCTGGTGCAATAAAACATCCTGAAGAAGGAAATGTTGTTAATATGGATAAAGCTATAGCTGAAATTTCAGGTGTTAAGGATGCTAAGTTAACAATATATCCTACGAGTGGTTATGGTAATCCTGATATAGTTAGAGTTATATTGGAAAGAGAAAAACCAGATGCTATATTACATTATACAGATCCAAGGTTTTGGACTTGGCTTTATAATATAGAGGCAGAAATTCGTAGGGATATTCCAATATTCTATTATAATATTTGGGATGATTTGCCAGATCCACAATACAATACCAATTACTATCTTAGTAGTGATTTATTAATGGGTATATCAAAACAAACATATGGTATTAATAAAAGACTATTACCACATTATGAAGATTGGCAAATTACTTATGTGCCACACGGTATTTCAGATAGAAGATATAAAAAAGTGGATGATGATGATAATTCTCTGTTGGAGTTTAATGATAAATTTGGGTTAACAGATAAAAAATTTAGAATTCTTTATAGTAACAGAAACATCAGAAGAAAGCAACCTGGTGATGTGGCTATGGCTTATAAATACTTTATGGATGAGTTAACTCCTGAACAAAGGGAAGAATGTGTATTGATATTTCATTGTACACCAAGCGATGAAAATGGAACTGATTTACCAAGACTGATGAAGCATTTAATGCCAGAATATGATGTTTGTTTCACACACCATATACATAATAATTCTTTTGAAGATGGGGATATGAATTTAGTTTTTAATTCAGCGGATGTTTATATTAATTTAGCGAGTAATGAAGGGTTCGGATTGGGTAGTGCTGAAGCACTTACAGTTGGAACACCAATTATTGTTAATGTTACAGGTGGATTACAAGACCAATGTGGATTTAGAGATGATGATGGAAACTTATTGACACCAGATGATTATGTTGAACTTGGTAGTAATCATAAAGGCCGTTATAAAGAACACGGAGAATGGGTAAAACCTGTATGGCCGACAAGTCGTTCATTACAAGGTTCACCACCGACACCATATATTTGGGATGATAGGTGTGAGCCTGAAGATGCTGCCATTGCTCTTCGTGAGTTTTATGATATGGGTAGAGATGAGAGAAAAAGACTTGGTGGTTTAGGTAAGAAATTTTGTGAAGAAAATCAAATGACAGCTAAAGCTATGGGACAAAATTTTATAGATTCTATGGATGGCGCTTTTGATAATTGGGAACCGAGGCAAAGATATTATATGGAGAAGATATGAAAACAAAAGTTGTTATGACAGCACCATTTAATACAAGAAGTGGTTATGGTGATCATGCTCGCTCTCTGTTTTATTCGATTATGGATAGAGAGGATTTGGATATTAAGTGTATTGATACAAAGTGGGGGGAAACACCTAGAAATCATTTAGATAAAGAAGTACCAAGGCATAAAAAGTTATTGGATGTTTTATCAGTAGAAACCAATTTAGATTCTCAACCAGATATTTATATTGATATAAGAATACCTAATGAATTTGCTCAAGTTGGTAAATATAATTTAGGTATAACTGCTGGTGTTGAGACTGATATAGTTTCTCCTGAATTCATTGAGGGGTGTAATAAAATGAATTTAAATATAGTACCATCAAAGTTTACTGCTAAAACTTTTACGGGAACTGTTTATGATAAGACAGATGATAGGAATGGTCAAAAAGTAAAATTGGGAGAGCATAAATTAACTAAACCAATTTCTGTATTGGGGGAAGGTGTTGATATTGATGTTTATAAACCATTTGATTTGAAGGATGTGAAATCAAAATTTGTGTATGATTTGGATGAATTATTAAAAAAAGAAAATTTTGTTTATTTACATGTTGGTTTGTGGGGAAAGGGTGGTTATGGAGAGGATAGAAAGAATATCTCTTTGATGATAAAAACATTTTTGGAAGCATTTACAAATGTTCCAAAAGATAAGATGCCCGCATTGTTGTTAAAAACGAATGGTTCTGGTTTTTCAATTATGGATAAACATGAGACAACAAAAAAAATAAAAGGTATTATGGAACAATTTGGAGATTTTCAAATTCCTAATGTATATTTGATACATGGGGATTTGACAATTAAACAAATGGCTATGTTATATAATCATTCTAAGGTAAAGGCTTTCTTAACTTGTACACATGGTGAAGGATTTGGAAGGCCGATGTTAGAGGCTAGTTGTTGTGACTTACCTGTAATTGCTCCAAATTGGAGTGGTCACATGGATTTCTTAAATCCATCTGAGGCATTGATAATACAGGGTAAATTAAAAGAAGTTCCAAAATCGAATGTTTGGCATCCAATAGTAGTTGAACAATCTAAGTGGTATGATGTTAATGAAGATGATGTAAAAAGAAAATTAAGACTTTTACATAAAAATCATAGTAGTATTTTAAAAAAAGCTAAGAGGCTTGGTAAAAAGAATAGAAAAGATTTTTCTTTAGAAAAGATGGCTAATGATTTTAGTAAAATTATTGATGATATAATTGCAAATGTACCAAAGCAGGTTTCTTTGAAATTACCTAAATTGAAAAAGGTGGGAGATTCTAATGAATCATCTACACCTAAAAAACTTAATTTACCAAAGTTGAAGAAGATATGAGTTTCGATGATATGAGATTGAAAGTAAAGTGTCCTTGCTGTGTGGAAGAGGGGAATGAAGAAGACACTTTAATTTTACTTGGTGATGAAAGACAAAGTATGCAGTGTGTCCATTGTGGGTATGCGTCAAGTAGTGATTATAAAGATAAATTAACTGATGATTTAGATGATAAATTCAAATCTATTTGTAAAAATATAGGTGGTAGGAATTGGTTGCCGGGAGTTTTTACAAGTGAAAATTATTATATAACGCCTGATGTTAAGGATGGGAAATTGATATGGCATATTATAACTAAGTTGGGAACGGAGTCTACAAAGGTTGAGATGCCACATTTTAGTGATGCTTTTAATATAGTAAGAACAATGGAAAGTCATAGTGGCAACGAGATACAACAATAGTAAAATAATAATTAAACAACAGACAATGACATTGGGAAGGTTGTTGCCTGGAATGATACTGACATTTAATTATTCTGTACCTAATGTTACTGATCCAAAACCCATTCTTCTTTTTTTACATCGTGATCCAAAGAAAAGAATTATAGAAGGTTTGAATTTAAATTATTTACCACCATCAAAACTTAAAAGATTATTTTATTTTATCGATTTTAGAAAGGGTGAGACTGGAATGGAAAATTTAGTCAGATTGAAAGAAGATTATTTTAGGATAAAAATTTCACACCCAAAAGAACCAACAGATATGGACAATGATAGATTTTATCATGACATAATTAAAGCTGATAATGTATTTGTTAGATCCTATCGTAGTTATAAGACACCAAAGTTATCGTCTATGAAAGTTATTTCGATACAAGAAGAATACATACACAAACCAGGTGGAAGTCCTTTTGATTAATGAAAATAAGTTATTCTATATTAACACACAATGAAGATAAGACTTTGGAGAAGTTATTAAAGTTCTTAGTAAAGTGGAAAAATCCCAATGATGAAATAGTCATATTAGACGATTTTTCAGATAATGAAAAGACAAAACAGATATTAGATTTCTATGTATCAGCACATGATATAGTATTTGAACAAAGAAGTCTATTGAAAGATTTTGCTTCACAAAAGAATCATTTGAAAGGTATGTGTAATGGTGAGTATAGTTTTAATCTTGATGCTGATGAGATGATAAGTAGGTGGATGATTCAGAATGTTCATGAAATTATTGATGGTAATCCAACTATTGATTTATTTTGGGTGCCAAGAATAAATACTGTGGATGGAATAACAGAACAACATTGTAGGATGTATGGATACAGATTGAATGAAAATGGTTGGATAAACTTTCCTGATTGGCAAGGTAGGTTGTTTAAAAATAGACCTAACATCCGTTGGGAAAAGAAAGTACATGAGATGATAACTGGATATAAAACCTATTCAACCTTACCAACAGATAAACCATTTTGTATACTACACCCAAAGACGATAGATAAACAAGTAGAACAGAATAAATTTTATAATGAAGAGATAAGTGGGTTAATTTAATATGCAAGACATGAAAGGTTATAGGGATGAATTCTTAAATGTTTTGAAGGAAACCAATAATCATTATGATACGGAAATTGTTGAGTTGGAAAGAAATGGAATAACTTTTAAGTATCATAGATGGTTACATCCAATGCAAGGTGAATGGGAATTAATTTCTTTATTTACGGATGAGATATTAAATAATATTTCTAAAATCATAAAACCAAATTCTACAGTTATTGATATTGGTGCACAGAGTGGTAATATGTCTGTGGCTTATTCTTTATTTGCTGATAAAGTTATTTCATTTGAATGTAATCCTGCTACTTATGAGGTTTTAGAAAAAAATGCAGAATTACATCCAAACATAATTCCATTTAATTATGCTGTATCTGATGATGAAGGTCCATTGAGATTTCATTATTCAGATGATGGGTTGTGTAATGGTGGTTATGCTGAGAGAACTGATTTTGGTGTAGGTGTTACTGGTCATCAGATACCTATAGATGTTTGGGGTGTAAATTTAGATAGTTTTTTAGAAAAAAATAGTTTAATTGACAATGAAGTTTCTTTAATAAAAATTGATACAGAGGGACATGATAAAGACATTTTAAAGACTCTTGTTGATATAATATATAGAGATTCTCCTGTAATAATAACGGAAATCTATACTGGACTGAACTCTATAGAAATGCGAGAAATGATGAATGTCATTAATAATATTGGTTATACAGCTTATGATGAAGTTGCTAATAAATTAGACATAGAAAATTTGGGGGATGAAGTGGTCTTAATGGAAAATGATGAATTACTTTCTGGTCATAATTTGATTTGTGTGCCAGATAAATTAGAGGTTAATTATGATACCAAATAAAATGCATTTTGTTTTTGGTTTGTCTGAAGATTTTGGTGGTAAACCGTGGAAGTTGTGCCATTACCTTTCAGTCAAATCGGCTATAGAATTAAATAAGCCAGAGAAAGCTTATCTTTATTATAAACATAAGCCGAGTGGTGAATGGTTTGAAAAAATAGAAAATGATTTGGAGCTTGTAAAGATAGAACCACCAAAAGAGATTTTTGGAAATCCACTTTTACATGTAGCACATCAAACTGGTGTGATAAGGTTACAAGTTCTTTTAGAAGAGGGTGGTATCTATATGGATGTTGATACGATATCGGTGAAACCATTTACTGATTTGTTGGAAAACAAATGTGTTTTGGGAATACAAGGTACACCTGATGGAAATGTTGAGGGGCTTTGTGATGGTGTTATTTTGGCAGAAAAGGATAGTGAGTTTCTTAAACATTGGTTGATGAGTTATCAATCACATAGGTCTAAAGGTAGAGACCAATATTGGGCTGAACATGCAGTTCAAATGCCATTTATATTATCAAAGCAATATCCAGAACTTTTACATATAGAACCATATAGTAGTTTTCATTATCCACTCTATCATTCCAACGAACCTACTGCTAGTCAAGTTGGTATTAAGTTGATGTTTGAACAAGATATACAATTGGATGGTGCTTATTGCCACCATGTGTGGGAATCTATATCTTGGGATCCTTACTTAAAGGATTTATCAGTTAAAGAGATAATGAGTAATGATACAACATTTAATAGAATTGCAAGGAGATTTTTATAATGAAGAGAGCATTAATTACGGGTGTAAATGGTATGGATGGAAGTTATCTTGCTGATTTACTATTGGAAAAGGGATATGAAGTCTATGGTATGGAGAGGCGTTCATCAACAAAAAATAGAACTAATACAGGTCATCTTGAAGGTAAGATAACTTTCGTTAATGGTGATTTAACAGATCAGAATTCATTGGTCAGAGTATTGAGGGAGTCAAATCCACATGAGGTTTACAACTTAGGAGCACAATCATTTGTTGGGGAGAGTTGGAACACACCAGAGCAAACAAGCGATGTTAGTGGAATGGGTGCATTAAGAATGCTAGAGGCAATCAGAGAGTATGGTAAAGATGTGAAATATTACCAAGCGTCAACATCTGAAATGTTTGGTAAGATGGTAGAGAATCCAGCAAATGAGAACACACCTTTCTATCCTCGTTCACCTTATGGAGTTGCTAAACTATATGCTCATTGGATGACAAAGAACTACAGAGAGTCTTATGATATGTTTAATGTAAGTGGTATTTTATTTAATCATGAATCAGAGAGACGTGGTAAAGAATTTGTAACTCGTAAAATAACTGATGGTGTCGCTCGTATCCATTTGGGATTACAGGATCATATAACATTAGGTAATTTAGATTCAAAAAGAGATTGGGGATATTCACCAGATTATGTAGAATGTATGTGGTTGATGTTACAACAAGATAAGCCAGATGATTATGTGATTGCGACTGGAGTAGAACATTCAATACGAGATTTCTTAGATGCAGCTTTTAATTGTGTTGGTGTTGGAGATTGGAGTCACTATGTAAAACAGGATCCACGATATATGAGGCCTGCTGAGGTGGATGTTTTGTGTGGTGATTCAACGAAAGCCAGAGTTGAATTAGGATGGACACCAAAAACATCATTTGAAGAAATGGTAAGTCGAATGGTAGAAAATGATATAGGATTATTATCATGAAATATAATTTAGGTGGTAGAGGAAGAGGTACAGAATATATACATGTGAATTTAGAGGATGATTGTGATGTAAATCATGATATATTAGATTTAGATGGGTTCATAGAAGAGGATGGTGTTGTTGATGAATTTTTTCTTGAACATACATTGGAACATGTGCCTATACCAAAGTATAAACAATTTTTATTGGATATGCAAAGGAAATTAAAAGAAGGTGGTAGTATTAAAGTTATACATACGGATGGTGGATATGTGATTAAATTATGGATTGATGGTAAGTTACCATTTAGGTCTATGAAGAAAACATTATTTCCACCTGCTGATTATGTAGCTTGGAATCCACTTATGGCACATCAGAATATGTGGACAGATGTTGATTTGGCTAAAGACTTTAAAGCTTTGGGATTTGATGCTTATACATTTGACGCTGGAGAATGGCAGTATGATTTAACTGATGAATTTTATCCAGAGTTAGAACCACAGTATTGGGGAACACCCATAAAAAATTTGGGAGTGTTGGCTGTAAAAGTTTAATATGCGTATTCTATTATTTTCATCAGATTCCAAAGGAATTGCATATTTAAGTCCAATACATGTTGAATTATTAAAAAGAGGACATGAATCATTTTTTTTATATAATCCAAATAATCTCACAGCTTATCCGAAAAGTGAAATGGAAAAATATATGTATGATTCTAGTGGAACAGAATATGATTTTAAAGGAGAGTTGATATCAGATACGCTTAATATACCACTACCATTTAAACCACAATATTTGATTGTGCATAGAGAAAGGTGGGATCCTGAACAAAGCGTATTGAGAGAGTTTAAAGAGAAATTTAATACAAAAATAATTTTAGTTGAAGTTAATACTCAAATAGCTAATGTGATTGAATCTAGATTGGAAGCAATATCAAGAACAAAATATCCACAAAGTGATATTGATTTATTTTTTGACCATAGTGATTTTTGTTTGGAGAATAGAAAAAAGTTGGTTGATTTTGATGGTTTCGATAAATCTATAGTTGTTGGCAACCCTTGTTATGATAATAATATATTGGGTGGTGTAAATAATGAAGTTTATGAGAAGTATGGTATAGATAAAAATAAGAAACAAATTTTATTTTATGGATTGATAAATATGGATAGAAATATAGCATTTGAATTGCTAGAAAATTTATCTGATAAAATAACTGACGATTATCAAATACATTATAAACCATTTCCAGGTGAACCATTTAATTCTATGTGGATGAACGATTTTCTGCCTGATTTTAGAGTGAAGAATGTTAATGTTATTAGAGACCATTTTGATTTGTTTTCTATGTATTCGATATGTGATATACATATAGGAGTTATTGGTTCGGTTATGTATCCACCGTTACTTATGAATAAAAAAGTAGTTAACATAAATAATCATTGTACTTATTTGGATAGGGGAAATGATGTAAATGTTTATTTAGAAGAGGATTCTGTTGGGGCGGGAGATGGTTCTGCTAAATTTTGGATGAGAGTTCATGAATTAGAAACGATAGATGAATTTAAGAATTTAGTTGATTTTGATAGAATAGAATTATTTAAAAAGGATAATGAGAGAGTAAAGGATATAATTAATAAAGGTACATACAATTATGATTATGATTTGAAATTTTTGACTGATGAGTCAAAAAAAGATTACTCAGAATTATTAAAATTATTTGATGATTATAATGATGGTATGGCTTCCAATCGCATAGTTACATACTTAGAGGAAAATGAACTTAAATTATTATAATAATACAGCTACAATGGTTGAACACAATGGTACTAAAATATTGTTTGACCCCTGGTTAGTTGGTAAGGCTTATTATGGATCTTGGACATCTTATCCAGAGTTGGATATTGATATGAAAAGTTTTGATGATGTTGATTATATACATATTTCACATATACACCCAGACCATTGTCATGAAGAGACTCTTAAAATGATATCAAATGATATTCCTATTTTGATACATAATTGGGATAATAAATTTGTAAAGATGAATTTGGAAAGAATGGGTAAAAATGTAATAGAGATGGAACATGGAGATAGTTTTAAATTATCAGATGGTTTTGAACTTTATGTTTATGCTGCTGATGGTTGTGATCCGAAAGAGTGTTTTAAATTTTTTGGTTGTGGTAAGATGACACCATTAGATAAGTCAGTTGGTATAGATACATTTTCAGTTTTAACTACTGGTGATAAAAAAATAATTCAAATAAATGATTGTCAATTTCCATTAACTGAAAAAACAATTACAGATGTTAAAAGCAAATTTGGTGATATAGATTTATTATTGGTTGGATACACTGGAGCTGGTTCTTATCCACAATGTTGGATTGATTATTCCGATGATGATAAGATAAATAAGTATGGGGAAATTAAAAGACAAAAATTTTTAGATTGGGGAATGGGATTTTTGGATATATTAAAACCCAAACATTATATGCCATATGCCGGAACTTATACTCTTTGTGGTCCGATGGGTGAGCTGGAAAAATTTAAATGTACACCAGAACTACCTGATGCGTTGGAATATTTTACCAATCATTATGGTAGTGGTGGTTTTTTGTTGAATCCGAAGGAATCATTTGATTTAGTAACAGAAGAGGTTTCAGCTGAATATCAACATTATGATGTTGAAGAGAGATATGATTATATAAAAAACATTTTGTCAAAGGAAAAGCTTGACTATGATGATGATCATGATGTATCTTTATATGATGTTATGGAATTAGTACCAAAGGCGTATAAAAGATATGATAAAAAGAGAAAAGAATTATCCTTTGTTACTGATATAGACATATATATAGATTTACCAAATAATAAATTGTTGAAAATTTTTGGTGATGAAAGTGGTTATGATGTGATTGATTACACAGATAATCGTGGAAATCATTTTTCTTATTCTTTGAATCCTAAATTATTTTACAGATTGTTGAAGGGTCCAAAATATGCACATTGGAATAATGCTGAGATAGGTTCACATATAAGATTCAGTAGATATCCTGAGGTGTATCAGAGAAAGTTAACTTATTCAATGAATTTTTTTCATTCATAGGGGAATATTTTGTTGAAAGATATACATAAAAAAATAGTTGATGAGGTTTTGGTTGAGGGTATTGCTAAATCACATATATCCGAAATTTTTACCAAAAAGGAAAAGGATTTATTTAACAATGTTGTGGATTTTTATAATGATGTATATTTACAGAATCCACAAATCATTGAACGAATGAATTTATTAGCTAATGGAACGCCCATAAGAGATAAATACAAATGGTTTGAGATAACACAAAATGAACTTTTGGGTAGAGGTTTGAATCTTAATGATGGTGATGTAATAAATATATATTTAACAGATACATTGATAGATATGGCTGAGTATTTTCATAGAGAACAACCAAAATTAAGAAATGTATTTTCATACATACATTCTCAGAATCCATTTAAAGAGGAGTTGGGTTCACAGGCCTGGCATCGTGATGGAGAGGATTTTCGTATATTTAAAGCCTTTATCTATTTGAATGATATTGGTCCTTCGAATGGTGCTTTGAATTATATTAAGAAGAGTCAATTTGGTGGAAAGTGGGCGTCAATTACTGATAATATTATAGGTAATAACTATGGTAGAGGGTGGCCTATTTATTTTGAACCACCACAAGAAGATGTGGCTACTGCTGAGGGTCCGGTTGGTACGATTTATTTTGTTAACACACATGGATTACATAAAGGTGGTATGGTTAATGAGGGAATGAGATGTATGTTATCTGGTTGTTATTTGGGGGAAAACGCTTATACGATAGTTGGGGAAAAAAGTCCTGATTTTGTCAATTTTAATAAGGAAGGAGTTACAGAAATTGATTATCGGTCAGATGAGTATGAAATGTTATCCGATAAACAAAAGAGTATTTTAAATTAATGAAGAATATAGAAAACATAATAAATGATTTAACAATCAAACCAAATTTTATACATAATGATTTTAGCGATTTTATACCAGGTAGAACTCCAGTATTTTATTCTGGTCCTTATTGGGATGATGAGGAAGTAAAAATGGCATTAAAGGGATTTTTAACTGGTAAGTGGTTAAGTTCTGGTGAATATGTACATAGGTTTGAAAAGAAGTTTGCACAAAAGTTTAATACGAAATATGGATTGATGGTCAACAGCGGTAGTTCTGCTAATTTGGTGATGATAGGTGCGATTAAAAAAGTATTAGAGTGGGAAGATGGTGACGAAATTATTGTATCACCTGTTGGATTTCCAACAACGATAGCACCGATAGTTCAACATAATTTAAAACCTGTTTTTATTGATATAGAATTTGATACACTTAATTTTGATGTTAATTTGATAGAGCAAAAAATAACTAATAAGACAAAAGCTATATTCGTATCACCAGTTCTTGGTAATCCACCCGATATGAAAAAGATTATGGATTTGTGTGATAAATACAATATAGAAATTATATTAGATAGTTGTGATAGCATTGGAACTAAGTGGGATGATAAATTATTGGTGGATTATAGTATAGCTTGGAGCTGTTCATTTTTCCCATCACATCATATAACTACAGGTGAAGGTGGAATGGTTTGTAGTAATGATGAGAGAATTGTATCTACGGCAAGAAGTATGGCTTGGTGGGGTAGGGATTGCTATTGTGTGGGTCCTGCTAATCTGTTACCTAATGGAACTTGTGGTAATAGATTTGATAATTGGTTGCCGAATTATGATGGTATAATGGATCACAAATATATCTTTACTAACTTAGGATATAATTTAAAACCATTGGATTTTCAGGGTGCTATTGGATTAGCTCAGATGAAAAAGGTTGATGAGATTCATATCAGAAGAAGACATTCAAAAAAAGTTTTAGGTGAAATGTTAGAGGCTTTATTGGATGTAAAAGTTCCAAAAGAATTGCCAAATGCTGAAACATCGTGGTTTGGGACTCCTATTATTTGTGAAAATAAAGAGTATAAAGATAGATTGGTGAGTCATTTAGAAAAGAATAAAATACAAACCAGAAATTATTTTGCTGGTAATATATTATTACATCCTGGTTATTCCGACTTAGATGAGTGGGGTGATTATCCATTAAGTAATGAGGTATTAAATAAGGTATTTTTCATTGGCGCTGCTCCACACTATACAAAAGAAGTTTTTCTTTTTATAAAAAATGTTTTAGGGGAATTTTGATGAAGGATTTACAATCATCATTGAAAGAAAAAGGCGAATATGTAACTCAGATAATTCATTTTGTGGGTGGAGTTAAGAGGACATTTGAGGGTGTCTCTACTTCAAAAATTAAACAAGGTCAAATGACTAAGTTGGAATTGAAAGATGGTCGAATTGTAATGGTGAATGATGCTAATGTTCTTTGTGTAGAGGTTTTTAGTGAAGAGTAGGTTGATATTGGGTGATGGTATATTGGGTTCGAAGTTACATGAGTTAACTGGTTGGGACTATATTAGTAGAAAAAAAGATGGTATCGATTTTACTGATTTTAATTCTTATTCTGAATACATATTATCTTATAGTGAGGTTATAAATTGTATAGCAAATACCGATACCTATAGTGATGATAGAGAAGTTCATTGGGATGTTAATTATAAAGGTGTGGTGGATTTGGTTGATTATATTTCTACAAAGGCCTGTCATATGAAACTTACCCATATATCAACTGATTACATATACACACACAGTGTTGATAATGCCTCAGAGAGTGATGTTCCTGTGCATTGTAATAATTGGTATGGTTACACAAAATTATTATCTGATGCTTATATTCAATTGAAGTTAAAAAAGTTTTTATTGCTCAGAGGAACACATAAGGAAGAACCATTTATATATCCTAAGGCTTGGAAAAATCAGAAGGGTAATTTTGACTATGTTTCTGTGATAAGTAAACTTTATGTTAGGTTGATAGAAAACGATTCTTATGGAGTTTATAATGTTGGTACAGATGTTAAGACAATGTATGATTTAGCTAAGAGAACTAAGTTAGATGTAGAAGCTGTTGATGGGATTGGTATGCCGGCTAATGTTACGATGGATACTAATAAGTTGAGAGGAGTTTTAGATGTCAAATCTTTTATTTAGTCAAGGAGGTATATCAGATTCTACTGGACTTAGAGGTGGTCAAATATCACACAAACTTACTGGGCAATATGAACCATTGATTTTAAATTATGGTGATAATATTAATGTAAAAAATAAAATTATTATTGTCATAAAGTTGATGTGGAATAATTTTGATTTATTAACACACTTAAAAAATAATGGTAACAAGTTAGTTTTTGATGTCGTTGATTTGACTGATAAGGATAAATTCAATCCAAATGAAAATAAAGAAGTTCCTAATTTTTTACCGAACATCAGAGAAGATTTTTTTGATGGGTATATTGTAAATAACAAAAGGCAAAAGAGATGGTGGAGAGATAATGTTGATTATGATGAAAGTAAACCAATTTTTGTGATACCACACCATTGGGATATGAGATTTGAGTGGTTTCCGAAGGGGTATTATAACGAACCATACTTTTACTTTTTAGGTACAGATGCTTCTGAGGGTAACAAAAATCAGAATTGTTTACATTTAAATGAATTACAGAAAGAAGGTTTTTTAGATGATTGGAGAAAGGGTGGTCCTCCAGGAGTTTGTAGAATCTTTTTAGATAGTCCGTTAAATGGTTGTCAATTGAGTATTAGAAAAAAGAAATCTTGGGAATATTGTATGAAACCAGCTACAAAGTTGTCAACATCAGCAGCTATGGATTCCGTATTGATTACTACTAATGATTGGACCATAAGGGATTTATTATCAGAACCATATCCTGATTATCCTTATTTGTTGGAAACATCTGAATATGATGAGGTTGTTGAGATGATAAAAAAGGTTAAAAAAACTTTTGGTAAAGAGGAGTGGAATTTAGCTAAAGATATAATGCGAAAAGTTAAAAATGATTTATCTATAGATAATGTAATAAAATATTATGAAGAAGTGGATAAGTATTTTAGTAAGTAGGAGTATGATATGTTTGTGAAAAATGATAATGAAACCTATATTATAGCCGAAATAGGTCAAAATCACAATGGGGATATTGACATATGTAAAAAGTTAATTGATCAGCTTGTTGTTTATTCATACGACGAGACTACTGGTGATAGGTTAAATACTATAAATGCTATAAAGTTGACAAAGAGAGATTTGGGTGAGGAATTGACTGAAGAGATGATGGATAGTCCTTATTTGGGTCCAAATTCTTTTGGAAAAACTTATGGTGAACATAGAGAGTTTTTGGAGTTTACTTATGAACAACATTGTGAGCTGTCAGATTATGTACGGGGGAAGGGTGTTGATTTTGTTGATACATTGTGTTCGCCAAAAACAGTGGAGTTGGCAAATATGACTACTATTGATAAGATAAAGATAGCTTCAAGAGATGTAACCAATATACCTTTGTTGAATGAAATTAGTAAGACGGATAATGATATTATTTTTTCAACGGGTATGGTTGGGGAGCATGAGATTGATGTTGCTTTGGATATATTGGATAATAAAAATAGAGAGATAAGTATATTACATTGTTTATCACAATATCCAGCAGAGTTTTCTAATTTAAATTTATTGTCGATAGAGAGATTATATGAAAAGTATGGAGATAGATGCACCATAGGTTATTCAGACCATTCGATTGGGTGGCATATACCTTTAGCTGCTGTGGCTATGGGTGCTAAAATAATTGAAAAGCATGTCACCTTAGATAAGAAAATGAAAGGTACAGATCAAATAGGTTCTACTGAACCACATGAAATGAAAGAGTTGGTACACAATATCAGAACATTTGAAAAATCTTTGGGTGATAAAATTGTTTTTAAACATGAGTCTGTGGAGTTAGCATCAAATAAATTAGAAAGGTCTTTGGCAACTAATAAACTTTTACACATTGGGCATGTTTTGGATGAAAGTGATGTACATATGATAAGTCCTGGAGATGGGATGAAGTGGGAAGAGTTAGGTGGAATTATAGGAAAGAAAGTTCAGAGGAACTATGGTAAAAATGAGTTGATAAAGGTTGATGATTTCAAATGATTATCTTTGTTGATATAGACGACACAATATGTTCAGGTGATTATAATGGAGACTATGGTAATGCTGAACCAATTTATGAGAATATAAATAAAATTAATAAGTTGTATGATGATGGACATCATATAAAGTATTGGACTGCGAGAGGTAGTGGAACTGGAATAGATTGGTATGAAGTTACCAAAAAACAATTAGATGAGTGGGGTTGTAAACATCATGAATTATCAGCTGGTGAGAAGCCGGTATACGATTTATTAATATGTGATAAGACAAAGAGGATAGAAGAAATTTGAAGGATATTAAAGATATATTATTCATAGTTCAATCTAGATTAAATTCTGAAAGAGTTCCCAAAAAGATGATTAAAGATTTTGCTGGAACTACATTGGTTGATTTAGTGTTAGAGAAATTAGTTAACATTGACATTATACCGAATAATCAAATATATTTGTCGGCTAATGAAAAAGAACTTATTGATGTTGGAAATAAATATCCAATAAATATATTTGAAAGAAGTTATGAATCAGCAAATATAGATTCTGGCATAGATGTGATGTTTGAGTGGTATAATAAATTACCATTTAAGTATGTGGTTATGGTAGCTGGATGTAACCCACTTCTTAAAGAAGAAACCATTGAAGGATTTATTGAATCATATATCCAATCAGATTATGATGGTATGTTTGCTGTAATAGATAAGAAAGAATATTTTTGGAATAAAGAAGGTATTATGTTGAATGATTGGCCAGAGGGGCAGGATTTGTTGAATTCGAAAGCAGTGGAATCAACTTATCAGGCAGCTCATTGTTTGTATGGTTCTTTGATGGAATCAATAGGTAAAGGAAAGTGGTGTGGTTCTTGGAGAAAGAAAAATGATCCAGTTTTATATCCAATAAATGGTTATGAAGCATTCGATATTGATTATCAATGGCAATTTGAAATAGCAGAGGTAATGTATGAAAAAAATAACATTTTGTATACCGAGTAAAAATAATTTAAGGTATCTAAAAACTTGTATTCCATCTATAAGAGAGAATGCTTACAGAGATGATCATGACATTTTCGTTTTTGTAGATGCTGATGAGGACAACACTGTTGAGTGGTGTGCTGATAATGTTAAAAAATATAATTTCACATATGACATAAATCCAAGACTTGGAGCAGATTTATATGGGATAGGTAAGGCTTATGATTTTTGTGTAGAGAATTCAAAAACAGATATATTTATGATATTTCATGCGGATATGATGTTGGGTAAACATGCGGACTTAAAAGCTTATGAACATTTAAAGAAAAATACTGTAGTTTGTTCGACTCGTATAGAACCACCGATACATCCAAATGCTGGGGAAAAGATATTAGAAGATTTTGGAATGTGGCCAGAAGATTTTAAACACAATGAGTTCAATGAGTATGTGACTGCTAGGCTTGAAGATGATAAGGTAACTAATGGTATCTTTGCACCTTGGATGATGTATAAAGATGAATTCCTAAAGATAGGTGGTCATGATTATATGTTTCGTTCTGCGAGAGAGGACAGTGATGTGTTCAATAGGTTGTCTTTGGCTGGGTTTGAGTTCATACAACCTTGGAATAGTTTGGTTTACCATTTGACTGGTAGGGGTGGACAATTTCAACATGGAAAGGTGACACAAGAACATAATCAGAAGAGTGAAGAGTGGCAACAATTGATGAATAATTCAACCAGAGATTTCATTCGTAAGTGGGGTAGTCAAGTTCAACATACTGATTTGATGTTACCAATAGTTCAACCTAAATATGATATAGGTTTTGTTGCTTATAATTGCAATAAAGAGATGTTGAAGGTTTTAGAACCTTGGTGTAGTAAAATATATTTAGATTTTGGTTCGGATTATATGACGGAATATAAGAGAGAAGAACAACCAAATACAGACTTTGATTTGGATGAGAGAATATTTTTATATGGTCATAATAAGATATCAGATTTACATGATGTGTGTGTGGAATTTGATTGTAATAAATTTCAACAACATCATTTTAATGTTATTGCAAATTTATCATCAATACTAAAAGATTCTGGTGAGATAGGGGAGTTGGAGTTGGATATATTTAAATTTTACATCAATTCACTGAGGACATATGAAAAAGATTATATCGTTTATGACAAATAGGTTATATTTATAAGTGTAATAGGAGTTATATAATGGATAAATTAGGTTTATATATTAGTAATTTGATGACCACTGTTGTAGATAAAGAAGAAAAACATTTTGTTAGGAAATTAGCATTTGGTGAACTTCAAAAATTGAATGGTGATATCGGTGATTTTTTATTGAGGTGGAATGACGAATTTGACGAAGTACCTGACGAATTAAAAAAAGAAGAAAATGAAAAACAATTAATATTAGAGTTTGGAGAGAAAAATGAAAGAACAGATTGATAGAATAAGAAAAGTAATGGACATAATGTATGATAAATTGAACATTGATTTATATAAAGTAGAAAATGGCAATGTTTCAACTGTAAATGTCACAGAAAAGAATCGTGTTAATCCATTTGATATGGTTCAAGATAATGTCAGAGATGTTATCAATCAACTTAAAAAACTAGAGGAGTTATAAATGAGTACAAATGATCATGCTCAAGACCGATACGATCCGCCATCAATTGGTAGTGATTGGGAAGAAAGCTTTTTTTCAGAACTCAACAGAGGTGATGTATTTAGAGTTTTACAAAGCGCGGCGAGTAAACAATACAGAAAGATAGATGAAGGCACTGCCTTTGATGTGAAGGAACAGATAGAGATAAAGTTAGAACCTCAAGAAAAGGTGTATGTCAAGTCGTAGTTTCGAAAAACCCGTTAGAATACCTGGAAAGAAATTATCTATAACTAAGAAAATGATTGAGGATGCTCAATCTCAAACAAAATCAAATTCTGCCGCTGCTAGATGGTTGGGTATAAACTATTTGACTTTCAGAAAATATGCTAGGATGTATGATTTGTGGGAAAATAATTTAAACCCACATGGATTTGGTATAAAGAAAGGTTATGGGAAATATAGAAAACCATTGGATCAGATACTTGCGAAAAAGGATAGGAAGAATAAGTTGAGCATGAAGTATTTAAAAAACAGATTAATTGGTGAAGGTTGGATTGAAGAAGAGTGTAGTTCTTGTTCTTATAATGAAGTAGTTTTGGGTAAAGATGAGGTATTATTGAGATTGGATTTTATTGATGGGCAAAGAGATAATTATGAGATGTCTAATTTGAGATTATTGTGCCCAAATTGTTTTTTATCATTTAACGGCTGGTTTCCATCAGCAGGGAATTTTTAATGAAGGGAAAAATGAAAGAAGATGTTTTTACATCTGATGGCGCACTTTACAAAGGTGATGTAGTTATAATAAATGTGTTAGATCAACTATCCAAAACTTATCAGGTTGAAACTAAAATTGGTAAACTTTTTACAATAAAACAAAATAAAGTTGAGTTATTAAAAAATGAAGAATGAAATAGGTATAGCGACAAAAGAGATAATGTCTCCAGATGGTGTGATACATAAAACACAAAGGGTTGAAATATTAGATGAAGCTGGTGGCGTTTATGTTGTTAAGGTACTGGAAACAAAGGAAGTTATAAAAAATGTACCCACCCATTGTATCAGAAAGTTAGATCCAAAAAATACTTGACAATCATAGATTTTCTATGTAAGTTAATACATGAAAAAGGTTATAAATTGTTTTAAAGAACACAATCCAGTTATTAATAAAAAACTGAGAGAGGTTTCAATTGAAGAAGGTGAACAAATTGCAACAGAATTATTTAGGATCCTCAACAAAAATAAAGATGGAATTGGTTTGGCTGCTAACCAAATTGGTATCGATGCTGCTGTTGCTGTTGTTAATGTACGCGAGCCGATAGTTTTAATAAATCCTAAAATCGTTGAGAAACATAATGAGATAGATTATTATGAAGGATGTTTATCTTATCCTGGTAAAGGAGTACACACCAAAAGATACGAAACAGTCCACATAAAAACCGCACAATCAGAAAGTGGTTGGATTTTTAGTGGTTGTGATGTTGGTGAAAGTGCAAAAGGTACTTGGGAAGCAGAAAAAGCAAAAGAACATGATAGGGAACAGAGATTGTTAGAATCAGTTTGTGTTCAACATGAGATTGATCATTTGAATGGTGTAGTATGTATGGATAGGAAAGTGGATACTACTGTCAGAGTTGAAAAGAAAATAGGTAGGAATCAGAAGGTATTAATTGCTTGTGGTCCTGATTCAAAGGTTGTTAAATATAAAAAAGCAATACCCTTATTGGAAAGGGGTTGGGTTTTAGTGGAGTCATAATGAAAAAAATAAATATATCGTTAGTTCATCTTTTAATTGCAATTAGTACATTCCTTTTTTGTACAGCAAAACTGACTGGGCAAGTGAGACCAGAAATGATACCTTATATATTATCACCAAATGATTATCATCCAGATAGTAATTTAGAACTTGGTATTACTATAATTCATCCATATTCACTTAATTCAATACCTATAGATATACAAAGAGAAGAAACTTTAGAGATGATTTATGAAAGAATAGCTTTTGAAGTTGTAAATCCACAACATAAAAATGAAATTTTTTCTATAGATGGCAAATTATATCATTTAGTTAGAGTGCCATACACAGGAGCAAGTTGGGATTTTGATAGGGAATGGTTAAATTGAAGAAAGAGCGAGTTTATAAAACACCAATTGGACAGATACCAAAAATTGTAAATAACTTTGAACCTAAAACAGAAAATCAAAAGTTATTATATCAGAAACTTTGTAATTTTGATAATCAATTAATATTGTGTCATGGTATTGCTGGAACTGGTAAGACTTATGTATCAATTTATAAGGCATTGCAAGATGTACTTAGGAGAGGTACGGGTTATGACAAACTCATAATCATAAATCCTACGGTTGATGTTGGTAATGAAGATAAGTTAGGATACCTACCTGGTGAATTAGATAAGAAGATACAACAATACAACGAATCAACCTTTACCATATTGGATAAGATAATTGGTAAGGATAAAGCAGCTAAAATGGTACATGACAGTAAAATTGAAATAGGAGTATTGAATTTTCTCAGAGGTGTAAACTTAGAGAATTGTTATGTGATATTAGATGAGGCTCAAAATGTATCACCAATGCAGATAAAGACATTGATGACTAGATTATCAGAGAATTGTAAGATGATTATACAAGGTGATATGAGCCAATGTGATAAGTACAAAGCCAATGGAGTTGTCAATTATGAAAAGAGTGGGTTCTATGATGTTTGGTTCAGATTAAAAGATGTCGAAGGTGTGGCCCATCATCAGTTTACGAGAGATGATTGTATCAGACATCCATTGGTTAAGAGAATATTAAAAACATATGAAGATGAACATGAGATAAATTTGGACTTGACTTAAATAAAATTATTGAGTATATTAAGAACAATGACTAGAATTAATATTGTACATCCATCTGAATTGACAGACCAACATTTAATTGCTGAGTATCGTGAGATATTTATGGTTGGTTCAGCATTACAACGGAGTCTCAAATCAAAGAGTTGGGATATTGATAGTATTCCAAAACGATACACATTGAATACTGGTCATGTAAAGTTTTTTTATAATAAGGGTAAGTATTTGTCTAAGCGTTATAATGAATTGGTAAGGGAGATGAGGTTACGCGGGATGAAGCCGGATTCGGAAAGAGTATTTAAACGGGAACAATGGCCTGATGAATTGTGGAAAGATTGGATGCCAAAGGTTGAGGATTATAAAATTATTAGAAAAAGGATAGAAGAGAAAATCGCAATGAAACCTGATTGGTATAGAACAACCAATTATGTGGGAGCATAGATATGAAAACCGTAAGAAAAATAATAAAAGAAATGGTTGATAAATATCCAAATGATATGGAGTTGGGTGCTAGAGTTAGAAGATACATTCATTGGTTATATGAAGGTATTAAATCATATCAACATGAATATAAAGATGATGGGAAATGGAGTCCGTGATGAAAGAAGATTTAGTTAGAATAGTGGCTCGATTATATACATTGAAGGATGAGATAGAGGATAATAATACTCGTCAAAAATTGGAATTGGAAGAAACTATTGATGATTTGGAAAGAATGATACTTGATGGTGGGCAAGAAAAAGATTTAGAAGAAATAGCTGAGAGAGCAAAGTGGGTATGTTCTATATGTGGTAAAAATACTTTTGATGTAGATTTTGATTACATCGGCTCTGCTTATAATCATTTGGGTTGTGAATTAGAGGTGGAATCGAATAATTCTGCTGGAATTAATCCTAATATAGCAGAAGATGTAGATGAATCAGATAAAGACAAACCTATGGTTTTTGATGATGAGGATGATGCTGAATTATATCCTTGGCATGGCAAACCACATGAGGAAGAAGGATGAGAGATTCTAAAGTAAAGGTAGATTGGCTTGGAGTGTTTGTCTGGTTAATTTTAATGCCAATTGGAACAGCATTAGGTTGGTATCTTTTATATAAATTAATAATGTGGGGTTTTTATGGCTAGAGATGTATTTGGAAATAGAAAAATAACTAAAGAAGATATGTATACCAAAAAAATGGTAACAGATGCTGATGTTAGAATGGAATATTATAAAGGCTTTCTTTGGATTGTTGCTGGATATTCATATTTTCACTTTGTAATAATGGGGTGGTCATGGTAATAAATGATAAGTTAGAATATAATACTGAATTGTTAATGATTACAATGGAAGAATGTGGAGAGTTGGTTGAAGCATGTTCTAAGGCTATAAGATCCGAAGATTATTATGATAATGAAAAACTCATAGAAGAAGTTGGTGATGTGCAAGTTATGATAAATATGTTGCTTGAAAAGGAATTGATTCATCCAAAAGATATCATGAAAAGGATGAAATATAAAAAAGAAAAGTTACAAAAGTATAGTAATTTGATATGACAAAAGAAATGATAATAAAAAGACTTCAGTGGGCTGTCAATGATAAAGATTGGGATGCTGTAAAACTTCTAATTGATGATCTGAAAGATGTCGAAGATAATTAACGAAATTAAGAAAACTACTCCAGAGATTGCGGAGAGTTGGGTTGATATGTACTATAAGGTTATAGAGAGTAAACTTTTTATTTTGTTTGTTATGGTGGTAAGTAATATATTATATTTATTATTGAATACAATTCATAAGTTAGTAAATTATATAAAGAGATGAGAAAGAAAAAGAAAAAAACACTTAGGATGTCCACACACCCAATTCCAATAAAGCAAATTATAAAAAGCAAACGGGATAAGTTAAAGTCTAGAAAAAATCTGAAACTTGATCTTCAGAGGATGATGGATAAAATAAATGATAAGTCTTATTGAGATGGGAATTGATATTTATTAGTGGAGATTAATATGGAAATTATAATTGACTATTTAGTAACAAAAGAGAAAACACATACCACCTACCTTTACCCAACCTGGGTAACTGACGCTTCATACAACTTAAAAGTAATCTACGGAGACTAATTATGGGACAAAGATCCTGGCCTGAAGAGAGGGCTGAAATTGCTATATGGCTGTCTGGTTTTTTGGGAACTTATAAAAAGTGGGTTGATAAGATTTTGGATAATGACGATCATGAAGTAACTAAAAATAAAATTATTGATTTGTTAAACGATTGGATTCATAAATTAGAAGAGGAGAGAACAAAGATAATGAGAATGACAGATACACCTCCAGAAGTTAGTCCAATGCAAGGTTATGACCAATTTGTAGAAGATGAAGATGAATAAAAAATATTCAGATGCAGGTAAGGGTGATAAATCAAGAGTAAAAATATCACCAAAAGAATGGGCAAAAAGGTGGGAAAAAATATTCAAAAAAGGTAAAAAAAAGACTTGACTTGTATTACATTTTATTGTTAGCTTTAGGTATGAAAAAAGGGGAAAAAACAATGAAAACATATAAGTTTAGGAAACTTGAAAATCCTATGGAAACCATCACTATAAATGGTGTAGAGGTTGTACCTGATGCTGTATATGATGTGGAAGAGGTAGTGAAGAAAAAAATGAAATCACTAAAAGAAAAGTTTCCAAATGCTATAGTGGTAGGTGGTAACTAATGGTAGTTTTTACAATGGTATTTTTATATTTTTATTTTTTGGCTGGATATTATGTAACTTTTAAAAGGGAGTTTTAAATGAATAGTTATAGGTTTATATTGTTTTTTCTATTAGGTTTTTTTGTTATGACACTGATAGGGTGTTCAGAAAATCCAATGGGTTCAGAAATGGAAATGGTTGAGGATTGTGATTGTGGGTTAGATATATCCAGCACATTACCATATAATGAAACAGATGAAAGTTATGAATTAGAATTTAATGCAGATTTAGCACAAACTTATACGAGATTGGATGCCTCAACTAATTGTGGATGGTCACAGAGATTAATGTGGGATTCAAATTATATGTATCAGATCGATAATGAGTGGGTTAGTTTAGTTAATCCATCATCTATGACAGATGAAGATGGGAATGCTCATGTTATGTTTGCAGTTTGGGAAAATTTTATAGGGTATAGAATTACAGTTATATGTGGTTACACAGATGATCATGGAGACCACTTTGTAGATTCATTACATGTGAGAGTAGTTGACAATGAATGATTAGGAGAAACATATGAAATGGGTATTGGTTAATAAAACAGATGAGGTAGTTAGTAGATGTGAAATTGCTAGCGGTGTTGGTATTTCTGGTGCTAAAACATATTTTATGGGTATCAAACAAATGGAAGAAAAAGAGTTTGATAAGTTATGGAAAGTAATGAGTGAACAACATTACGACACACAAAGAGAATTAGCTGATAGACAAGGTAAACAATATGAATGGTGGAAGGATGAGGAATCTTATTTGGATGTGGATGCACCAATAACTGAAAGTAAAAAATGACATACATTTTGTCAATTTGACATATATTTATATAAGGTATAGTTATTGTATATAATATACCGAGTGCTATCGCCACAGAGTGGGATGGTAATTAGTTAGACTAAAAAGTTAACACATAGGAGAAAAAAATGACTAAATTAGTTTTTAATACACGCAATTTCCCTTTTCCAGATAGGGATGATTTTTTAACCCCATTTGATAAAATGTTTGACACTATGGTGGAAACTCAATTTCCAGAAATCATAGACCAAGTAGGTGTCAAACCATATCAAGGTACAGCTTATCCAAAGGTAAATGTCTATGAATACGATGACAAAGTTGGTATTGTTGCCGAAATACCTGGTTTGGATAAGAAGCAACTCAATGTTGATGTTGAGGAAGGAGTCTTAACCATTTCAGGTGATAAACATGGAGTACCTGAAGAGAATGGTGCTAAAGTGCTTCGTAGAGAGTTAAAGGCCTCATCATTTAAACGATCTTTCACATTGGGTGAATTACTTGATGGTGAATCTATAAAAGCCAATTTTAAGGATGGTGTACTATCAATAGAAATTCCGAAAATGGAGCCCGCCAAGCCCCAAAAACATTCAGTCAAAATAAGTTAAGGATTGAGTGGTAAAAAAGATCATCAATGTAAATGATGTGAGTTATATGATACTCGGAAAGGTGTCGGTCAATACTGAATATTCCAATGAAGAGTTAAAGGCACAGTACTCATTGGCCGACACCATTTTAAGAAATGGTAATGAATTATATATTTGTATGAAAATAATAGATGCAGAGTATGAAATGATTTAATTGTCTTGACTTTTATAGTTATATATATCTATATTGGGTTAGGATTATGAAACATAAAGAAACAAATGAACAAAAAGAAAGGAGATTCGAAATGAATGGTGGTTACACTATAGATGGGGTAGCATATATGGATTGCAAAATAACAGGTGATCCTGTTGCTAATGTAAGTACAGATGCAGTATCCGTAATAGGTAGTAGGGCTCTTATGGCTAGACTACACAAAATGTTCCCCGAACAAAACAAACCTGTCAAAGTAAAAACAGGTCGACCTGCTGGTTGGCATTGGATGGCTGAGTTCGTTGATAAGGATGGAACAGTTTATCATAAAGGTAAAGAGGTGCCTGAATTAAAAGGTACATTATCACCTACAAAGGTAAAAGTTAAGAAAAAACCCAAAAGAAGAACCAAAACTCAAATACTTATAGATAGAGAGAAAGAAAAGAAAGCAGCTTTGAAAAAGGCTGTAAAGGAAAGGGAAGATTATTTAAATCATCGCCTTTAACGGAGAAATTATGTGGCAAAGAAACCAGCGTCATTTGAGTATAATGGCACACTTGTAAAAGTTTTAGATGGGGATACAATCGATTGTTATATTGATTTAGGTTTCGATTTAAAAATTAAAAAACGAATTAGATATATGGGTATTGATACTTGGGAAAGTAGAACTCGTGATAAAGAAGAGAAGGTGAAAGGACTTGCAGCTAAGGCTCGAAATAAAGAGTTATTGGAAGCTGGTGTATTTAAGATTGTATCTTATGGCACAGGTAAGTTCGGTAGAGTGTTGGGAGAAATATTTGTAGACCCATCAGTAGTTGGTCATGAGATATCAGAAAATGTTGATAGAAATAAAGATGGATTGGTAAGTATAAATGACATTCTGATTGAAGAAGGTCACGCTTACGATTATCATGGTGGTAAGAAAAAAGATTTCAAAGCAGAAGCTAAGAAAGAAATTGAAGAAGAAAAAGCTGGTAAAGCTGGTGACTTAATTGATAAGCCGGCTGAAGAAAAGGCGTAATTATTAATTAACAACTATAATAGGAGAAATAAGTTGGGGGGTGGTGTAGGTCCACAAAAACCAGTTATAGTTGAGAAAAAAGTAATTCAGATTAAGGAAAAGATAATGAGTAGTGCAGAATTATTTGCTCAGATGAAAGAACAATGGGATGCTTTTGAAGCTGATCATCATAAGTTCGTAGAGAAAGGTAACAAAGCCGCTGGTGGAAGAGCTCGTAAAGCAGTTGGTGAGATTAAGAAACTTGTTACTGAGTATCGTAAAGCATCTGTAGCTGAATCAAAATAAAGTAAAAAAAAGCTTGACATTTTGAATAAATGTCTTTAAGTTAAATTATGGTTATATTTCAAATAAAAGGTTCTTAGTGGCGTTCAATGATTTTTTTGACGATCCGGATGAGTTTAATTACGATCGGGAGCGGGATAAGTTTATCGATAATATGAATATGTTGAAGGCTATGTCAGTTGAAGAGATTACTTTATATAAAAAGTGGCAGGAACTGAACAAAGATGCCTACAAAATGGTAAAGAAGGCAAATAAGTTTTTCAATGTCGGTTATATGTTGTGGACACCCACTGACATAAACAACAAACAACAAACTATAAAAGAGATAGAAGAGTTAAACCCTTATGTGGAATATATTGAGCAAGGGGATGCCAAAGCTACAGATACTTGGGTTTCAGTAAGGAAGTTGATTCATAGTATGGAGTTTACTGCTAATCCTGGTAGAAATCTAAAGTTCTTTATCAAAGATAGAAACACAGAGAAAGTATTAGGTGTGGTATGTTTGGGGTCTGATGTAGTTGCAATAGGTGTCAGAGATAAACATATTGGTTGGACAAAAGAAGATAAATTAACTGATGGTAAATTGAGACATACTTCTATTGCTACTACTATATGTTGTACACAACCTTTGGGATTTAATTTCTTAGGTGGTAAGTTGGTTGCAGCTATGACTACAAGTTCTGTTATAAGAAATAAATGGGAAGAACTTTATAATGAAACTTTAGTTGGTATTACCACTACTGCTCTTTATGGTGTACATTCAATGTATAATGGAATTCCACATTGGAAAACTCTTGGGGAATCTGCTGGTAGGATTGCATTGAAGCCAGATGATTCATTTTATGAGGTTTGGCATGATTGGATTAAAGAGAATAAGAGAGAAGAGTATTTAGAAAGAACCACACAAAAAGAGGGAGTTGCTGGTCCAAAGACTGGAGTGAAGAGTATTATCATTAATATGATATTTAAAGAGTTGGGTTTAAGAGCTTCAAATTATGATCATGGTTTCAAAAGAGGTGTTTACTATTCAGATATATATGAGAATGGTAGAGAGTTTCTAAAGGGTAACATCTATGAGGATGAACTTATTATGAAGAAGAAGTATGTTGATGATGTGGATTATATAAACAATTGGTGGAAACCAAAAGCTATCAGAAGATATAGTAAGTTATTTGATGAGGGTAGATTGAAACCTGAGAAGTTATTTTATGCTGATGTTGTTGGTAAGAGTTGGAATCAAACAAAGGCAAAGTATTTAAATGAGGTAGGTAGATGAAAATAAAAGTAGAAAAGAAATTAGTAAATGATGAAATCTTCAAAACAGAGGAATTGATTTTCACCATACCAAAAGCGATATATGATGAGTTGGATTGGGAAGAGGGTACATTGGTTGAATGGGATATCACTAAGCAAGAAAATGAGGATGTTGACAATAATAAGGTTAGGATTTTGCTTAGAAACATTGATGATAAGATTTTAGATTAAAAAAATTATACTCTATATTGGCAGAGTATATGTCAAAGGGATTAAGAATCATACCATTTATTGAAATGGTTTAAATGATTGTCCTACATAATAATAGCCAAACATAGGAAAATAAACAAATGAAGAGTTCACTTAAAGTGATAAACATAAAGGATATCGAAACGATATCAAAAACAATAAATTTAAACCCAGCCTATCAGCGAGATTACATCGCACATGAAAGGAAGGGTTGGCAACAAAAACTCATTGGTAGTATTTTTGAGGGTAATCGTGTCATCCCTAATTTATACGCTAGAGTTGATGATCAGTATATGGTTATGGATGGTGGAAATAGAATAAGCGCTTTACATTCCATAACAGAAATGATAGATGGACAACAGAGATTTAGAACCATTACGGATTTTCTTAATGACAAATTTAAATTGGGTACATGTGTTGTGGTAGATTATGAGTTAAGAGATAATTATGATCTTAGTGGTATGAATTGGTCTGATGTGAAGAATAATCACCCACACTTAGCAGAGAAGTTTCTCTCATCCGAATTAAGATTGGTGTTGACTCATTCTTCAAATGAAGCTGAGATAATGCAGATGTTTTGTGATTTAAATGACCTTAATGCTATGACAGAAGCTGAAAAGAGAAATGCGATAAATACCGCACCTGCTGCTTATGTTCGTGGAACTGCTAGATTAGATAATGAGTGGAAGGGTACGAAGTTTGAATTACATAATTTATTTAAGAGGGATAGTAAATCTCTTAAATCATTGTATACTTCATTGACATTTAAGAAGATGGCACAAGATGAGTTGTTAGCTAAGATTACTGCTATTGTTTTGGGTATAGGTAAAGAATCTGGTCTTTCAGCAAAAACTTTGAAAGATATGTATTTGAAACCTGAATATAGAAATCACTTTATCAGCACAAAAGTTGATAAAGTTTTAGATAAGTTATACACCATGTTGGAAAACAAGAAGTATAAGAAGAGTATAAACTTAGGTGTTATTTTAAATTTAACTCTCATAACAAATCATATATTAAATGATAAGTCATTGAGAGTCAAACATTGGAATAAGTTTGTTGATTGGTTTTTTGTTACACACAATAGATTATCAATGGTTAGTGATGAGCAGAAGAAGATGGGTATTGAGGAGACAGCTTATCACCAAAAGACACGATTAGGTTCTGATTCAAGGGGATTAGAGATTAGATTGCAATTTTTACTTAATGAGTTAGATAGTTGCGATGGTGTGATTGGTGTTGATCCATTGAGAGTTATTTCGGATAGAGATTTATTTAATTTATGGTTACAAAATGATGATGGTAAAGGTAATAAGGTTTGTGAGGATTGTGGATGTACACTTCGTTTCGGTGACGCAGTGAAAGGACATATAGATGCACATTCTGCTGGTGGTGCTACCACTGTAGAGAACACCAAAGTTATCTGTCGTGATTGTAATGTGCCAGAAGTAAAGTAGGAAGGAATATGATAAGAGATATAAATGATTACTTAGATGATAGGTATGAGCATGAACAATATGATTATAAGATATTGTTATATGGTAACTATACCTATCGTGATAACTTAGAGGCTGATAGTTTGGTTGAGGTGTTGAGACACACCATACCATATATGAGCAAACGATGGAAGATACATTTCACATTATTAATACCAGAGTTTGTTAAGTCTCTGAATTTCCCTAATGTAGAACAGAGGATGTACACACTTCCAACATACATCAATACGATGAGACAACATTTTGACACAAAACAATTTATGTCGCATGTGGATTGGAAGAGAAATGATTTTGACATAGTGTATTCACATTTGCCAGAACATACACTACAGATGGCTAATTGTCTGTATAACAATTCAAATCTTAAACCTAAATTTATTGGTTATTCACATTGGTTTGAGGTTCCTGAAAATGCACCATATGGTGATAGGGCTGGAGTTCATAAGGATTTTCCTGCTAGAGCTTTGTATGAAAGTGTGGCTGGATTGCTTATGATGGATGAGTGTGGAGTTAATAGCGATTGGTTAAAACAACTTACCATTAAGAACGCAGCTCTACATTGGAATGATAAGGTTATCAACAGATTGCATGAAATCATTCAACCTCATTATTTGGGTGTGGATAGGATTAATGTACGGGACAAATACAAAGATAAGACTGTGGTTTTCAATCATAGAGGTGCTGGATATACTGGATGGGAATGGTTCGTAAAGGTTGTTGATGAGATATGGGAACAAAGGCAGGACTTCAAAGTCTACACCACATTGACACAGGTTGATAGGCCTTGGAATGAGAGAGTTAGTATTGATACGAGAGATGACTATATGAATTTTCTATCCAATGTGAAGTTTGGAGTGGGAACATTTCAGAAGTATTCTGCTTGGAGTATTTCAACTACTGATGGTTTTTCTGTTGGTGTTCCATATCTACTACCTAACAAACTATGTTATCCTGAAATGACTAGTGTAGTTGATGATCCCTATCCATATTTATATGACGACAGAGAAGATTTTAAGAACAAATTTAATTCAATGTTGGATAATAAAATAGATTACGACACTACTACATTGGCTAAAAATATGATGTGGGAAGAGAGAATATCTAAATGGTTCAATGGTTGGGATACTGTCTTTGACTTTAAACCAGTACAAGAAACTGAAAGTGTTCTTAAAATAAAAGACTTTATAGAGAGGAAAAGATTTGTAACCAAAAAAGAACTTTTGGAATACCTTGGATGGGGAGTTCGAATAGGTTGGAATGGTTATAGACACGCTCTTAGGAAGTATGATGAGATTAAATTTACTAAACATGGTTATGAATGGAGAGACAAATGAATAACTTTATGAAAGCAATTGAGACACTAATGAATTGGATTGGTGTTGATAAGAGAAGTGGTGATGAGCGGAGAGTTAAAACTTCTAAAAGAAAAACTACAAAAAGAAAATATACCAGGAGAAAAAAATAATGATATTGGACAGTCTATTAGCGGGTGTGATGTTATTTAGTTCATTCGCAATTAGAACACCAAATGTTCAACCTAATCCTGATGACTACGAAGTTAGTATTGGTGTTAGTCACCCAGCATACTATTTCAATCGTCAGTGGGAAAGGGAACTTGGTAAACCTTATATTGATGATTTGATATGGGTTAAGATTGAGGATGGTATTTACTTCAAACCAGAGTATATGAATAAAGAAAGTCAAGGTGTCAAATATTTTAAACTTGACTGGAGACATAAATGGAAAGATTGGTCATATGGATTTACAAGTCGTAATGATGATGACAATGTATTCAGCAAAAACTTTGAAACATTTGCTTCAATTGGTATGAGTAAAAAGAAAAAATACTTTGATGATAAGATAGAAATTGAAGCAACATTTGATGGATATTTACCACCTGATGAAAATGGTGATACCCGTTTAGATAATTTTGAATTTGAAGATAAGTTCAAAGTTAGTTGGAAACTTACAGATAAGATTAGGTTGTATAATTTAGGTGAAGTATCCAAACTTCAAGGTAAAGAGTTTTATAAAGGTAAAATAGGAATAGAGGTTTCTTTATGATAAGAGAATTAACATCAGAAGATATTGTGGATAATTGGAAAGAGTTAATGCAAATTATAGATGATACTTTCGTAGATACAGACGATAACGAAAGACATACTAAATTGCGTGAAATGTATGATTATTTTGAGGAAAGGATGTCAATAGCTCCTGCGAGTGGTAGGGAGCACTACCATAATGCTTATGCTGGTGGATATGTGGATCATGTGTTGCATGTTATTAATTGTGCTAAACAAATCTATAAGTTGTGGGAAGATAATGGTGCTACAATAAACTTCACAGAAGAGGAATTAGTATTTGCGGCTATGCATCATGACTTAGGTAAGATTGGGGATTTGGCTGAGGATTATTATTCCATAAATGATTCGGAGTGGCATCGTAAGAATCAAGGTCTGATATACAAACATAATCCTAACTTACAGTATATGACTGTAACTGATAGAGCTATGTTTTTGTTACAACACTTTGGTATCAATATGTCAGAGAATGAGTACATTGGGTTAAAATTGACAGATGGACTTTATGAAGAGGCTAATAAAAGTTACTTCATAGGTTGGACACCTGAAAGGTCATTGAAAACCAATATTGCTTACATATTACATCAAGCTGATATGATGGCTACTCATATTGAATTTGATAGGTGGAAACGTGGTGCTTATGCCAATGAAATGAAAGAGAAACCAAAAGAGAAGAAAGCAGTATCGGAACAATCTAAGAAAGCTAACGATTTGTTCAAAGAACTATTTAATGATTGATAAAGAGTTAGAGAAAAGAAAACTGAATGCTGAGTATAAATATCTAAAGGCTGAATTGGAGTATCAACAGGCTATATTCGAACAAGCTCAAAAGGGCTTTGATGAATATTTCAGAGATAAGTTAGATATGATGAGAACTGGGAAGGCGGCTGAGGAGGCTAAAGCTGAAAAACCAAAAGTCGAAAGAAGAGAAGAAGTTGATGTCATATATAAGAAGTTAGCTCAAAAGGTTCATCCTGATAAGAAGACTGGAAGTCATAAGGATTTCCAAAAGTTAAAAGATGATGTTGACAGTTATGATTTGGATGGTTTGATTGATATGGCTCAAAAGTATGATGTAAACATTGAAGAAGAAATAGATGAGGTTTCTTATTTGAGTGTACAGATAGAGATGACCAAAAATAAGATTGATGTAATGATGAAATCCTTGGTATTACAGTGGCACAATACTCCTGAAGAGAACAAACCACAACTTGAACAAATGATAATGATGCAATTTGGAAAAGCTTAATTTTCTATATTTTCCAAGCAAGGAAATACAACGATACAGATATGATTTTATATTTATTTACAACTAATGGAACAATACAATGAATGGGCAAGATAAAAAAGATTTGAATGTGATAATAGAACGGATGGAACAGGCCGAACGTGATAGGATAAAGATGCATGAAGATATCAAATTTATCAAAGAGAATCTATTTAATCCACATGAAGGTTTGTGGGCTGAGACAAAGAAGAATACTCAATTTAGAGAAAATACTGCTAAGTGGAGAGGTATTTTAGGTACTGGTTTTATGGCTCTTATGATTGATAGAATATGGAGTTATTTCGGATCATAAAAAAGTTTTTTTAATTAAAATAAAGGTTACATATGGCATTTTTCAAAAAGAAAAAGAAAAAATCAATTTTAGAAGGTAGTAGGAGAAATCCTTGTAGGATATTTACAACTGAATACACATCAATTGGTCCGATAAGGAAAGAGACATTCGGCTTCATACAGGAAAGAGATATGAAGAATGAAATGTATTATATTATGTTAGGAAATGGTGGTGATGAAATGTGGTATGATTTTGCAGATGTGGAATTGGTAAAGGGGCATTGGACTAATAAACCGAGGAAGAAGCCAGAAGATGAAGAATAATTTTGATTTAAAGGATTTATTATCTTTTTTTTATTTACTGATAGTTTTAATAATTGTATTACTACTGAAGGGTTGTGCAAAAAATACAACACATAAGGGTGTACCAATAGCAAGAGTTCCCACAAAGATTACGAGTTATCCACTTATTGATTATAAGGGAGAGCAACATAAATACAGAGATAATTTTGATAGTTTTATATTCCCACAGCACAATCAGAAATTGACACAATATTGTGCTTTTCATTTCCATTGGGAAGATATCAAAGTAGTTTATAGGAAAGATGAGAATGGTGAATGGGGATACACTTACATAGTAAATAAAAATAAAAAGAGTTTTAAATAAAACTTGACTTGTATGTTATTTTATTGTTATTTTTAGTAAATGGATTAAAGGGGAAATAATGAGTAAAAATACAGTTATATTTGATTTGGATGGAACTCTTGCTAATATTGATGTTAGGAGAGATAAGTCTCTTAAACCTAATGGTAAGTTGGATTGGGAAATATTTGCCTCACCTACTTCTATTATGGATTGGGATACACCTAATGTACCAGTCATCAAGATGGCTCAACTATTTAAAAATGATGGATTCAAAATAGTTATATTTAGTGGTAGAAACGATAGAGGTTTCTTTGCTACTAAAGATTGGTTAAAGATACACAATGTACCATTTGACCTTTTAGTTATGAGACCAGATAAATTTAAAGCAGACTCGTGGCCGATTGCTGATGGTAATCCAGCTACACCAGATATGAGATATATGCCAGATGAAATCTTAAAGAAAGCTATGTTAGATACTTTCGTAGATATCAATGATGTTTTTCTGGTTGTAGATGATAGAGATAAGGTTGTGAAGATGTGGAGAGATTTGGGATTGAATACATTTCAGGTAGCGCCAGGTGATTTTTAAATGGTTAAAAAAATGGTTTTTACAAAAACCAAAACCAAAGACAAAAATATATAGATTTGTATCTGAAACAACTGGTGAAAAATGTGAGGTAGAAGTTGAACAAAAATCTGAAGAAACTTAGACATTTAGAACACACTATGATTGTGTGGGCAGAGGATAATAAAATCAAAAAGGCTGCAGACTACGACTACTCTATTCCATCTAGAAACGGAGTTGAGTGGAAAGATGACTTTAAATTTGTTCAGAAATTAGATAGAATACTAAGTGATGATGGGTTGCCAGAAAATCAACAGAAACTAACTACCAATGAAATGAAAATATGTAATAGGTTGTATAAATTTTATAGTCAATGTTATAAAGGTCGTTTGGTAGCTACTAATATAGGGGAAAACAGTGATTGAATATATTTTATTAGGTGTGTTAGCACCAATTATATTAAACTTATTACATTTAGTTATGGGTTTGTATGTAGTGGTGGCACGTGGTAATTTGATGAGTTTGGGTTTTACTGGAATGGGATTTTTAACTAAAACGGTTGGTATGTTATTTCTGACTTGGTTTGGTGTGGGATATTTAGAATTGGATTTTAGGATATATGTACCAATACTTACATTTATTTGGTTTTTTACTCATATGGTTGAAGCATTTGTTATACAACATTATATGAAGGAGAATGTACCAAAATGGTTACAAGAATTACAAATTAAATAAAAGTGAAAAAAAAGCTTGACACATATTGCATTTTATCGTTATATTTGGTCGAAATGAGAAATAAAAAAGGAAACAAATGAAAAATTATTCGGATTTTTGGTTTGATAAATATGATACTGACATTGATGAGTTGTTGGGTATCGAAAAGGAAAAACCAAAGAAAGATTACATTCAGATGGCTTCTAATCAGAGAGCTATCGCAAATTTTGTTCGTATTGTAAGTGGACAAAATATTCCTGTTAAATATACACAAAGAGGAGATAGTTACACAGATGGTAAGAATGTTACTATTTCTGCTAATATTAATGATAAGAATTTTGACCATGTAGTTGGTTTGGCTCTTCACGAAGGTAGTCACATTGCCTTTAGTGATTTTGAACTTTTGGCTGACGCTATTAGAGAAACTCCTGAGGATTGGACTTATGAACAAAGGGCTTTTTTCAAAAATATGATTAACTTTATTGAGGATAGGAGAATCGATACTAAGGTTTTCAAATCTTCACCTGGCTACAAAGGTTACTACCACAGTCTTTATAAGAAGTATTTCAGAAATAACGCCATTAGGAAGGGTTTGAAATCAGGTATGTATCGTGAGTATGATATCGAAAGTTATGAGTTTCGTATCTTAGGTTTTATGGCTCCAAAGGAATCAGATTTAGACGCACTTCCAAAACTTCGTGAGATATACAATTTGATGGATTTGAAAAATGTATTGAGATTGAGTCCTGAAGGTGTGATTGATTTGGCTAGAGAAGTTTCAAATATGGTATTTTCAATAGTTGGTTCTGTTAAATCTACCAATGATGAAAATGGTAATGGTCAGCCGGAGTCACAAAATGGTGATGGAGAGAATGAAGAAAGTGATTCTCAAATGGGTGGTGGAACTACTATTGATATTGGTGATGCTGAAATGACTCCAGGAGATGATGCTGAGTCGGGTGATGCTGAAGATGGTGAAAAAGGTGATTCTGTAGATTTTGAAGAGTTATCAGATAGACAAAAGAAATCACTCATCAATGCTGTTCAAAAAGCTAAAGATTTTATGGATGGAAAAACACCAAAATCCAAACTAACCAAAAGAGATGCTCAGATTGTTAATTCTGTTGCAAAAAGTGGTGCTGAGATGGTTGAGGTTGGTGATGGTGGATATATGGGAAAAACAAAATGTGTTGTTATTCCTAATCTTACTCAAGATTTAATAGATAGTAATGCTTTTCATTTTGCTCAAAAACCTTGGTTGTATGGTGGTGATGATGTATGGGATTCACATTATGGGAAACCAATTCTTGAGGGTCTTCGTTTGGGAACTATGTTAGGTAAGAAATTAAAGGTTCGTGGGGAAGAGAGAGATTTAATTTTCACTCGTCAAGATACTGGTAAAATAGACAAAAGATTAATTTCTGAGTTGGGATTTGGTAATGAGAGAGTTTTTTCACAAACCTTTACAGAAAGATATAATAAAGCTAATCTTCATATTTCTATTGATGGTTCAGGTTCTATGAATGGTAAGAAGTGGGAAAATGCAATTACCTCTACTGTGGCAATCATTAAAGCGGCTGAGATGGCTGGAAACATTAGAGTTGTTGTGAGTATGAGATATACTAATGAAAATAATCCTGTTCTGTTGATTGCGTATGATTCACAAAAAGATAAGATAAGTAAAGTTAAGAATCTATGGCCATCACTTAGAACTAGTGGAACTACTCCAGAGTCACTATGTTACGAAGCTATGATGAATCACTTTTTAGGTTTGTCAAATAGTGATGATAATTACTTCATCAATTATTCAGATGGGGCTCCTTGGTTTGGTAATAATGATATTCATTATTCAGGCACAGAAGCTGTGAAACATACTCAAAAAATGGTGAAGCAACTTCGAAATAATGGAATCAAAATATTGAGTTACTTTATCAGTAGTGATTATTCCTATGAGAATGAAAAAACTACTTTTAGTAGAATGTATGGTAGGGATGCGACTTTTATCAATCCCACAAATATGATGGAAGTGGCTAAAACAATGAACAATATGTTTTTGGAGAAATAAATGAAAGAAAAAAAGGAAATAAAAGTAGGAGATTGGGTAAAAGTTTTAAAGGTTGGGATTGATGGTTTGTATGAGGTCGAGAGTATAGATGGTGAAAATGTTGTGGTGATTCAGAAAGAAGGTAGTTGGGTTAGTAGGTTAAAATTGAAATTGGATGAGATAGTTAAATAATTGCCTAGTAGTAACAAAAAAGAATGGATGTATGAAAGACTCCAGAGGTTATTAAAGTTATGTAAGGCAACAGAGCCAGACATAAAACCTACCGATGATCATTTATTCTCTTCATTTTCCTCTGAGGCTTATGTAATGACAGCGAATGTTGCTGCGAATTATGATGAATTAACAGAGGAAGAAATTGCAGATATAATGAGAAGGGCTAATATCATTTGGAAATATAGGCGTAAGGTGTGGAATGGCGAAGTTGATGGTTCTTTTCAATCACAATTGGAGTATCAGATAGAAAAAAAATTACAGAAGGGTATGAAGATAGAAGCAATAAAAATATACAGAAAAGAAATGGAAAGGTTAAATGGTAAGGGGAACATACCAACTCTTAAAGAATCAAAAGATTGGGTTGATAATTTTGAGAGTGGGTTGAAAGCGAGAAATTTAACGGGTTGGGGGAAAATGCCTCTCAAATGAGAGAGTGGAGCCAAAATTTGTTGGGGCACTATATATACGAAATAGTTCTCAGGTTTGTATGAAAAAGAAGATATTTATAGTTGATATGAGAAATACTTTAACAAATCCAAAATTAGACACTAAAAAACTAACTACCGTGGTAGATAGGTTGATTGAATTAATTGTAGAAGGTTCTAATATAGATGATACTACAAAAGATTCATTAGAATGTATTACGGAAGATTTGGTGGATGTTATCAGTAAAGCTCAATTGTTACAACATAATGAAGAAGAGATGGAAGCATTGAGTTTTGAAGAAATTAAAGAAATCCATATGATGAAACAAATTATGGAAGATTTAATGAATGATAAGATTGGGCAAGCTTAAGATGATGTGATGTTTAACAACGAGTTTTATGATTATTACTCATTTGCTAGAGAAAATAAGTATGTGGTGAATGGGGATGTGATGAATCAATTATTAATTGTTATTATGGGATTGATAGAAGAACGGCCCGAAATAAATGAAAAGTTTTTAGTACCCTTAGTAGAAGAAATGCAAAAATGTAAAGAATATGATGATGGTATATCATTAGATGAGTTGTTGGAAGGATGCGGAATAACCTTGGAGAAAGAATAATGAAAGAGAAATTTACAATTGGTGAAGTTCATAATTATATGAATCCAAATGTGGAGAAAAGTTATGGAATTGCGTTAAGTGAAAAACAATTGAAGTTTTTGGTTCATTGTATTGACATAGCACAAAAAACCGAAAGTATTAGTCCCGATAAGGAAGAGTCGGACATCATTAGGAGATTAGGTAAGAAGAAAGATGAATTGGAAGATGATTTATATTCAGACTATGAGTTAAGAGGTTGATGAAGCAAGTTTCTAATTGGATAGAGGGGATGTCCTTAGAGTTAAAGAGAAAGGAAAGAATAGAACACATCAAACAACAATTGACAGCCAAAGGACATTTGGATGGTTGGATGATTGAAGGTTTGGAAAAAGAGTTAAAGGAATTAGAGAGTAATGAGCGAGTCAGCGGAGGCAAAACTTAGAGAAGAGTTATTTCTATTATGGGAAAGAAATAGAGGTGAAAGGAATAAGATAAAAAGAATATTAAAAAGATTCTTAGAATGTATAAATGGATAAATAGATGAAAATCACTATAGAGTATTGTACTCAATGAGGGTATGAATTTCAAGCCCTTAGTTTAAGGGAAAGTTTAGTAAATAGATTCGGAGTAGAAGTAGATTTAATACAAGGTTCGGATGGAATATTTAATGTAAAGTTTCTACACACAAATAACGCGACATCTATGTTGTTTAGTAAGGAAGAGGTTGGGAGATTTCCTAATACAGATGAAGTAGAGGATTTAATAGAAGGATATAATTTAGTAAAATGAGAAAACCATTAATGACAATTGGAATAGAAGAAGAGATAAAACCTAAAGATAAATGCGTGATATGTGATTGTGAAACTCAATTTGACATAGATGAACATTTGGATTTCAGATTGGGATATATAGAAGGGTGTGGACAATTATGTTTAAATTGTTATGATAAAGTATACTATGAACCTAAAGTTAAAAAGGACATGAATTAAGATGATAACATACAGAGAGTATAAACCTAAATGGTTAAAGGAAAGAATATTTGTAGATACATATGGTAGGGAGTATAATCTATCCGATGTACCTATGACATATATGAGTAGAGAAGATGCATTCCAGAAGAGAGGATATGATGATGAACAGATAGATAAGATATATGATGAATGGATTCGAACCCAAATTTCACTCACAAATAAAAACAAATAAAATAAGGAAGTTAGACACATAATATGAAGAGACAAAAGAAAGATAAAAAATCAAAACAATTCTCACACTATAAGAGGTGGAGAACCGATGAAGGGTACACATTTCTCGCACTAAATGAAGAAGATGCGAAAGAGTACATTTCCAAAACAATGGGTGATGCGTGGAAATATGTTAAGACATTGAGAGAGGTGAGGATATGAATAACTTTAGAGATGATATAATGGAAGGATTGAAAGATTACTTTGAATCCCAAATTAATAAACATAAAGTTAATATCAATATAATGATTGAAAATGGTGTGGGTGTGGCGGAACATCCAGATACTATGGAGACAATCGAAAAAGAATTAGAGAAAATGGCAGAATATGAGGATAAACTCGCCGTTTTAGTCAAATATTTTATAGAAGATTAAGATATACCTTATAATAGTGGTACTTAACCATAAGTTACCACTTTAAACCACAATTACCCACTTCATAAAACCCTAATATATATTTTAATTAGGGTTAATATAATATACTATAGAATCCAAAATACTATGGACACACGCACGCCACTTTAAAATTTTTGGTATATAAAACAATATATCGATATAAAAAGCTTGACTTTAAGGATAACTTTATGTATATTCCACACTTTACCATAACTTAGAGTTTTGGATTAATTACTCAAATGTTATTGAGACTCAACAAAATGCGTGTCGTAAGTCTTAATATTACTATAGTTACACTTATTGATAATGAGTCTCAATAAGGCGTGGGGGGGATAACTTATGGTAAAAAAAAGTGAAAAAAAGTGAAAAAAAACCTTGACTCATATTGCATTTTATGGGTACATTTGGGTGTAATGAGAGAGATAAAAAAAAGGAATTGAGACTTAGATGACTTAAATGATACCCTATTTGAAGTTCACCGAGTTGGGCCGGTAAATACGAACTAAGGAGTAGAATGTACCAACCATCATCATAAAAATCCTCGTGGTGATGATAAAATTTTCAGAGGTGATGAGAAAAGGGAGAACTCATTGACAAAGACTCCCAAAGATTTTTTAAAGACTTCTTAAACACTTTGTAATGAATTCCGACGGGAATAGTCATTCGGTGAGTTAAGATATAGAGGGAATGGTGACGACTAATTCCCTCTGAAAATTTCGGTGGGTGAGGAAGGCGATGTCAATAAGACCTCTTCCCCACCTCGCGATTTATTGAAAAAAAGTGAAAAAAAAGCTTGACTCATATAGTATTTAGTGAGTAAATTTAGGTATCAGAAAAAGGAGAAAAAACGATGAATTCAACAATCGTTAAAATTGAAAAAAGTGGGAACAGATTCAATGCGTGGGATCAGAATGGAGTCAAAAGGACTTCAGAGATTCTCACATCCACACGAAAATCCGCCTTTAACGCGGGTATGGCCTTAGAACAAAGAGTTGGGAAGGGTGGAAGGATATATTGGTGGAAAGTCCCAATGTCACAATTCGATAGTATGGGAAGTACATATACTACACCACCATCTTCGGATGTCGAAATACCATCTGAACACGAAGAAGTGATGAACTTCATTTCAACTTCATATAAACTCAAACCAAAAGATTTGGTGATGAAAGAGTTGAAGTGGAAATATCTCATAAGGTCTGCGATTAGAGGTAAGAATATTATGATGACAGGGCAAGCGGGGTGTGGTAAGACACTCGCGGCGAAATCCTTAATCAATTCTTTGGATAGGGAATCTTTCTACTTCAATTTGGGAAGTACACAAGATCCACGAAGTACCCTAATTGGAAATACACATTTCGATTCCAAAAAAGGAACTTACTTTTCGGAATCACTTTTTGTAAAGGCGATACAAACTCCAAACTCAATCATACTATTGGATGAGTTGACGCGGGCACATCCCGATGCGTGGAATATCCTAATGTCTGTTTTGGATTATGGACAAAGATATTTAAGGTTGGATGAAAAAGATGGTTCGGATACAATAAAGGTATCTGATGGAGTTACATTTGTCGCCACGGCGAACATAGGTAATGAGTATACCGCGACCCGACAATTAGATAAGGCACTTATGGATAGGTTCACTACTATTGAAATGGATTTACTAAATGAAGAAGAAGAGTTCGGATTACTCAGATATATGTTTCCATCTGTAGATGAGACATTAGTTTCTAATGTAAGTAAAATATCTCATATGACACGAATGGAATCACTAAATGATAATCCACGAATTAGTAGTGGTATCTCAACTCGAACTTCTGTTGAAATAGTATCACTATTATTTGATGGATTCACTTTGGAAGAATCCGCGGATATCACAATCTACCCACAATACGATAGTAGTGGTGGTGTTGATTCCGAAAGAACCTTTGTCAAACAAATCGTTCAAAAGTTTGTGAGTGATGGAAGTGATGAAGAATTATTTGATGAGGTGAGTGACTAAGTTCATTTACCCATCGTGTGGTGGGGTGAGTTTCCTCCTTTTTCTTACCCCACCTATTCTATTAAAAAGAGGCACTTCCATTTTACGAATGAGTAATATAAGATATATCTGATATTACTAATATGTAAAGAAAAATGAATGAAGAAAATAAGACATAGTAAATTACCAATCACATTAGAATCACACGACAATCTAACACCATATATGTTGGAATGTATAGAAATACAAATGACTTCTTATGGTTGGGAAAATTGGATTGATGAATATGGTAATTGGTTTCGACCTATGAAACCCAACCCAAACCAATTAGAATTATTTATTGAGATTGAGTCTCAATAAGGCGTGGGAGTTACTATGGTTAATTTTATACATTACATAATAGATAGGATACAAAAGATATATTTTTTTTGGTGGTATAAACGACACCTTAAAAAAAGAATAAACAAAAATAATTTTGGAAGGCGTGAAGAATGGTAAAGTGATGGTTAACCCAATCACACCTATCACCCTATCCACCAACCACTTACACAACACACCACCCGCCCTATTTCCGACAAATCCGATTTAGGGGATTTTACTACCCACCAACCATTTACACAACACACCACCCGACCTACAAATCGATTTCCGATGTTGTCGATTTTGTTTCGATTTTACCACCCACCAACTACCCCACACCTAAACACCACCCGACCCCCACACCGACATCTTCATTTGGTTGTCCACCGATCGAAGAGGTGTGAGGCCCACGCTAAATCGACACGAATACCGAGCCAGGTTTTTTTCAGTATAGCTTTTTTATATTTATCTATGTGTATAATAAAACTGGAGAAAATTATGTGTAAGTGTTGTGAATGTTGCGATTGTGGATGTGATTGTAAATAGATTATATTAGCAGAATGTTAGATGATTTAGCTAAGTACCTATTTAAACGAATGTGTTTAGAACAAGAACTACTCAGCAATAAGAAGGGTTCAATAAAGATGTTTGGGTTATATATTAGACCTAAAGATATAGAGCGTTATATTATGGATTATATAGATAGTGGTAAAAAGATAAAAGATATTTCTACTTAGGTGCCCATCCACCAATCATTAATCTCTTCTCTATTGTTTCTAACCTTTGTTCCAAATCACTTAGTTTGGATTCATCTATTGTGGATGTAACTACAGGCTCTGGTATCTCAAGACTCTCCAATGTATTTGTTTTTAACCTTTGGATATCGTTCTTTATATCTGAATAAGAACTCTCTACATCAACATTAAGTTGTGTAATCCGTTCTTCTATTACAGATATATTCTGTTCAATTTGAGTTATCTTAGCTTCTAACTCAGCGTCATTACCAAATAGTCCCATTTACTTCTCACTCCTTTTGTTTAAGGTTATCAGTTCTTCAAATTTGCAGAATCTAATACTTCTCCCAACACTAATGCGTATCGGTTTGGATTAGATTGTCTATCTATTGTTAATTCTTTATACTCTACAGTCATTGTAGGTGAATCAGGACTATATCCATTCCTAAATAGAATAGTATCATAATCTTTATTCTCCAATCGTGGTCTCCAATAATCAGTTATATCCCTATACTCTATTGTTTTCTCACCACTTAATATTGCGTCAAAGTATTTCTTCTTTAGTGTTAATGTTAATACATTACTCATTTCTGTAACTCCTTACTTGCGTAATCACTTAAAACATCAGGTAAGAATGCATGAATAAATAGTGCACCACTTAACTTCATAGCTCTCCACCAATGTTTAAAATAACCCATGTTTGTTTCTTTTAAATGTTTAGTCATTATTGAAATCTCTCTTTACCAGTCCCACCAACTCTTCTCTTAATAAATCCTTGTGCCCACTTACCAGCTTTTTTTAGAATATGTGTGCCTGTACTTATCACCATATCAACTTTCTTACCATCAGAGTGAGCAAGTCTAATTGTCAAATAATAATGATATGGTTTTTTATGGTCACGATACATTGATACATCGTGAAAATTAACTCTTTGACCTTTATATGTACCAGGCTCTACTTTAACTCTAGCAGTACCAACATATTCATCTTTGCCAGATTTACCTGGTGCTTCATGTACTCTTGATTTTAATATTTTTTTCTTCTTTTTTAACAAATGAGGACCTGCTGGCTTTTTACCAACCTTTCCATCTATTCCATACCCACAACTTCCTTCAGCAAAAAATCCTATTTTTTCATATTCTCTTCTTACATTTGGTTTATCTATAATAACAATACTTTTTCCAGATGTTTTATGTTTAACCTTTACTGTCTTACCTTTTTTATATGTAAGACCAGTTCCTTCCTTTACCACTTTTTTAATAAGTTTTGCGCCACCCTTTAATCCACTAGCAACTTGTTTAGCAGCTTCCTTTTCATTTCTTGCACTAACAGTTTTAGACATTAAGCCAGGTGAACCAACATCAAAATAAACTGTGTACTTTCCTTCGTTTAATAAATCTTTTAACTTAATCATTTTGTAAGTAACTCCAATACCTTTATCTGTTTCTTTTGGGATTCAATGTGAGCGTTCTTTGCAACTATGATAAGAGAATCTACATATACTCTCTCTTCCAACTTCTTAACTTTAGCTTCCCACTCAGCGTCACGAGCCTTTAACATCTCTACCGCTTCTTCATAAGTAAATGATGTTGGTTTAACACCATCCTTTAGTATCTCTTGCCCATTCAATGTTGATAACAGAAAGAATGTTATTAGTAAATCTTTTAACTTAATCATTTTATTTCCAATTGAACCAAAACCAAAACTTTGGTGGTTTTGGTGGTTCACCACAATTGCATCCTGGCGTATGTTTCTTTGGTTTCTTTTCTTTTATTTGTTCCTTACCTTCTTTAACATTAGCTTCAATAGGTTCTAAGGCGCCACATAAAAGAATTATTGCAAGAATCCATTTTAATTTAATCATTTGTCATATCCTTAATATCTTGATAAGATTTACTTTTAGTTATCATTCTTCTTACCATCATAGATTGTTTTTCTAAAGTACGGGATAATAATCTTTCTTCTGGTGCATGTTTTTTGAATAAATCAGATAAGTCTTCTAATGAGTCTACTGCAGATTGATATACATCTTCAATCGTATCAGACCTTTTTGATACATATCTCTCGTTAAGTAAATCTTTTAACTTAATCATTGTTAGCCATTTTTAATGAATCTAATTTAAACTGCCACTTTAATTCTTCTAACTGTTGGTCTCTCTCCATCAATTCTATTTCACGCTGTATGGATTTAACTTTTTCTTGTTGCTCTAATTGTCTTTCCAAATCAGATACTCTACTCTCTAACTTATACCATCCACCAGCCATAGCACCTAATAATCCTACTATGTTTACCACAAACTTAATATTAGAGCCAGAACCCTTTGGTATAAACTGAGAATACTCTTCCATACATACATAAATATAGAGAATAAAATATATAAAAAAGCCAGATTAAAAATAATCTGGCTTTTTATTGTATATTTAAAAGTGATTGGTTACTTAGAACCAAATACTTTTGAGAAGAATCCTTTCTTCTTTTTCTTTCCTTTTTCGGAAAGTTTTTTACCTTTCTTCTTCTTCTTTTTCTTTACTTCTTCCATTCCTGCCATGTTCATATCTGCAGCATTAGCAGTTGGAACAGCACCAAAGAATATAAAGAGAGAAAGTATTCCTGATAATATAGATTTCATTTTAAACTCCTATGAAATTAACGCGTTGTACTTATAAATATAAAGCTTGATTAATTAAACGAAATAATGTATATTAGGATATGGAAAAAGAAAATTTATCGGAAGTTTTTAAAAAATTAAAAGTGGTAGAAAACTTACCTGAAGATGTTGATGTAGCATTAAAATCATTTGCAACTGCGTGTGAAGCTATGATGGAATTTGAGATAGAACATATTCCTACTGAATATTTTGTTAATCTGATTAATGCGTTGGGTAATCATTCTAAGTATAGAGCTATGGCTAATCATTTAGCATTAATTGTATTAAAAGATATGGGTTTCTTTGATGACAAATAATCCTTTTTGGGGAGATGATGAAGACCAAGAAGGATGGTATCATATAAGAGCCAGATGTATAGACATTTTTAAACCAAAGGGTAAGGTTATACAATTCTGGCTATATGGGGAATCTAAAGAGGATATAGAACGCAAAGTATTAGATCCAAAAAGTAATAATAGATATGAGGATATAGAGTGGATAAAAAAAGAAACTCCGCCTTTCGTATGAGAGTAGCAGTAAGTGGATATTTTGATCCCATACATGTGGGACATATAGAGTATTTAGAATTAGCTAGAAAATTAACAGACCAAAGAGCATTAAGTGGTGATGAACTTTGGGGTGAACTTATAGTGATAGTGAATAATGATTACCAATGTGAGTTGAAGAAGGGTAAATCATTTATGCCAGAACAAGATAGGTTAAAGATAGTACAATCATTAAAGGTTGTGGATAAAGCCTTTCTCAGTATAGATAGAGATAGAAGTGTATGTGAATCTTTAGCTGCCATAAAGCCAGACATATTCGCCAATGGTGGTGATAGGTCATTGGGTGAGATACCTGAAACAAAGGTCATGAAAGAATATAACATTGAGATGGTTGATGGGTTAGGTGATAAGATACGAAGCAGTAGTGACCTAACGGGATTAAAAGAAATCCAATGAATAAAAAAGTACAGAAGTTATTTAAATCAATGGATAAAGATATCCAGGAAAGTATTAAATTTTTAATTAATACACTACAAGTTAAACGAGTAAAAAAAAATTAAAAAAAAGTAAAAAAACCTCTTGACTTGTATAGTATTTCTTTTGTAGCTTTAGGGGTAAAGAAAAGGAAAAAAATAAATGACTTATGTTTTTGAATATGTTGTAAATGAGGACAATGTTAAAGTAGAGTATTGCTTTAGCACTGTTACTGATTCAATCAAAGTGGTTGATATGTGGGTTAATGGTAAGTTCCATAGGGTTAATTGGATGAGTCACGAAGGTAGGGATAAGTTGATGGCTAGGTTGGAAGAGGATTATTTACTTAATAACACTGTCATCAGAAAGAAGGTTGGGTAGATATGGTTTTAAAAAACTTAAATAGTGTTGGTTGTGTCATTGATGAGAATGGTGTAACTTATCCAATGTTAGTTGATGGTGACTATGATGTAGATGGTGCTTGTCACATTGACGACATAGAGAATGAAGAGTTCTTTGATGCTCTTAGTACTGAGGATTGGACAACATTACAAAGAATCGTTCCTGATTCTATTTATGTAAAGTTGGATGACACAGCAGCTGAATACTATGAAATGAAAGCTGAATTAGCGATGGGGATATAAGTATGGGAAACATAGCTGAAACTATAATCTTTGAACAAATGTCGGCTGAAGATATTGAACCAATATATGTTGATGGTATTCCACTCACACCTGATGAACATTATGAAATACTATCCAATCCAGCTCCTGATAATGATTCTGGCATTGAACCATTTATGAAAGATATAATACCTGGTTTTGAAGGTACAGGGGAAACATTAGATGAGATTTTGAATTCTATATATATAGACAGCGAAGAGCAAAAAATCTCTCAAGAAAATCTCTCAAATAGGAGTGTCAACGATGAACCTAAATAGTGTGTTAAACGAATCAAAATACGATGAGTCGGTGGAAAACCTACTAACCGAAATCGGTAATAGTTATGCCAATTGGAATCCTCACAATAATGCAGATAGAGTCAATCAATTTAGAAGTGGTTTGAAAATAAACTCTGGTAGGAAATTCGATAAGGTTATTGAAAAAGGTAGGGTTTGGGGATTCATAGCTAAAAAAGCTGGTGTGTTCAAAGGACAAACCTATGAGTGTGGGGATGTATTCAAAGCTGCTAGTTGGAATGCTCCAGCCAAATGGGTTAGAGGTAGTATCTTCGATGGTAGAACCGATTGGTTTAGTTGGACAGGTCCAAACTATTTATAATAAGGAGTAAAAAATGTTAGATAAAATATTAGAAAAATTAATCGAAATAGAGGGTGCTTTAGATGATGCTTACTATTCTATTCCAGAATATGATTGTAATAGTGATGGTAAGTCTTATGTTGATTCCGCAAGATGTGAGTTATATTCTTTGAAAGAAGATATCGAAAAGTATGCCAAGGATAAGAAGAACACTCGGAAGAAAGTCTAGAAAATTCGATTATCAAGAAAAGGATTATCGATATCCACCTAAGCCTGATTCCTATTATGATATAAAGGAAAGGGGTCAGTGTAGGTGGTGTGGTTCTGTTATTAATGATGAATATGGTAGAAGAAATAATAGGGCTAGTTGGCATCCAGAATGTAGTGAACAATATTTGATGATATACAATTCTAAACATATTAGAAAGTATATCAAAAAAAGAGATTATTGTGAATGTGCTGAATGTGGTAATTATGATGTACGATTTGAAATAGACCATATCAAACCATTGTATGAACAAAAGAATAAAACAGCTGATGAGGTGGATTGGTCATATTGGGATGAGAAGAATCTACAAACCTTATGTCGTAAATGTCACAAAGAAAAAACTAAACAAGATATGAAACATAAAACAGGAGATAATAATGAATAACCCTAAAACAACTTTTATAATGGGAATACTTACTGCGTTTGCCGCTGTAGTTTTCTATATGGAAAATATGTATGAAGTTCCAATAAAAACTGTAGTTCGTAAGATTGATAATTTAGTTGAAATAGAAAAACCCAAACCAAACTTTTCCGATGATGCAGAACAAATAAATTCATCATTAAATAAATCCAAACTAAAGCATGTGTTGATTTATATCCATGCCTTATGTGATGAATATACCGTACCATATGATTTGGCTAAATCAGTTATAATGACTGAATCAAGTTGGGATCACAAAGCAGTATCTACGAGTGGTGCTATAGGATTGATGCAGATAAAACCTGAAACAGCATATAGTGAATTCAAAACACCTAAAGAAGATTTATATGATCCATATGTTAATGTAACTGTTGGTATAATGTATCTTTCTGATTTATATCACAACTCTGGTGATGATTGGTATTATGCTTTAACAGGCTATAGTCACGGTCCAACTGCTACAAAAAAATATAGTTATGCTTATATATCAGATAACTTTTATGTCAATAGAGTTTTTAAATATTTCAATAAATGAATTTATTGCCAATAAAAAACTATCCATGGTTATTGAGATTGGATTTATCAGATGTTATAGATGATGAAACTAATGATAAGTTGGTGGAACAATCTATAGAATCGGATAATAAGGAAAGATCCAATTTAGAGGAAGGAACTTATAATACACGAATGGATGATACATGGGAAATGAAAAATCTTTATAATATCTTTAAACATGGATGTCATAAATTGTTTAATAATCTACCTGAAAATTGTATGAGTATGAATCCCAATAAATCACTTGGATGTGCTTATGTATCTTATGGTAAAAAGAGATATGATTCTTATTGGCACAACCATTGTAACAGAGCTTCGGTAAATGGTGTTTACTATGCAAGTGTTCCAGATACTGATGGTACATTGAGTTTGATGGTGGAAAATGGGGAAGAGGTAGAAATTAAACCATTTGAAAAACATCTCTTTCTTATGCCTGGTTGGTTGTCACATAAACCAAATCCTTGTAAGAGTGAAGAGCCAAGAATTTCTATCAATATGGAATTTTTATCAAATACAAGACCTCTTTTGAATCCAAATAATTTTGATATAAAAACATATCAACAATGGGATGATAAAGCGCTTATCTTATGGTAAATAAATTAATATTATTTTTTATTCAATTATCACATTGGATATTTCTTATCATGGCTGGAGTGTCAGTACCATTGGTGTTGATATGTGAACCATTCTATATTTCATTTCCAATTTGTGCTTGGATAATGCATTTAGCATTCAGTAGAACATTAGATTGTCCATGGACACGATTAGAGAATGTATATAGAAGCAAGGTAGGTAAGAAAGAGATTGGTGGTTTTATATCACATAATTTAAAGTTATTAGGATTAAAAAAAAATAAAAAAACCTCTTGACTTATATATATAAATATACTTATATTAATATATAAGATATGGGTTGATTAGGATGTATATCATCACTGTTAGAACATAGTTCTTCTGGCATCAACCCTTGATTTTTGAAAATTTGGAATAGGAAAGTACAGAGAGTAATTAACTCTGTATGGGATTGCCTGAATAATGAGTATACTTTGAAGCTCATAAGGGAATCTAAGATGAAGTATGGTGCTTGGAACTCTGCTAAATGTTGTAGAGGTTTAACTGTCCTGTAGAGACATCTACCATCTAATGTACTTTCAGAAAAATAAAGAACACGATTCTTTGACCTTGTTGTGGGTCGGATAAAACCTAATCCCACTTTATGACTGAATAATCTAAACTCAGAGAGATAAGGTAATAACACAGAGGTTGTACTCACTTTGTTACGTGAACTAACCATTCATTACAAAGAACTATAGTAGCTGATAGGTGTTAGGTACAAGGTATAAAAAATCTGAGCTGAAAGTTGTGAGTAATCGTTAATCTCACATCCCACCTAAATTCCAATAAAGTTTTATGGGTAATTCGATCGATCTTTTTTCTCCACTAGAATTCAAGAATAAAAGACAACAGAGTTACCCATTGATTTGCGGTGGAAGTATCAAAGGCGATACACTTCGTTTCCAACGAAGAAGGTGGAGTTCGATTCTCTAACACCGCTCAAATTTTAAGTGAACGATAACCGAGTTATATGGTATGGAAGAAAAATATGTAGATAAATCAAAAGTATATCTACAACAAATACCTAAGAAACAAGCAAAGAATATAATTGTTGAAAAACATTATACTCATAAATCTTCTTCTTGTAGATATGCTTTAGGAATCTTTTATAAAGATGATTCCCCACATCCATTCTTCGAAAACGAATCCAAAGAAACTCTCATAGGTTGTATGACCCTTGGTTTTCCCGTAGGAAGAAGAGTGTTGGGTTCTATCTTTAGTGAAGATATAGGATTGGAAACAACAAATCTTTTAGAACTTACAAGACTTTATATTGATGATGGTTATGGTAAGAATATAGAATCACTTGTATTAGGTGCTATGTTTGCTTGGTTGAAACAGAACGCACCAAACATTAAAGTATTAATATCATATGCAGATCCTGAACAAAATCATTCAGGTAAAATTTATCAAGCAACTAATTGGTTATATCAAGGGTGCGGCGAAATACAGATGGCGCCAACATTCAGTTTAAGACTCACAGAAGATGGAGAGTGGATACATAGCAGAACCGTTTATTCTTTATATGGTTCAGCCGCACCCAAAAATTTAATTAAGAAAATAGGTAAAACATTTTGGTTGAAGAAGGAAGCAGAGAAACATAGATATCTCTATTTCATCGGAAACAAAAAAGAAAACAGACTATACAAATCAAAACTAAAACATAAACTATATCCTTATCCCGCCGACACTATAAACACCGCAGAAATCCAGAAAGTCGAAGTCGAAGAACAAAGAGAAGTGGATAAATTTATTTAAAAAAAGTCTTGACTTGTATTGCATTTTATTATTAGCTTTAGGTGTTAATAAAGGGAAAATATTATGAAATACACAGAAAATCATTATTGGAATTATGATGAAACAATCTATCCCACCAGTTATTTAATTGGTGTCGATGAAGTAGATAATACACCATTGAGGAATATTACATTACTTGCATTATTGGATGAAACTAATTGTTTAACAAATAATGATGGTACAAGAATACCACAAAAAGAGATTGATGAAATAAAAATGTTAGCTGTTGTGTGGTATTATAAAGATGATGAAATGCATGTTCATCAAATATACAATCACGATACAGGTGAGATTTATTGGGAAGATAAAACTAATGATGAGTGGACAGATAATGATGATAAGTTAGTAGGTTCTCTTCTTATGTGGGGTAATTTAGAATCAACAATTGATGGTCCTTATTAAATAATGGTTTCAGCTAGTAAAAGAAAAGACCAATTAGCACATATGATAAGTGATGATGCTTATTGGAAAAATGATAATGGTTTTAAAGACTTTATAAAAGATATGCATAAACACCTACATAAAGGTAGGGTATTGACAGAAAAACAAAATGCGGCTGTAAGTAAAGCTGTTAAAAGATATGCCAAATATTTCTTTTTGAAAAATGATCCTAACTATAAAGAGAAAATTGAAAAAAGTCGTGAAAAGATTACTAAGATTCAATCTCTTTTATATCAATGTAAATATACAGCATCCTATGAGCTTAGTGCTGATGAGTTTTTAAAAAGTATGGATAGTTGGTTGCGAAGGGGTAGCCAATTGACATTGAATCAGCGAAAGGCTTTAAATAAAATGTACAAAAGATTTAAAAAAAGAGTTGATAAAATACTTGTAAGTAAGTAAAATAATTGTTATATTACAATGTGTTGGAAGTACACTAATGGTTATCGTTCTCCAAAGAACTTCGGGTTTGAATTCTTTCTTCCTTTCTTTTCAAACCCAAAAAAATTTTAACTAAAATCTAAGGATAAATATGAAAAATAAAAAGATAGACTTATCACAATTTATGTTGGATGAAGAAGATGAGAAACGAATGAAATCACTTGATAACAAAACTATGAAAGATGATCCCAATTACCCAAAAAATAAAAGGGTTAATTTAGAATATTATAATCAAGATGAACTTGAAGATGTTGGGGTAGATGATTATTCAGATTGTGATGGTAGAGAAGAAATTGAAACTCTTAGCGACGCGGGGATGGACATATATTGATTTGTTGGGAAACAGGTTTAGATGATGCTGAACGGGCATTAGATTGGTGTTTAGATACATATGGTTTTTCTAAACACCATGATGATGTACCATGGTTGGATTTTAGTGAAGATGATTTGGGTATGATGGGGGAATATATCGCAGATGATAATTCTTTAATTATATATCCAAAACATATTAATACTTATGATGAATTGATTGAAACTATAATTCACGAATATCAACATTATTTGCAATCACCGACATGGATGGAAAGATATTACAATATGGGGTATGAATATAACACACATCCATATGAAGTACAAGCAGAAGATATAGCTAAGAGGGATAAAAATTTATGTAAAAAATCACTGAATTAGGATATTTATATATGAGAATGGATCCTTCAAATAAAGACATCAAAATCTTATTAGATGCTGTAATCACACGCATTGAAAAAAATGAAAAGGAAAATAAAAGAATTTCTGAAGCATTAGTTACAGTTAAAAATGAATTGAAAGATATAAATCAAGAGCTTGATACATTGTTAATTGAGATAGTGGGGGAACACCCTAAGATTGATGAAATAGAAAAAAAACATCTTCAAGTCTTGACTACACTAAATAGTTTACATATGAAAGAAGAAAACTCAAAAGATTTTGAAGAAGAATTCGATATTGATTTTTTAGATACAATAGTTGGTGAGTCTTAATTGTTAGAAACAACACTTTTTATTTTACTTGGTATACTTACATCCTTTTTTGGGTTGTTAAGTTATTATACCATAAAAAGAATTAATCAATATGAATCGATAATACTAAACATTAATAATAGAATAGAATACATAAAACAACAACTAAAACTAATAGATGATAAAGGTCATTTTGAAGCCGATGATGAAGTCGGTTTCTTTTTTGAGGAAATAAAATTATTAAGTTCTAATTTAGAAGAACTTTTTGAACCATTAGATGAGGTTGTTGATGAAAAAAGCACCAGTAAAAAGAAAGAAAAAAAGTAAAATATATTTCGGATTACCTGTACAAGAAGCTATTATAGAATATAATCATTCTGAAGATACAGAATTTAAACATAAAATATATACCGAAACAATTCATCCAGCATTTATGAAGTTGGCTGAAAACATAATCAATACATTTAAGTTTAGTTATTTTGATTACGGATTCAGAGATTTGCAAGAAGAAGTTGTATCTAATCTACTCATAAACATGCATAAGTATGATGAGACAAGAGGATCTAAAGCGTTTAGTTATTTTTCTATTATAGCAAAAAATTATTTAATTCTCAATAATAATGCTAATTATAAAAAACTTAAAACACATGATGATTTAACTGTATTATCCACTAAAGCTGATTTTGATAATAATTTAAATCCATCACCAACCAATGATATTTTCGATAAAACCATAAGTTATTTTGATACAAAATTGGAAGAACTATTCCCCTCAGAAAATGATAGACATGTAGCTGAATCTATTTTATATTTGTGTAAAAATAAAGATAGTATTGACAATTATAATAAAAAGGCTTTGTATATTATGATAAGGGAAATGACAGATGTTAAGACATCCAAAATAACTCAAGTATCAAATATATTTAGATCAATATATCCTAAAATTCAAAAAGAAGTTTTGGAAAAGGGACATATAGAAGATTTAATGTCAACAACGGGTTCTATAGGATAAGTTTTCTTTCATTCTATATTTATTATTAGAATGATATGGAAAAAGATTTTAAAATATTCGGCAACAAAAAATTCTCTGATTTATCAGAAGAGATATATGAGAATTCCAAAGTAAAGAAAACTCAAATAGAGCTTTTAATTCAAGAGGTGCATGGCTATATACAAGGAATTGAAGATATTGCTGTAGTTGGTCCTATCATAAAAGAATTGATGGAAGCTGGTATTAAGAATGATGATAATTTAGTTAAGTTAGCAACCATATATCAAAGAATTATGTCAAAACAGCCAATTGATGATAGTGATGTTTCACTATTAAGTGAGGAAGAGAAGGAAGAGTTGATGGCTAGTTTAGAAGAAGTTGCTAACGATTTAAACAAAAGGGTAGATAAACAATCATCAATAAGTAAATCGGTTAATTAATATGTCTAATAGATTTGGAGCATTTATACCTGATAGCATTTTATCTTCGGGAATAAAATTTAAATTGGGACATGTGGAAAGAGTCTTTAATGATAGTTTTGATTTAAGTTCTTATAATAAAAGTTATGAAAAGACTTTTACTTATGCATCACAAGTAGTAGAATTCTCACCATATTCCAAATCATCAAAATCCAATAGAAGAAAACGAAAGAAATTGGGAATACCTATGTTTAGAGGATTCTCAGATGCTATTACTCATGGTGATTTGATTTTATATTGTAATGTAGATGATAAATCATTTTATATTGGTCCTGTAAATACAAATAATAATCCTAACTATTCAGCTGATCATGTTTATATGAATGATGAACTTGATGATATGAAAGATTCAGATGGTTATAATAAATTAGTTCCAAGAGTATCAATTCCCAAAGTAGAAAGTAAAACTAATAAAGACTTAGACGACCCTAATCAAAAAACAGCTGAGTTTGATGGTTCATTAGTTGATTATGAATCAAGAGTTAGTGATTTAATAATTGAAGGTAGATATAACAACCACATAAGAATAGGAAACAGAAATGTATCACCATTGATTAGTATTAATAATGGTAGTAATACAAATCAAACATATGTCGGTTCAACAATTTTTATGTCATCACTTGGTGGTATTGATGACCACTTTGACACAGAAACACCCAGTAAAAGAAATGATGAAACAATTTTAAATACCTTTATGTTATCTTGTGATAATGATAATCCACCAACAGAAGATTATATGCAGAAATGGAAAATAGGTATGGGTAATGATGATTTAAATGATGAGAGGGGATTTGATTATGATTATGGACCCACATTAAAAAGAATTCCACCTGAGAATAGAAATGATATAGAATATGAACCAAAACATCAGATATTTATAACATCTGAAAGAATTGTTTTTGATGCATATGGTGATGGTCATCTTACATTATCATCAATGAAAAATATAAATATTGGTGCTGGAAAGAATTTTACTTTAACAAACAAAGGGTTTACAGTTATTCAGTCAAAGAATATTTATTTAGGAGAGGAAGCTAAAAAAAGAACTCAACCTATGGTGTTGGGTAATGAATTAAATAATTTACTGAAGGATATTATGGATATCATACAAAGTGCACATGCTTTAGTTCAAGGAGTACCTGTACCTTTAGTTGATTCTGGAGGTGCTGTACTCTTACCAAAAATAAATGAAATTATTAAAAAACTTGATGTGCAATTTGAAAAGAATTACAATGAAGGTATTCCAGAAGGTGATAGAATAACAGGTCCTTCTTACTGGAGCCATCATCATTTTATTGAACCAAATTTAGAAAATACAAACAGAACAACATAGGAGTTGAAATGAAGGTTGATATATTTAAGAGATTAATTAGGGAAGTAATAAGAGAAGAATTAGATTTTTCTTTGAAACGACTTGAAAATAATATACAAGAAGCTATAGTTAAGAACAAGGTAACTAAGATATATGAAGAGGCGCCTAAAGAGGATGTCTATAATAAGTTACAGAAAAAATTAGATTCAACTCGCGTTCGTGGTATACCTAAAGGTCCTATTAACACAAAGAATCAGATATTGAATGATATTTTAGCAGAAACAGCGCAAAGTGGTGAATGGAAAGATATGGATAGACCTATGGATACTAAATCTGCTAAAGAGACTACTAATTTACCAGATCATTTAGCTGATGCTTTTAATAAAGATTATTCACAGATAATAAAAAAAGCTGATGAAAAATCTAAAATGAAAAATGGAATTTAATAATGGGATTGAGAACGGATATATATAATGCTATAGCTGAAAACTTAACATATACCGATGCTGATGGTGAGTTGGTTAATCCTGCGGATGAGCTTGGTAAGGGTGGTAAGCTTGATAAGTTGGCATTTGATTTAACCAAAGCGATTACAGAATATGTCGCTCGGCAAGAATTTGTTATTACTGAAATGAACGCTCCAGTTATGACAGCTATGGGGCCGGGTGTTGCTAGTTTGAGTAGAGAGGGAAAAGGTATGACGGGACTTCCATTAGAACCTTTAAACACATATGTAACAAAGGTTAAAGCTGAATTTGTAAAACCTGAAGAGATACTACCATAATGGCAATATTAGATAGAAGAACAAATCAATTTATTGAAGATAAAGATTCTAGAATAAGCGTTGGGATCAAATTACCATTCTCAAATAAAACAGGTGGAGATGGGTATTTTGAATCATCGAAAACTACAATAGAATCTATAAAGAATAATATTAAAATGTTATTGAATACCAATAAAGGTGAAAGAGTTTTTCAACCAAATTTAGGTATATCTATAAAAGAATTTTTATTCGAACCATTAAATGATGAACATCAAATTCAAATAGAAAATATTATTGTAGAAGCTTTAGAGATGTGGATGCCATTTGTCGAACTTACTAGCATCGAAATGGTTGATAGTTCTAATCAATTGAATGTTAAATTGGGATTTAATATTAATAAATCTCCAGCATCTCTTTCTACGGCGAGTAGTGATTTCGAAACTGTTGATTTGAATTTCAACAAATTTGTATCTGATTCAGATTTAACCATTTCGCCAATTACTGATACTGTTGGTACAATACCTGATTCACCCTTATAGAGAATAATAATGGCTTACACAAACGATAATAAATTTCAACCAACGAATATCAAATACACCTCAAAAGATTTTTCATCAATAAAAGAGGATTTGATAAATTATACTAAAACATATTTTCCAGATACCTATAGGGATTTTAATGAAACTTCTCCTGGTATGATGATGATTGAACTTTCAAGTTATGTTGGTGATGTTTTAAGTTATTATATAGATTATCAATACAAGGAAAGTTTATTATCTACAGCGACAGAAAAAAGAAACATTTTAAATCTAGCTGAATTCTTAGGTTACAAATATAATGATGTTTCCCCAGCTATGGTTGAATTGAAAATAACAAAAGAAGTTGATGCTGATACCAATGATACTTCTAAACCAACTAAAACAACTACTTTATTAGAACCAGGCTTCCAAATAAAATCATCAGCTGATAGTGAATTGATATTTGAAACATTGGATTATGTTGATTTCCAAAATACTGGTTCATATCCACAACCAACTGTAGAGGTATCGGCACAAGATGCAAATGGTATTGCCACCAAATATAACATTACACATACCATAAATGCGATTTCTGGTGAAACAAAGACTAAAACTTTTAACATAACTAGCCCAACTAAATTTTTGGAATTGGATTTGGGTGAAAGTAATGTGATAGAAATACTGAATGTAATAGATAGTTCAGGACAAAAGTGGTATGAAGTAGATTATTTAGCACAAAACAAATTATTAAAAGAAACACATTATAGTAAAAATAGTAATCAAAACCAAATAATACCAGATGGGGAAGTTGATGTTGCTGTACCATATACTTTGGAATATATAAAAACTAACAAAAAATTTGTTAGAAAGGTAGATGTTGATACTAATAATACTAAGTTACAATTTGGAAATGGTTTATATAAATATAGTGTATCTGGTTCTGCTGGTTCATTTGATTCTATAATACAACAACAAGGAATAAATGTTGCTGGTGTACCATTATCAAATATAAATTCTGCTTTAGATAATTTGGTACAAAATAATACTGTAAATTTGGGTGAGACACCAGCCAATACAATTTTAACTGTATCATATAGAGTTGGTGGTGGTTCACTTTCCAATGCACAATCAGGTGAATTAACTGAGGTTGTTGATACTACTGATGGGGTTACTGTAACAAATGAAATTCCAGCTGTTGGTGGTTCGGATGGATTTAGTGAAGATGAAATACGAGAAAATGCTAAATCAATGTTTTCATCACAACATAGGTGTGTGACGAAGGAAGATTATCAGGCAAGAATAATGAATATGCCTGCAAAGTTTGGTAATGTGGCTAAAGCTTATGTTGAAAGGGGAAGTGGTGGACAAACTCTTTTAGTTAGAACTTTATCATATAACAAAAATAAACAATTAGTACAAACACCATTTTCAGTATTAAAAAATTTACAAAGATATTTAGAAAAATTTAAAATGATAAATGATAATATAGATTTTGGTATAGGTTTAAGTGGGGGAAATATTTCTGGTCATTATATAAATTTTGGAGTTGAGTTTGATGTTAACTATGATAGGAGATTTGATCCTAAACAAGTTAAGGTGGAAGTGATAGATGAGATAAAAAAATTCTTTGATATTAATAAAATGCAGTTTAAACAAACTATAAATTTAAACGATTTAGAGTATAATATTATTGGGTTGGATGGTGTTATTGGGATATCTAAATTATCATTAGTGAATCAATTTGCAGATAACCGTTTATTATACAATTTGGATAAAGATGGTAATGCTGTAACAAATGGAAGCGTTGGGTATGGATTTTATTATCCATTTGCTGACGATAATAATGACGAAACCAATGAGGCAGTAGCTAATAAGATACTAAGACCATCAGTAACACCAGCAGTATTTGAAATACGAAATCCAAATATAGATATCATAGGTAAGGTGAGATAACATGCACAGATACTTTTTTGCAACAAAAGATGCTACAATAAATAGTGGTTCAAGTTTAATTGATGGGGAAACATACAAAGATAAAAATGTTGGGCAGGATGAAGTATTGGAGATAAAAAAAGTTTTTAGTGATAGAACATATAAATATCATACCAGATCTTTAATTCAGTTCGACATTAACGAAGTCCAAACATTTTTATCTGCAAATAACATATCTTCAAATCAATATAGTGCTTCACTTAGACTTTATGAGACAAAGGGGACAAGTGGTTTGTCGGAAGAATACAAAATTGCTGCTTATCCTATTAGTGAGTCTTGGGATGAAGGTGTCGGAAAAGAATCAGATGAACCAAAAACAACTAATGGTGTTAGTTGGTTGTATAGAAAAAATAAATCTGGAGCAAAGGAGATAGATTGGACAAATGCTGGAACAACTTATATTACTGGTGATAAAGTATCACAATCTTTTAGTTCAGAGTCACCTGATATTAATATGAATGTTACATCAATTGTAAAGAAATGGTTGGATGGGACAAATAAAAATTATGGTTTCTTATTAACATTATCGGGTAGTACAATAGAACCAAATACAACATATGAAACGCATAGTGGAAGTTTCGAGGATTTGAAATTCTTTTCGAGACAAACCAACACAATCTATTCACCTAAGTTAGAGATAAAATGGGATGACCATTTACCTGCTACTGGTTCAAATACAGGTAGTTTAACTTCATTAGATTTATCTGGCAATACGGAAAATTATTTATATAAATTACATCATAGGGAATCATATAAAGAAAGTGAAGTTGTTAAGTTTAGGTTTGGAGCTAGAAAAAGATATATTGATAAAACATTTAGTACATCTGTACAAACTATTACGGGTAGTTTCATACCAGAAGGCTCTGGTTCTTACTCAATTATTGATATGGCAACTAATGAGGATGTTGTTCCTTTTAGTGCTTATACTACAATGAGTTGTGACAGTGTATCAAGTTATTTTAAACAGGATTTGAATACCTTTGAACCAAATAGGTCTTATAAAATATTGATAAAAGTTTCATATGATGATAATCAAGAAATTATATTTGATGATGACTTTGAATTTATTTTGAGGACTTAATATGTCGTATCATAAAACAGGATCTATGGGTGGGTATGGTACGATAGATATCTTCTTAGAAAACATTTTTAATTTAAAAGCAAAAGAAAAATACGATTATACTGTAGGGGCATATAAGGGTTTTGCAACAGCTGATACAGTTGGTAATAAATTAGCATTAGTAGATAATTCTTTTACTTACCCAAATACACCACCACCATATGATGTTGGTGCTGAAATAAGAATCCATGATTCAAATACTGGAGAAGTTATTTTAACAACTAATATTATGGGTTTAAATAATCATGGTGCAAAGAGTGTTTTTAAGTATGATACATTAACAGATAGTGAAATAGAATCATCTACAATTTCAAATATAGCTGAAGAGGTTATTATAGGAGATAACGATCCACCATTAGATAAAGAGACTGGAATAAGTTTAATAGAAAAACAATCTGGAGTATTTACTATAGATGGTGTGGAAGGTTTATATTATAGTGATGGGGAAATTATACAAAGTCCACCACTACCAAATGCATATCAACTTGCTTCAACTCAAAATAAATGCGATAATTGTGAATTTTTTATAGAAGCTGGAAGTTATTGTTCAAAATGGAAGGCTGATGTTAGAGGTAATTATTGGTGTGCTTCTTGGAGTGAAATAAAAACAACTATTGCTAATTTGGAAACACAAGAAGATATTGGGGGTAATAATACAACAACAATGCCACATCCATCATTTTCAGAAGATTCTGAAACTGGTCAAGGTGATGATGTTGATACACCTACATTTACAAATAACATCACAGATGATACAGTAAATATGGATGACTTAGAAGCTAGTGGTATGGAAGATGATAACCAACAAAATATGACAAATGTGGTGGATGATACCCTACCTATGGAAGATGATGATTTATTAGAACCACAATCACCTGATTTTTATGTCTCACCAGATATAGAAGATGTTGGGGGGCAAGTTGATTTTTATCCAACTGGAAGTGATGGTGCGGCTATAATACCAGATGAAAAAACTATAAAGAGGTTTATTAGAGAAAAAGTTTATGAGGGAATGTATGGTTCAATATTAAATGATGAGACATTATCAGCTGAAGATGTATTGAGTTTTCAACAAACAGTAAGAGATGGTGCATTGACTGTTGGTAGAAGTGATGATGAACTTTTAGTTTATACGAAAAAAGATGGGAATGTATTGAATCAATCTGGTGAAGATATAGAGAGAATAGTCAGAAGGATTTACACAGATTTCCTTGAAGCTTTTTCTTCTATGGAAAGTGAAAGTCAATTGTTAGACATAATTAAGAATCAAATATCTTCTAATTTACAATATACCAAAAGTGGTGGTATGGGCATGCCTTATGCTTATAAAGTGATATACACAAACATTCCAGAGATAACGGAAATTTATGCCATCAAAGAAGAAGGACAATGGACAAATGTTCCGAATATACCGAATATAAATTTTTTAAATCAATTTGGGGAAACAGTAGATATAAGAAAAGCGCAATCAAATTTGGATACTAATATATTTGAATTATTACCATATCAGAGATCTAGACAAAATGAAATTGATGAACTTTTTACAAAATTTACATCAGATAATTTTTTAGGAAATATTCCAGCATTTGATGCCGATGCTTCCATTACAAATCAGAATTTAGCCGTTGATTCTGGATCTAGAATAAGTGAAACCGATGATTTAAATGCACCAATTACAAGACTTGATAATCAGGCAAATATTGCTAATGAGAATAAAACACTAGAATCATTACGAAATACATTAAATCTTTATTTGAAAGATGTTGATAATATAGTGGATGAGATAGATGATATCAGACCAGAATACCAAAATAAATCAGAGGGTTTTTTAAAGTTAAGGAAACCAAATCAAGCAATTATTATAAGAAATCCTGATGGTGGTGAAATGGATTTTCAAAAGAATGATTCTTATTTAACTGATGGGTTTACAATAACAATGTGGGTTAGATTTGTTGGTAGGACTGGAAATGGAACTTTATTTAGTTATGGCAATCCCTACAAAGAAGATGTACAAAGTAGATATGGGTTTAGATTAGAAACATTTACTGTAAGTAAAAAGGATAGATATCCACTTTATCCACATCAATATAGGGTGGAAACTGGTGACTATAATGACGATGGAACACCAAAATATCGATATAACGCATCGAATTGGATTACTAAACCATCTCATGATTTTGAAACTGATAATCTTACTGAGTTTGAAGAATTATCTGAACCTATAAATGGTTTCACACAAGGCAGATTTGCAAATGGTGATTGGTTGGATCCAGAACCATTTGCATATAGCGATTATGAGAGGTTTGTAAGACTTGTGGTTTGGGATCACACAGATACAGAACCATATGTTAGTGGTTCATTAGTTAATGATGATGGAACATATGGAAAACTTTATGATAGCCATTTTAGTACACAGAGAAAATCTAGACAAAAACTTTATAATCCAATTGATAGTTCGCAGGGCCAGGTAAGGGGTGAGGGTGCTTCAGGTAGAAAAAGCGCACTTCCTGTTTATTTCCCTTCTTCAGAATATGGGGAGCAGGGGCAGAGAGGTGCATTACATGAATTTGCTTTCAACTATACAAGAATACCTACTGATAATCTAGATGAGTGGTTTTTTATATGTGCAACTTACGATCCTGAAGTTGATAGGACAGAAGAAGATAGAGCTAAAGTTGAAATAATAAGTAAAAGAGATTTATTAACAGCGAGGGGATTTAAAGTTGAAATAGCAAGTGAAGAGGAAGATCCACCAGTACCAGAAGATGATTCAAATGAGACAACTATGGATTTTGATTTAGATGATGGAGATGTTGATTTAGAACCAGACGATATTGATTTAGAACGAGAAGAACCAAAGGATAGTGAACCACAAGATGCTGAAATAACAACCAGAGATTCAGATGCTATAACGCCGGAGAGTTATGAAGATCCGGTAATGGAATAGGTTATAAAATGTCTGATATTAATATAGATGGAAGAAGTTTAGATAGCCTTACAGCTTACAATTTTCAAACTGTTGGTAGTTCATCTATATCTACATCCATTGATTTACCTTATGAGCCAGCGGAAACTATTACAATTGTCGGATCAATTGCGACGCCATCACAGATGATTACTGTTAATTCTATTGAATCAACTAATCAATCATTATTATATAGTGGAACTGATAGAGTTAATGCACAAGACTTGTGGAGTGATGTTGTTATAAGTTTGACAGATGATGATGGTATTACAAGAGAAGAGACTGTAAATATAACAACTGTTCCAAATGAACAAGCGAATGAAATAATAATTGATACACAAATATATTCATCGGATATAGAAGATATTACACATCACGATAGCATTGAACTTAGTGGAACGGGAACTTTAAAACGGATTGGAGAGGCGCAGTATAGAATAGTAGTTGATGATATGTCAACAACCAATATAAATGCTAATTGGAATGAGGATTTCACAGATTTTTTTGTAAATCAAAATAATGGAAATGGTACACAAACTTTTGGGTTTACAATACCACAATATAATACAGGTGTCGTTCTTCAGAATGATCAAAGTGATAATATTACTGGTGTTGAATATTATCAACATAGCACAGATATAGCACACTATTTTATTCATCATACTGCAGATAGTTTAATTCATGGAATTATTGATTTTGGTGGTGATTATGGTATGGGTGAAGGGAATCCTGAGGTTACTACAGATTGGTTTGGTGGTATTGCTTCTATTAAAGCAACTTATAACTCTGATTTGACAGATAGGACTGTAGCGTTTTATAGTAACAATAATAATGTTAAAGTTGATTTGGTAACTGGTAATCCATTTGAAACACAAAATCTTCAAATCTGGCAAGGAGAAGAAGAAAATCCATCGATTGAGATTGAAAATTTAACACCAACATATGCTGATGATTCCAAATTTACAATTCAAGAAGATTTATCAGATCATTTTCCTTTTGAAATATTAGAATTATCTTCAGGAAAATTTCAAACTACTGTGGAGTATCCAAATGGAATGCCCGAATTTCCAACAGAGGAATATGGTGGTGGGACACCAACTTTATATGAAAATTTCACTGATATGTCGGGAAATGTTTGGCAGTGGCAATGGTTAACCAATGGACAGTATTATGGTGGTGGTGTTAATGCAGATAACTTAACTTCCCCACCGCAATATGCTTGGTGGCTTGTTACTATTGGTGATGGAGTTGAAAGAACATACAGAGGTTGGTTCACCACATACTATGATTCAAATGATGGTTCAAATTATTATGATTGGTACGGTACATCTTTGAATGGAGAGAACATGCCTAACAGACAATATCGTATAGAGGTACCTGGAATAGATGGGACAGAAATATTTCAAGGAGTTGTTCAAAATTGGGGAGAGGATGATCCTGGCACAACTCTTGATATGTGGTTTAGTTTTGAAATACCAAGTGAGGGACAATATAATAATGTCCAAAATACATCGGTTCATAGTAATATATCATATAGGTTAGCACCACCAATTAGTGATGAATATATAGTTAATTGGAGTCAAACAATAACAACAACATTCACACCACAGATAGACGAACTACCAATTAATTTTTCATCTTATGGTATGATTTCTTCATCACTAGAAGATTTGATAGATGCAAATATTGATGTTAATTTTCAAATAACAAAACCAGCTATGGAAGAACAAATAAGCACCTTTTCTGTAGTTAATCACCCATGGCAAGGAAGGGAAATTTATATTGATCATGATGATGATAATTTATCATATGAAAATGATAATAGATTTCCATTGGGAACTTATACTGAAAATAATCGAGATTTTTGGGAACAAAATACTTTTGATGCAGAAAAACTTGAATCTAATATAAAAGATGTGGATTTACAAATGGTTGATTCGTTTGAAAGAGAGTGGTCAACTTATCCAGCAATTTTTGGAGATGAGGAAAAATTAGTAGAGCCTGATATAACGGCTAACTATTCAACAAGACCTGAAGGGGTGAGGGATAGAATGTTAGAAACATTTTCAGTTGATGCTTTTGCATATACAAAAAAAGAAACTTTAGATGGTGATAAACTATATCCTTTATGTTTTTATTATGATAAAAAATTACATGAAGAGGAGTATAAAGCAACTTCAGATAATAAAGTTTATTTGAAGATTATCAAAAGAACGAGTGGTAGAGGTGATATACAAAGTGATTTAAATAATTATGTTGGATATCATAATCCATTTGCCAATAGACACCCTTTAGAGGCACCATTTGATGTTACTGCAGCAACTAAACTTTATTTTATTACACAACATAATTTTAATTTAGAATATGGGGTATTTACTGGTAAGATAGATTTATCATGGACTGTAATGCCATCAGATGTTTTTAAATGGGAATATGAAACCATAGGCGTAGGTACAAGATATAATTGGGATATTGATGTAGCACAACAGGTTAGTTATAAGTTGTATGTGGCAGAATATTTGTCAGAGTACATTGGTTATGGAGATTATCAATATATTGGTACAGTTAATGGTGGTGTGAATACATTTACTTTTGATACAACTTTTGATGAATATAAATTCAATACAAATTATAAGTTTGCAATTCGAGCAGTAGTCGAATCACCAAATACAAATCAAGGAACTCTATTTTATCCTGGTTCTGATAGTTATGTTGAATCAATGGTTGGAGTTGATAGCGGAGACCAATATGTTGGATTGGGTCTTGTAAGAGTAATTTTAAGTTCTACGAGGGATGATAATATTGCACCACCAGAAGGAACTGAATTGATATTAAGTGCACCAGATAGTGATGATGATTATCCATCACAAGTGAGTATAAGTGCTATATCAGAATCTGGATATGAATTTACTGGTTGGGAAATACAACCACCACATGCAAATACAGATGCAATAATTATTGATAATTTATATGATTTGGGTACTACAACGATACAATGGGCAAATGATGCAAATGGGGAAAGTGAAGATATACTTAATTTGACACTACATGCAAATTATATACCTGTGTCAGAGGATTATGGTAACCCTGTAGAGGTTACGGTTTATGGTGGAAGTGGTGGAGAAGTAAATGTTCCAGGAGTTTCTCAAAATGGTGATGGAGTTTATGTATTTACAATGACACATTCAGACCAAATTCAAATGATACAAGCTTTTCCTGATGATGGAAAGGAATTCGTTAGGTGGAGTGTTGAGAATTGGACTGGTATGGAAGATTCAAACGATGATAATGAGATAGGAATAGTGGGATTCGGACCACATTATCTTAGGTATGAGATATATGATGATCCTGAATTAAAATGGAATAATGGTGGTAACTATGATGATGGAACTGCTAGTGTTAGAGCAATATTTGCTGATGGTGGAAATGATGGTGGTGGAAAACGGCCAGGGGATGGTGATGATGATGCGCTGGAGCGCACCGAGTCGCTAATAAACACAGAATTAGGTCAGGGAAACTGATATGTCTTACACAAGAATAGGTGAATATTATGTTATGAATTTAAATTGGGGTGATGGTTCGGATCCACAATTTACAGATAAACCTAAACGATTATATGATGATATAGATTTGTTTGAGCATGTGTATGATAAACCTGGATTTTATACTATTACAGGTTTAGTTTTTGCTATAAATAATATCGATAATCCTGACAAAAAAGAAGTGATGACATGGGAGAGGTTTAAATCAAATATAGTGATAAATGAATCCAATACATATGATACACCATATTTTGAGGAAGAAGATTTTATTATGATAGGTGGTTATAGTGAAGATTCTACTTATTTTAAAACAATGTTAGTTATTGGTGGATATAATTTCGATAAAGAAATTAAAACCAATATAGTTAACATTGAAGAATATAATGAATTTGATAAAATAAAAATTTTAGATACACTGATGAAGTTTGATGGAAATTTATATAACACATATTTGGATGCATATACAAAACCTATATATGATGGTGATGAATTGATTAATAATAATTATTCATCTAAAAAATATAAAGATATTTTAAAAACTACAGGTTTGAATAATGTAGATGTTGGGAGTTGTAAAATGTATACTGGTGTTAGAAAGATGAATAAACACTTGGGTTTTAATAATACATCACCAGCTAATGATCCAAATAAAGATGAATATTGGAACAATATAATTCCAAAGAAATGGAAATGGACTGATAGAGAGGGAATTGATTATGGTATTTACAGAGAACCTATATCAGGCTCAAAAGCTTTAATTGAAGAATATAAAGAATATCATATTGATGATAGTGCTACACAGAGTTGGGTAAATGGGTATTGGCCTGTTTTACCAAAAATAAATAAAGTTGGAAAATTTGTAAATGAAGTTACATCTTCTTATGGTTTTACGAATGTAGCAATTGGTGAACCTGAAGGTCGGGGTGGTGAAAAAAGTTTGATTTTAGATATTGATTTCAATCAAGATACTGTGAATGATTTAATTGATAGAACATCTCAATTTGAAATAAAGGGTACATTTGATTTTTCTGTTGAGTTTGATGATAAGATAAGAGTACAAAAAGGTGAAAAGGATAATATTGAATTGATGGAAAAGAGAAATAGTGAGCAAGCATTCTAATGGGATTTATAAAAAAAGATAGAATACCTAATCCAGATAAACCTGGAATTTATTGGGATGAGGATGATAAATTAAATGGAATCGGTTATGATGATTTCGAAAAATTTAGTTTAGGTTCTTGGAATACATCTTATAGAAATGAAAAATTAAATTTAGGTTATTTACAAAATGAAGAATTATTGAATAAACTTTTTGATCCAAATCAACCACCACAAAGAGGAAGACCTGTTAGAATGAGATTTGGGACAAAAGAGTTTCGTGGTGGCTTACTAGATCCATATGCAGCACCATTGGGAAGTTACTTAGTTCATGTAAATAATAATAATCAAATAGTAAATATTGTTGGTAAGTCTGGTGGTGGTGCACACCCTGAATTTAGAATTTGTAATTTATCACAAATAGGAGTGCCAGCTAGTGATCCTGACCAGAGCACTTATGAGAATAATCAATGGAATTTTGATTCTTTTGGTAACAAGAGACTTATAGCTCCAGCAAATAATGGTGGATATATAGATAAAAATGGTAATTACCAGGATCATAGACATACTCATTATAGACAATTTAAAATATTACAACATTATTTTGATATAAACCATCATGGATCGGTTCTACCAATGCAGAATGGTCGGTATGGTGAAGCTATTTTACCGAATAGAGAACTTATTAGTTATGATGATGGTGAGGTTTATATACAACAAAAAGTTAGTAGTAGATACGAAAGATTTGAATTTAAGTTTCCAGAAAATATATTACAAAAAATACAACAATTAGTTCATGTATTTGATTTATCTGAACCAATTTATGATAGTCTACCAAATAATCTAAAAAGTTTAGATACTATATATCCACTCTTTTCAGCACTTTTTTCAGGGGAGCCCAATGGAGCTGATTGGAATGATCCAAGATATCTATATGATATAGCTGGTACTGGTGTTTTGGAGAGACCAACTCATGAGATATTTTTTCCAAGACATTTTACTATTATGCATGAAGATATAGAGTATGTTGTGGGTATAGATTTATTTGGTGATGAATCATTTGCTGGAGATGGTGGTAGTACTGATTATTGGAGATCACCAAGGCCAGGAAGAATATTAATGGGAGTACTTGATGATGATAGATTATACCCAAAAATACCAGTAGATTCAGATTCTTTTCCTTTTACAGTGAATATACCTGACTCAGCTACATATTCTTTTAATCATCCAGACACTGGGGAAAATCATACAATTCAACGTGTTAGGCATTACCATTCCCCATTTATATTTCCTAATTCAGATGATGGGTCTGACATAGATCGTTGGGAATTGAATCCCTACCATTTCAGTATTGCTTATCCAAGTACTTTTCATAATGGACAAAAGTGGTCAGTGGAATCGGATTGGGGAGCTTATCAACATATTCCTGATAATAATATAATGATATTTTCACCCACAGTTACGGATGGAATGGTGGAAGAGGGGGAAGTAGATGGTGCTGAGTCTGGATTTGGTGAGATGAGTATTTACTTACAAGATTCTATTTCAACATATTTTAGTAGCCAGTTAACATCACTTGGTCATAGATCAGATGGAGAGGATTTGTATAAGTTACAATATAGAACTGATTATACATCTGAAGATAATCCTTATGTTCAGGAAGTAGATTTTGTAGTAAACACATACATCAATGATTTGGAAAAACCATTATTATTTTATGATGAGGAAACAGATGATTATCAAAATACTTCATTTCCTTTGACTGTTGAAGTTAATCTGGGTTTATATAATCAATCATCAACAATAGATTTAGATATGGTTACACCACCAGATGATTATAATGAATTTTTAAATCAATATTATAGAGGGGATTATACAGCAGTTGATAATTTTGATGATAACCCATCGGAATCATATTATTCATATAGGGTAATACAGTGGGGTGATGAGAAGAAATTATTAACAGATGAGGAATTAGAGGAACGGTATTATAGTAAATTTTATGATGAAGAAGACTTTGAAATTAATGAAGCACCAACTACTAGCAATAATTATTTTTATAAATTATTTGCACAAACACAGAAGGGGGCTAAACATCTAACTGAAAAAACAAAACATACATATATAACTCCTGGAATAAAATCAATTAAGATTTTAATTTTTCGTTATACAAAAAATGGGTTTTATATACTCAGCACTACACTTTTAACAAAGAATATAATAATTAACGATGGTACAATAACAACACAAGACTTTGAGATATTCGGTGGAACGGATTATAAATTTTTACCAATGGGGAAGAATCAAATTATAGTTGGTGGTTTGGATGAAGATTCTAAATATGTAAAAAGTAGTAGAATGATAAACGATAAAGATCAATATGGTTCAGGTGATTATCTAAATAGAGGTGCAAATAAGGAATTTGTAAAACAACTTGAAAATGGTATGTGGGGTAAGAGTCCTGAAAAATTTGATTTGGGTACATTAAGAACTTTTTCAGGAGTTAAGAGATTAGAGAACCATATTGGTGATTTTAATATTAATAGTAGTTCATTTGATAATACTTTGGTGAGTAATATATTTATAGATAGAGTTGATAATAATGTTAAGAGGGATGTCACAATGGAATTAAATGCGGAAAAAAGAACTTTTACAACTTTACAAAATACAATAGGAACTAGTAAAACTGCTATTTTAATTGGTGATTATGAATTAGAGAAAAAAAATGAAGAGACTCCAATAAGAAAAAAAGGTATTATGAATACATCACAAACAGAAATAAATAAAACTAAGCAAGCGATATAATGGATATAAGATACGATTACACTTCTGATATTATGTCAATTATTACTGGTAGTTTAGATGACAGAGAAGATTTTTTATATACTTTACCAGAATTTGATGAAACACATATTATTAAATTATCTGTTTATAGTAGGGGTACATATATTGACAGTTATGAACTAACCAAAGATGAGGATTATTATGTAAATAATGGTTCAATTATTTTTAAACCAAATGATAAATTAGATTCAGCACAATTAGTAGAGGGTAATTACGAATTACAATATGATTTTATCCAAAAAGTTTCTACAGAAAATTTATATATTGATGAAATTTCTTCAACTAGAACTGAAATAAGATTGAAATCAAAAAATGATGGTGATAATCAGAATTTTATATCATCATCTTTTGAGAGGTTAACTAATTCAGAAAATCTCTATACCTTTGAGGGTAATTTAGAATTACCAAATAATCAATATATACCAATAAATTCATTTGTTGAGGATAGGGTAACATATGAAGAACCAACTTTAATTTTTAAATTAAATAATCCATTACCTAATGAAATAGGGAGATTATATCAATCATTTGAAGTAGTAAGAAAATTTATTCCAACACAAAGAAATGAAATATTTTTTAAGGATATTGAGGGATTGGCAATACAAGCCAAAGCTTTGGCTGTTGATGTTAGTACCAGTGCAGATAATAATTTAGATGAAGATACCTATGAATCATTTAATACTATAACTGGATCTTTAAGTGAAAGAATTTTCGATGAATTCAAAAGAGATAAAAAAGATTTAAATCTAAATATAGATTTCACTGAATTTAAAAATCACACACATTTTGGTTCAGCTGTTAGTAAATTAGAAAATTTTAAAGATAAGGTTGTTACATTAGAAGGATATTACAACTCAATAAATAATTCATTATCTTACAGTAGTAGTTTTGATGTTAAAGAAAAAAGAAAAAAGATATTTAAAAAAATAGAAGAAGTAAAAGATACATTCACACTATATGAGAAATTTTTATATAATGATGGTCAAAGTTATTCAACATCTTCTGCACCAAGTTTAGGAAAAAATTTAGCTGGTGGGCAATTTAATAATAATCATGGTTTTATAGAGTCATTTCAAGACTTTGATGGTTTTGATAGAGTAACACATTTTACAAGTTCAAATGATGAACTTCATATGTTTACTGGCATTTATGATGTAGCACAACCACCTTTTTATAATACAAATGATTGGGTTTATTTATCTTTTATATTAAGTGGTGATAGACAATCAGATACAACATATAATATCACTACAGAAAATTCATCTTCAAATCCAATTTATCGTGATGAATCATTAGATGGTTTCAAATATAATAAAAGTGTAAATGTACCTAAAGAAGCAGCTAGTGGTTCTTCTCTTTTAAATCCAACAGCAACTGGTTCGGAATATAAGAGATATATAGTAAGAGCTCAACAAAATTATTGGAGACCATTAAATACTTTAGGGGTTGGGGGAGAAATAATTCTTATAAATGATTGGGTTGGTGGATTAAATGATGATTATGAAATTTTATCGGGTTCTAATTATATAAGTGCTTCAACAAGTGGTAGTATTGGTGATGGTTTTGCTTATGGAATAAAGGATGCTAGTGGATATCATACACCATCTTTTTTTCCAACTATTGTGGATGAAAAGGGTTTAGTTAATCGTGGATATGTAACAGCATCTGTTTTACCGCAAGGTGATTTGTTTCCAATACGAATAAAGTCAAATGGTAATTATGAAACATATGTCAGTGATGTAAGAGTATCTTTAAAAGATCCAACTAATACTCATCCATTTTCGCCAATGTATAGACCACCGAGTGGAAGTTATGGTGGTTCATCGGAATGGAATGGGTGGTATGATGGAATGCTTAGTTCTGCATCTCTATATGATACTCAAAATATACATTCATTAGTTAATAACATACCTGAATTTTTGAGAGAGGATAATCAACATAAAGTTTTACGTGATTTTATAAATATGATATCCGAAGAATATGATTTATTAAGAAATTATATAGACAATTATTTAAATATTACTAAGTTGGGTTACAAAAATCCAAATTCTATTCCAGATAATCTTTTGCCAATTGTTGCTGATAGCGCTGGTTATGAACTTTTATCTTCTTTATCAAGTAGTTTATCTGATTATATAGATTCTAATAAGACGGAAGAAATAGGAACAAAAGATGCTATAAATGCTACATGGAAAAAAATATTAAATAATTTAATTTACATTTATAAAACAAAAGGTTCTGTAGAATCGATAAAAGCATTACTTAATATTCATGGATTCAATTCCGATGCATTTAATTTAAGGGAATATGGTGGTTCTATAACTGAACATAATCCTACTATAATTACAAATGACTCTCAAGGTTTGTTAGATGGTCTGAAGAATACATCTGGTAGTATATCTTTCATTGAAAATATAACTCCCTTTTTAATGTTGAATGTATCATCTGCTTCAAATGGACATAATAGATTTGGGGTGGATTGGTTTGCTAATAGTGCTGAACCAAATGGTTTGGAGTTAGTTTTTAATGCGGAAGAACCGACGAGTAATGTAACACAATCTTTGATGAGATTAAGTGGTTCTAATAATGATTTGTGGAATATAAATTTAATACCAGAACATAATACTTCTACAACAAAAGGTAAGATTCAATTTCGATTGAATAGGACAGCGAATGGAAGTGGTACTACACATTTTAGTATGGAGACACCATTAATAGATAATTTATTTGGGGATAATATCTATAATTTAATTTTACAAAGAAATTCTGGAAGTGATTTTGAAGATGGATTCCCATTAAGTCAATCTTATCAGATGTTTGTTGGTAGAAAGAATAATGATGCTATAGTGGATTATCATATAGTTAGTATGTCAATATCTTCATCAATTGGTGATGGTATTAGTAAACTTATGGCAAAGAGAGCTAATAGAAATTTTAGAAATTCTGGAAGTATTGCATCCGATGGTGCAAGAATACAAAATTTATTGATTGGAGAAACTGTAACTGGTTCTATTGCAGAGGTTAGGGCTTGGAGTGCTTATTTAAGTTCTTCTAAATTTAAACAACATATTTTAAATTATGAAAGTACGGTTGGTGGAACTATAACATCTTCTTTCTCTGATATAATATATAGGTATCGTTTGAATGAGGGATATGTAAATTCAGATACAAATCCTGATTTAGCTTCACTTAACATAAATGATTCGAATCCAAATAATGTAAAGAACTTTACCCATTTACTAACAACACAAGATAAATTAAATTATAGAACTGTAACTACAGAACAAATTTTTTATTCTTTTGGTGTTCGTGGTAGGGATGATATTCAAAATGATAATACTTCAAATCTTTATCCTGAATTATCAAGTGAAGCAAATTTGAATCCAAATTTTGAATCTTTGACTGAACCTTATAATCCTACTCCAGGAAGATTTTTCTCAAATAATTTTGGTTCAAGTCTATCGTATGTTAATGCTGTAGATTCTTTGATATTTAATATCATTCCTGATTTTAGTATAGAAAATGAAATAGGAGATTATAATTCTACACTATCCGATGGTTATGAGGATTTAAAGGATTTGAGAAAAAATTTGATTACTAATGCGGAAATAACAGTAGATGTTGGGAAAAATCAAAAATCAATAGAGAATTTTATATCAACATTAGATGAAGGACAGATGTCGGATTTGTTACCCGCACGCACTCAATTAAATTTTTCTTATGATGTGAGGAATGATGTTCTTTTTAGAAGTAGAATAAAAAATGCAAAACTAACTACTGAGTTAAATGCAAATAATGTTGTGGGTAGTTCTAGTTTAGCAGAACCAACTATTTCCACATTTGTAAATGATACTGTAAAAGATGGTAATATAAATGTTTTAACAAATGAATTGACTTTATCATCTTCAAAAATTGATTCTTATTCTTATTCATATTTTGATCAAAGGGTTGCTGGATTCAATCCAAATGGAGAGGTAAAAAGTACAAACATTTATAATGTATCATCAGAAAATCTAACTATAAGGGGTGGGGAGATAAGCGGCACAAATCTTTATAATCTCTCATCAGAAAATCTAACTATAAGGTCAAATGCAGTATCTTTAAATACTGTAGATTTAACCAATTCAATAAATCAATCTGTTTATACTTTAGAACCAAGTGATTTTAAAAATATAATGTTAGGTTCTAAAAATGAATTTTATAAAAATCATGGAAAAGAACCAGATAAGACTTGGTTTAAATCTGCTAATCCAGGATCAGGAAGCACTTTTAATACATATCATTATGAGGATAGATTTACTTTTCCAACTATAGGTGATACCGAACTTTACATACCTATAACTGCTAGTTATACTGCTGGTGTTAGACAAAAGACAAATAAACATGATGAGTTTGAGGACTTTTTTAACAGACAATTTATTGACGCGGGTAATGGATATACTTACTCAACATTACATCAACCCAATCCAACAATAGATGGAAGGATGGTTGGTAGAACAAGTTACTTTAGTTCATCAGAAGGAAATATACATTATCCATCAAATCATTATCTGATTGCTAGAACGAGTAAAGATGTATTAGATAATTTAATTTACAAAGGAACACAACATGATGGTAGTAATCCAACTTTAGATCCTACCAACACAGCGCCGGATGTATATCATACACAATCTGCCTATACAATTACAAGTACGGGGGGTAATCAATTACAATTAACATAATAGATATATAAAACTTTTTTTAGATATATTTATTAACGAAAGTATAAACGGGAAAAAATATTATGGGCTTACTTGACAACGATACAGTAATAGTAGATGCAATTTTAACAAAAGCTGGTAGAAGAAAATTGGCTGAGGGAAAACCATTGGGTATAACTCAATTTGCCTTTGGTGATACTGGTGTGGATTACACATTATATAATCCAAATCACCCTGATGGTTCTTCTGCTTATGGAACAGCTATAACATCTTTACCACAGATGGAAGCAGTACCACATGAGTTGGTTTTTATGAGATCAAAACTTTATGGAACTGGGCAAAGAAATGTACAGAATTATACATATGTTCATCTACAAAATATTACAGAAACAATTTCAAAAACAAACACAGTGGGGAATGAAGGTTTTACTAGTCAACCAATATCAATTACACCAACTGTAGTCCCAATTAGTGAAACATCAATAGGTTTTACATTTAGAATTTTGGATGCCAGAGGTTTGATAATAAATGATGATGATACCACAGCAAATCCTTTTTCTAGTCCAGATGTTCAACCAGTTCAGGTAAGTGGTGAGCAACTTGTTTTAAATGCTCGAGCAGGTGAAATTACTGCACAAAAAGTTATTGGTGTTGAGGTTCGTAGAGATGGTGCTGCACCTGCATTTTTAACTGTAACTATTGAATCAAATACTTCGAATTAATTAGATAGGAATAGAAATGTTAAAAAGTATAAATCCACAAAATGATGTAGTGATAACAGAGATAACAACAACCAATGGTTTCTTCGGAACTTCTGGTACTGGAACAATAAATAGTGGTTCATTAGCAACATCGTCACTATCATCAACACAAAAAGAATATTATTATAATTTGCAATATAATTCAACAGATCATTTTAGTGTTGCTTATGGACATATTGCTGGAAGTGGTAGTAATGCTGATGCTACTAATGAGGTAGGTACAACAGAAGCTATATATAAAGGTTTTTATAATTTAGTAGAACCACAATCTGATAGGTTAAGAGATTCGGGTGGTTGGTTAATTGCTGATGGTACAGATGGTACAAATCCAGTAACACAATCCGATTGTTACTTTATAGCGGCTGAAAGATTAAGAATGAAGGATAGATTGAATCCTGGAACTTGGACAATTTCATTGAGTGGTTCTTTAAAAAATGGTACAAAGAAAACCATAAATTTAACAGATAATAGTGTTGCTAATGATCCTGAAACTCCAGGTTCACCATTTGGTCCAAGATATTCTGTAAGGTCTGGTTCTGCTGGTACATTAAAGTCTGCAGATACTCGTGAGTATGGTAAGTTTTATCCAGATGCTGGATTGATTGTGTTGAGTGCTAATGCACTTTCATCTTCACTCCCAGGCAAACCTGCATATCAACAACAAGCCACCACCGATCCTTTTGCTGTATTTGTGGGTGTTGGTTTAGATCCTGATAGTGGGAGTTCAACTGATAGTATAGATAATGCTGGTAAGTTAGCAGCATGTATGATTTCAGCATCACAGACAATGCGTTCTGAAGAGAATCAATACATATATGATTATTTTTGTAGAGCTAAGGCTAATGAGTTTAACCTTTCTAATAATGTAACATTTTGGAGTGGTTCACAATATGCAATTAGACACAATGATATGGTTTCCAACCCACAAACTTATATTAGTGAAGTTGGATTGTATGATGCATCAGGTGAATTGATGGCAGTTGGTAGATTAAGTTCACCATTGGTAAAAAACTTTAGTTCAGAGGCAGTCGTAAAAGTACGATTGACTTACTAAGTGATCTTATGAAATGTTTAAGCATTTTGAAGAAGGTCAGATAAATACTTATAAATTCAAGGCCCACAAAACCCACTCTTTAACTCAAGCTGATGTAACAAGACATCAATTTCTATCTGCTTCATCTAATGAAGTATCTAAAAGTTATTATGAGTTTTCTAGAATAAATTTTTATTTGAGTGGTTCTGATGTAGCGCAATCAAATCCATTATTCAATACATATCCTACTGTTGGTAATAGATTCGATGGGCAGGGTATATTTTTAAGTAAGTTTCATAATACTGGTTCTGTTGTCTCAATATCACAATCTTTATTTGGGGAAGAAATAAAGAAAGGAAGTTTTGTTTTAGATGATACAACCACTGGTGCTAAAATAGTAGATGATTCAAATGGAAATCTTTATGCAACAAATGCCACACGATTTGAAGATTCAGGAGCTTCGATATCATCATCTGCTAATTATGTAGGAAATATATTTTATGATTTGGGTGTGTTTACTATAACAGAAACGGGATCTTTTAGTGCTACCAAAACTTATGCTGATGTTACTGATGGTAATTACTCTTTATCTTTTAAGGGGAGTTTGGAAATATCTACTTATGAATTTGTCTGTAGAACTGAACCAAATGAACTAAATGAAACTCAGAATATTACAATATATAAAAAAGACGGATTGGGGCATTTTAAAGATAATTTAACTTCTAGTTATTGGCCAAATTATATATCAGAGGTTGGTTTATATGATGAAGAAGGAGATTTAATGGCTATATCAAGAATGTCGAAACCTATCCCAAAATCAACGGAACTTCCAATGAGATTTTTTTTACGGATGGATTACTAACTTAACAATATTAATATTTATAGTTATAAAAACTTATTAGGAGAAAACAGATGTTAAAGAAACTTATAATTGGGTTATTATTAGCCTCATCTTTGTTTGGCCAAGATGCATTGCTGAATTTTTTTAAATACTCAACTGCTTATAGTAGTTTTAGTTTAAATGCACCAAGATATCAAGACGATAGATTTGCTATAATAGGTGGTTTATCCACAGGTGATTTAATAGTGGAAAGAACTGATAGAGAATTAAAACCAGATTTTCAAACATCTTTTGGACTTCGTAAAATTGGTAGATTCCAATACGAAGCAAAACATGGAGTTAAATCTGCTGGTAAAGGTGGTAAGTGGTATGATGGTTCAGAACAGAATGCTAACGAAAGTGCTACATTCGGACCTGTTAAAGGTTGGGAATATTTAGTTAAGTTCTCACAAGGTCGTCAATGGGGTGATGAATATCTGAATCAAGAGTATTGGTTAAGATATATCGGTGATTGGGTGATGGCTAAAGTTGGTGTTACTGAATTAGGATTGGAAGATATTAAATATGGTCAAGGGGATATAAGATTACATCTCACACCAGAAGCTCTTGGTAACAAATTACATTTTTCTGCTGGATTTAAACACAGACAACATCCTGTATATGGATTTGACGCTATGGTTCTTGATACCACTTGGTATCGTGGTTCGTGGTGGGCATTCGCTGAAGATGCTTTTGGTATTGATGATAATATGTGGTATGATGAAGATATGTTAGAGGGTTATGATGAAGATGGTAATCCTATTTGGAAACATAACGAATTATTGGAATATGTAAATGGAGAATGGCAGAGAGTTGAAGGAGATGGTCCTTTTTGGAATGGGCAAGGTGAATATTGGGGACATGATTGGTTATGGAGAGATGCTGATGGTAGAATATTTGCTTATACTGATAGAGAATATTTTGTCTATCATTTTCCAGGAATGTTGGAAGAATATATAGATGATTTAAAAAAGGGTTTAGGAAATCAAAATGAAACATCAGTAGTAATAGGTGCTGATTTTTATCATTATGATGAAAGTTGGTGGTTGCATGCTTGGGGTAATTGGCTACCATATCATTATGGGCATACTAAACATTCATATCACAATGCTGCAGCATATCAAGATCATTTGGAAGAAGGTAAAGAACCATATGATTTTATGTTTATGGATCCAATGTGGATGAGTTGGAATGATTACGATATGGGTGCAATATTTGGAGTAAAACTCAAAGATAATCTTGGAGTGTTTGCTGAAGGTAGATATTTGTATTATTGGGAAAGACCAGCATACGATATCAAATTAGGTGTTAACTATCAATTTATGGGATTTTAAAATGACACATGAGGAAATATATAACACAGTAAGAGCAATTTGTGGTTCATTGTTAATGGTGACCATGTTTATGATGTCAAGTTGTGAAGATGATAGAGTGGCAGATGAAACACCACAAGAGTTAATCCAAATGTGGTTAGATGGTAATGAAATACCTGTATATGATTATTATGAAAGCGTAACTACTTATGGAGTAAAAACTCTTACGGATAGTGGTGATGTTAAAAAGGTATTTGTAATCCATTTTCAGAAGGATGGTGGTAGGATTTCACCTGAAAAAGAACATTATGCTTTGATAATGTATGATATTGATGGTATAGATAATGATGATTTAATTGATGAGGGTTCTTATGTAAACCCAGCATCACAATCTACAAAAGGTGTTACATTGGAGATTGTAGGATTATCAGATTACACATCAAATGCACAAGGTGCAATAATAAGAAATGAGGACAATGTAGTAGATGGAGTTGTAGAGGGAACTTTCTATAATCCATATAATGAAACATTACAAAATGGTTTGTTATTATTTGAGAATGTTACGATAGGAACAGATACAGCAAACACATTTTATTCGGAGTTTTACTAATGCCAAATAAAGCAGCTAAATTAAGAAAACAACAAAAAGCAAAATTAAATAAAAAATGGGCTACAGAAGGTAGAACAGCAAATCAACATAAAAAATGGGTAGCAAAGGGTGGTGGTCAACCTGTTAATAGATTTGGAAGATTTGGAAAGTAATGAATGGTGATATCAAAATAGGTAAATTGTTATGTGATGAGGATATCATTACTAAACGACAATTGAACAAAGCTCTACAAGTTCAAGTAAAGGGTGATAAACGCACACTTGGTGAAATACTTGTTAGTATGGGCTTTTGCGAATTTGATGATATCACAGATGCTTTATTAAATCATGAAGCTGATACTAAACATCACGAAGAAAAAACAGAAGAAATACATTCTGAACCCAAACAAGTTATAAAAAAACCAAAAGAAAAACCTAAGAAAAAACAACCAATAGAATTGAGTGAAGACAAAGTATTAGATACTAAGTTCACATTGTCAGTACAGACTATGGTGGCATTGGGAACTGGTATGGCATCATTGATTGGAATGTGGTATACTCTACAAGGAGAAATACAAGAAGCAAAAGAATTACCAAATTTAGAAACTTTATATTCAGCTGAATATCCATCTAAACCAGAAGGGCATAACTGGCCTCGGTCTTATGAACAATATAAAAATCAAGTTGGTGGATTGCAGGAAGATATGGATGCTGTTTATGAAATACTAGATGAGTATGAGGAACTTATAAAAGAGTTGAGACAAGATATAAAGGATCTTGAAAGACGCAAGAGGGATAAATAGGAGTTTGTTATGAGAAATATATTAACATTATTGCTATTCCTGTCTGTTACATTTTCACAAGTAAATGACAAGAACTTCAAAGAAAAAATAAATGGTGGTGTAGTAGTGGCTGTTTTTACTGCAGAATGGCAGGAGCAAGAATTAGATAAGAAGATACTTAAAGGTGTTGAAGGATACCAAGATTGTGAAATCATTTATGTTAAGAGTGAACAGGCAAAAAAGGTTGTTAAGAAATTAAGATTTAGAAACTTCCCATCAATTGCCCTCTTCTTTGATGGAAGTAAAAAAGAAACTTGGAAAGCCGATATGGATGGAGAAGTAGACTGTTCTGCTAAAGACATCAAAGGTGCTATAGACGATATGTTGGCAGAAGATGTATTCTAATGAATATAGCTCTTATAGCTGGTCACTTAGCATTTGGACTAATAGCCTTTTCTTTTCTGGTCAAGGACATCTTATGGTTACGAGTTGTATCTATATTAGCGAGTCTCTTTTCTGTATTTTATAATTGGGTAATACCTATAGAGCCAATGTGGATTGCTATACATTGGAATTTTGTTTTTATAGTTCTTAATCTGTATCACATAGCAGTTATCATATATGAAAAAAGACCTGTGTATATGGATCCAAAGGACAAAGAATTGTATGAAACTTTATTTAAAGATTTAAGTCCTGTTGAATATTTAAAAATTAGTAAAGTAGCTGAGTGGAAAACATATAGTTGTGGTGAAAAAATAATAACACAAAATACACCAGTAACAGATTTAGTGTTGATATACAATGGTACAGTAGATGTTGCTGTAGACCATAAAGCTGTAGCTCAACTGAAAGATGGTCAGTTTGTAGGAGAGATGTCATTTCTTACTGAAAAACCAGCAACAGCAACTTGTATTGCAAAACATGATACAGAATGTTTAGTTTGGAAACAAAATGAATTTAAAGAGTTGTTAAAGAGAAATCCATCTCTTTATTATTCAATACAAAGTTTATTAAGTAATCAATTGATTAGTTATAGTAACAGAAATTAACAGATTGATACATATATTGTAATTTTCTGATACAAAATATGTTGATTTTCGGTGTTTGCAAAGTTTGGTATGGTTTTTGTATTATATAAGATGTAAATATTAACTTAACTAGGAGAACTGAAATGTTCATAAACTTAATTAAAAAAATAAAGAGTAGCAAAGGAAATTCACTTGCTGAATTTGCTGTTACTACTGCTATGATGGCTACATTGGCTACCACAGCTGCTCCAAAGTTTGGTGCTGTTGGTTCTGGTGCTAAAGAAAAGAAAACAATGAATAACATTGATAAACTTTTATCTGTAGCTAATAACTATTACAACCAAGCTGTATCTGAAGAGGGTAAAGGTCGTTTCCCTGGACAAGCTAAGTATGACGCTGCTGTTGGTGGTGTTACATTAGCTGATGGTCAAGATACTGATGAAGCTTTGGAAGCATATGTAGAAGATATCCTTGCTAACATAGGTGCTTATACTGATGATAACTCAGATTTCGTATATGTTTTTTCACCATCTGTTGATGATGAAGATGCACTACAAGGTGATTGGATGAGTTTTGCTGGTGACCAACATCAAGTTCAAGTTGGATTCGATGCTGATGGTGCTGCTGACTTCAAAAAGAATATGGGTAACAATGGTATCAAAAGTCCTTTTCAGGATGGTGCTTACATTTACTTAGTGATTCCAGGAAGTGGTTCAGGATCATCTTCAAAAGCACCTGCTATCGTTAT